TAGTTCAAGTGGTTAAATTTTACATATTTAACACTGATCAATATGTAAAATTTACACACAAATATAAAAAACATTTAATAATATTTATATTGATAAAATAAAATATGTAAAATTTAACCACTTGAATTATTCTTCTTTAACATCTTCTTTAACATCTTCTTTAACATCTTCTTTAACATCTTCTTTAACATCTTTTTCTTGCTTCTTTGTTTCCTGTCTTTCATGCTGTGTCGTTAAAATTTCTTCTCTGAGAGTTTGTAAAAGTTTTTTTAATGCTTGAGCGCTTTTTCTTGCTCTTGTACCAGCTGAACGATTCTTCTTATTTACAAATTTATCAAGATGAGTATTTAATTCTTCGCATAGCTCTTTACAATTATCATTAAAGTTTTCCATATATTATATGTTATAAATGAAGAGTGGACATTCAAATAGTTGATTGTTCAATTTTTTTACACCCATACATTATATGAAAAAATTGAATATTAATTATCATGATTGAGCAGTGATATATAATATTAAATACAACAATGTTTTGTAATAATTGTACACCAAAATCTAGAAAAGACATGGGAGTTATTGAAACACGAGTTTCGCGACGAAGGGATCGTGATTTTTCGATTGCAATATATAGTCCTCAAATTAACAAAAAACAAAGGCATCTTCTGAACAACCCATCGGCAATTGCGACAAAAAAATCATCAAAATCTCAAACATAAATAAAAGAGTCAAGAAACATAATCAATCATAAATGACAATATCTTTGCACACAAGATTAAGCATATCCATTCCTGTTAATGCACATGTGTCGGGAACACGTTCTATAAATCCTTTGTTTTCCTTCTTTTCATTTATAGAATTTTTTTTATATCTATCTATTTCATCATAATAATACATATACCATTGCTCGTCACCGCCACTGGCAATTACATCTATATAAACATCATGTACAATATTATTTTCATTCACGGTAAAATTAACAATAAAATTGAAATTCATGTTAAAAAGTTCTTTTTGTTTTTTTTTATCAAATAATAATGATGCTTTTCTCTTGCAAATCAATTTACCAATTTTTGAAAGATTATCAGCAGAATGTATTGTTAACCACTCACATGTTTTAGGAGCAACTCCTGCCCAATGAAGACGATTTCTATCTATTTTTTTTTTATCATTGAATAATTCACGAAGAGTACTACATATAGTATCAATTTTAAATGAATATTCCTCATCTCCAAGATAGTTCGTGAATAATAAAATATCTCTAAGACTCAAATGTTTTAAACCAAAACATATTTCAAACATTGTTTGTTTCATTTTATATGTTCCATTGAAAGTTTTTCTGTTTTGTATAAGATACGATATTTTCTTGTCATGTTGAATATAAAGTGACATTTCATTTATTTTATGACAAGAAAAATGAATTGAATAGTCATTTTTCAATTTTAGCGCCACACTCATTATCTCAAAATCAGATCCATCGTCATTCGGATATACACCATAAGACAAATTACTCAATTTTATAAATATTTTTTGAAATTCATTATATTTGTTTTCCGATAATTGATATTTGAATGAATCCATATAATACTCTTTAATGCTATATGATAATTTTTTAATTTCTTTTTCCATTATGATTATAAATGAGTTATAGCTCCAGTCAGTCTGTTTAAATTTCAATTTTCTATAGTACAATAAAAATTGAAATTTAAACATCTTGATTTCCACTTTACAGTAAAACAATTAAATAATTATGACTAGTATTGAATTAGAATCTGAATTTCAAGAAGAAGAAGAGCAACCTAAAAAGAGATTTGTGATGACTAAAGCTAATATTTGTACTGCCCGCCCTAACAGTATCGAAGTGCCTAACCATGTAGAAGGATATGCTAATTTTTTCTCACTTGGTGGCACAGTATCTAAAATGGATGTAAAAACTACGAAAAGATACATTAAATTTAAAAAGCGAGACCGCGATTATGATTAGATTTTTTTGAAAGATATATAAAATATTAATATTACTAAAATAATAGCAACAATTATTATTATATGCTTGTAGTTACAATAATAGAAATTTAAAATTTTTGTATCAAACCCAGACCATGATGATGAATGTAACGTATATGAAATAACATGCTTATTTGGTTTACAATTTGCAACACATGTATTACAAGGATTAAAATATTTCGTTGATAATGTATAAATATCCGCTCCATTATATTTTTTTATTGAATCGGAAATTAGTGCTGGACCTGTACTATACATTATGTAAAAATGTTTTGTTTGATAAATCATTTTTTTTTTATGTAAAATCATATTATTAAAAACTGTTTTCCAGAATGTGTGATGTTTGGTTGATGCCATCATAGAATTGGTGTGTCCAAAGTGACTACTTTTTAGAATATATATGCCATTTTTTATAAATATGTTATCAATATTTTTCAAACAGTATGAATCTAAATCAACATATAGTCCGCCATAGTGATATAATAAAAATGGTCTGACCGCATCTGCTCTTTGAATGTTATGTGGATATGAAACATATGTTTTTAAGAACCATGGATAATATTTTTTTATAAATGCATGATTATCTTTATCTGTCCATAACATATATTTCCAGTTTGGATTTAGTTTGATCCATGACAATTGTGATTTTTTCCATTTTTCTGGAATATTATTGTTTTTCCAGGTTTGATGAATAATTTTAGGAATCATTAATTCTTATTATATATACTTGTGAAAATTGTTTCAATATCGGAAATTATATATAAATTGAATCAAATGAAACAATATCTCTGAGCAACAATGATTCAATATTTTGCAATTTCTCAACCAGTGTTCCATTACCGATAATTTCACAAATACTGACAATTTCATTAGCAATATTTAGCACTTTAGTAATACTTTTTACAAAATTACCTTCATACAAATCAATTCCTGTTTTATCATATATATATTTAACATCTTTTTGATTAGCCCATAAATATGCAGGCTCAATAAAATCCAAATTAATATTACTGTCATATTCTAAAATATACCTAGAGTTTAATTTATTGATTTCAAGCGATTTATCATACAAATAATCATCCACATCATTAATATCATACAATACATCTTTCATACATTCAGTTACATCTAACGAATTCACATTTGTAATGAGTGATTTCTTATTTTGAACAAATACACCTAGTACACCACATATTTCTTCTATTGATAAATTATCTAAAATGTTATTGTATATAATTTCTGTAAGCAACAATTCATTACATTCATTTATTTCACAACCGATTAATCCTCTTTTCGTCAAATGTGATCTATTTAGCTCCAACAATTTATCAGAATCAGACGTTATGAAATTTAGTTTTTGTAAATATTTTCTGGATAAGTCAAGTTCAACATACATTTCATTATTATTTAATATATTATCTATATCATCTACTTCTTTTTTTGTTTTATTATACTTCATGTGATTTTCAATATTTGTTTTTATCGACTTGTCTGAAAATAGTATATTAATTTTTTTATTAATTTTTCTTGCTTGATTTGCTCTAGAATGTTGTAATGAATTAAACAAATTAAAATATTCATTAACTGTTTCATCTTCCTTTAACAATAGTTTTAATTTTGATAATTCTTCAAGTTTTAGCTTATAGTTATTTTTAATATTATTTTTCGATTCAGTATCTTCGATCCCTAATAATGAACTGGTAATAAAATTATCAATGTTAAATGTTGATGATTTGATGATCTTCATTAAAAACATTGTGTTTAATTTTAATTTTGATTTGATATTTGTAGATTTTCCTGTCATAACTGAACTGATAGATATCATCTCTATTGGTGGTCTCATTGGAAAATAAATAACTGTTCCAGTTGTGTCTTTACCTCGTCTTCCTGCGCGTCCAGCCATTTGTAAATATTCAGATGTATTTAATAATCTTCTTTTTTTACAATGACCATCATATTTTTCGAGTTCTGTAAACACAACTGTTCTTGTGGGCATGTTAACACCAACTGCAAATGTTTCCGTGGCAAATAATATTTTTATTAGTCCTTCTGAAAATAAGATTTCTTGAATTTCTTTTAAAGGAGGAACAAGCCCAGAATGATGAAATCCAACTCCTTTACACAATAGCTTAAATAAAACATCTGTTTGCTGTAGTTTTTTATAATTTCTGAATATACCATTGATGTATTTATTAAATATTTTTTTAACTCGAGCAGTTTGTTCATGATCTAATAAACTTTCAATTACAGTTGATGCGTATTTTTCACAATTTATTCTTGAGAAAGAAAAAAATATACAAGGAAATAATTTTCTTTCGTTGATGTAACTAATAAAGTTTGGTAATTTAGTTAGAAAATTATATTTTTTCTTCAGAGCTTTTTTAAATTCGGATAATACATCTGAATATACTTTTTTATTGATATTTTTTTCTCCATCCATAGTTTTATGAAGTTTGTTGTTCCAAAAAATATAATGATTTAATGGAACTGGACGATGAGTTGTTCCTACTAAACTAACATCTTTATTTTTTATTGATGCAACCCACTGAGCGAATTTATGTGAATTATTTATTGTAGCTGACAACATAACAATTCCTATTTTGTCTGGAAGCATCGTGATGGTTTCTTCCCATACATGGCCTCGATCACGATCATTAATGTAATGTATTTCATCAAAAATCACATAAGCAATTGAATTGATAAAATCATTTCCTCTAAACAACATATTTCTTAAAATTTCAGTTGTCATAACAACACAATCTGCGTCAGGATTTTCTTTGATATCACCAGTAAGTATACCAACAGATTCATGTTTTTGTTTGAAATCATAATATTTTTGATTTGATAAAGTCTTAATTGGACTTGTATAAACAACTTTTTGATTATTTGCGATTGCTAATGCAATTGCATATTCTGCAACGGTTGATTTTCCGGCAGAAGTGTGAGCAGTGACTAATACATTTTGATTTTCCTCTATAGCATTAATAGCATTTTTTTGAAAAGTATCTAATACATAAGGAAATGTAATGGGTGGCTCTTTATTAACCAATTCAGAGTCGAGATCTCTTATTATTACTGACATATATTTAGGTTATAATATGGTATGTGTTGAAATATTTAAATATATCAATTTTTTTATATATATTGATAAAGTAATGCTGAAATTAGTATAGTTATAAATCAGTTTATTTACATGACAAAAAATATTATGATATTATATAAATATGTTTAGTCAAAAGGAGAAAAGTGACATTTTGGGCGCTTACACTAAAATAACGAACAGTGATAAAAAAATATGTGATCATTCACTATCGTTGATCACAACCGCTGCAAAAGGAATATATATAGATCATAAACACATGTCTAAGAAAAATAAGAAAGAAGAAATGTGTGAAGCTATAAAAGAAGCAAAAAAAAATAACTATTATCCAATTGTTCATGATGATTCCTTAACTACTTGGTGTAATGTAGCCGCTGAAAAACATGGTTTAAAAGTAAAAGATATTTTAAAAATGAAGAAAGGACAGCAAATGAAAGTTATTTTAATTGATAGAAATGTAGGTGATTATTTACATGGAATAAAAGTAGGAAAACAATATAATCCTAAAAAAGAAGGATTAAATTATGGAACATATATTCATAAAGAAGGACTCACTGGGAAATTAACATTTGATCAAATTGAAGTGGTTCATGATCCGTTTGTATGGGAAATTAATGCAAAGGCACTAGGTAAAAAAAATTACTTTTGGTCACCGATTTGCTCAGCCAATGGTGTTAGTGAAAAAAATTATTTGGAAAAATTAGATAAAAATATTTATGTAGGTTGGAGAGGCCCAGCAATTAGATCATCTGATACGAAATATTTACCAAAAAAAGTAACTCATTACGATACTTGGTGGGATGATTATTCGCCATTTCGTTACCACAATTATCTTAAAAGAAAATAAAAATTGATAAATAGATATATTAACTACAGGTTAATGTATCTACCATAATTATGAAGCAAAACGATGATATTTATAACAGTATTAGTATGAAGCAATCGTGTAGTATAGTTAAGAAAATGTTAGATACGTGTGTATCAAGAAAAACACAAAAAGAAAGAGTTAATATTATAAATAAAATAATGACTTTTATTAACGCACAATCACCCATATTATTAAAAAATTTAAAATTCTCGCGCACAGTGATTAATAAATTTGATGAAGTTGATGAAGATATGATTAGATTTGGTAATGAAGAAGATGTTATGTTGTACAATTGGGTCAAGAAAAAAATTATGGAGAAAATATCAGTTATTCGAGAAAATTCATAAAAATTGATTTATATACATTGATTATTAATTTTTTAATTGATTTTACATATGAATGATCTAGTCAATAATGATAAACATATTGAATCTATCAATGCGAAAATTATAAACAAGCTGTTCAAAGTAGTCAAAATGACAAAGAAAAAAAAACAACTAAAAATAATCATTAAAATATTTGTCATAATATCTACTCAAAAAACAAGATTTTATAATGAAAATTATGCTGAAAATGTCATAGTATCTAAATTTGACGAATTGGATATTGATTTTTATAATAATGGAGATGATGAAGATATAATGCTATACAATTATGCAAAAAAAAAAATTATCAAAACATTTATGGATAACAAAAAAATTATCAAAACATTTATGGATAACAAAAAAAATTGATTTTTAATATATTTACTAAGTGACATTTTGTATAATTAATTAACAATAATTAATTATGCAAATCGATCCTGATGAAAAAATATCTTTATCTGAATGTAATCGTACTGTGTCTACAATGTTAGATAAAGTGACTTGTACACAGGGAAAAATAGAAAAAGGTAAGATAATCGCAAAACTATTTATTTTTTTGGACATGCATCTGGAAATGTATAAAAATTATCCTAGGTTTTTAAGTAGAGTGGTGAATAGGATAAACGAACTTGACGAAGATGTATCACTATCATGCGAAAAAGAAGATGTTATGTTATTTAATTATGCTAAAAAAAAAATAATGAAAAAAATATCAACATTTTAATATTAAATCGCAATAATAATTTTGATTATTATGTCTTATAATTATTTTATCTGAAACATTAATAAATTTTGTTTCACTTGAAAGTTCATATTTATCTTCTTTTCTCTCAATTGTAACAGTCAAATACTGATTATTAAACATGCATATTGACTTGTTAAATTTTATTTCATTTTTACATCTAACAATCAATTTAGCATATGACTTAATATTTGTGTTTGATATAACAATGTCAGATTTATTAAATATGTTTAATTTATCATCTAATTTAAATGTTAATAATTTATCACCAGATATTTTATCAATTGACTTATCCAAATAAAACATTGAATCTATTTTAATTTGTTTATTTGTTATTTCTGAATTAGACAAATAATAATTATTTTCAATATTAATTTTATCAGTGGTTAATCCAATATGTACTTTACCCATATTTGGTATTTTAATTGTTTTACATGTTTGTATCATAATATCATTGTTTTCTAAATCATCATGATTTTTTACTTTTTTCAACACGTTTAATAGATCTTCATAATCTTCGTGAGTATTATCGATATTGATAAATTGAATAGTTTCTTGATTGTTTCCTGATTCTTTATTAATTAAGTTAGTAATAGTTTCTTTTGCTTTATTCGTTTTTTTTGCTTTAACAATGTCCGTTTTCATCAATAATATTTTGTATTTTAAATTACAAAAATTAATTAATTTATAAAAAAATAAAATATCTTTTTCATTTATCTTGTTGACATTAACACACAAAAACACTAAATCAGGTTTGTATTTTAAAATACATCTTGTTGTTGTTTTTAGATATTTTTTATTACCAGGTGTGTCTATTAAATGATATACACTTTTAATATATTTTTTGGTAATTTCCATTTTTTCTACAGAAATACTTGATGTGATGCCAGAATATATTTCGTGTTTATGATTGAATATCATACTTCTTGTACCACCGTTACCATCATCAATAATGTCATTTGCTAAATTTGAAACAAGAGTAGATTTGCCAGATTGAGATGGTCCAACAAATACAATTCTATAATCTTGAATTTTTTCAATGTTGTTTTGTATTTTAATTTTATACCAATTATGAACAATGTTATCGACAACTAGTTCCATTGTTTCTACACTTCGAATACTTGAATTTATTTCACTACATATTATTTTAATATTTTCGATACTTTCTTTTAATGTTTCTTTTGAAATATCACCAATTGTACCATTATCGTAAACACCAAGGTAATATTCTGCTTTCCCATTACCTTCACTTAGTCTCCATTTCAATTGCGTAGCCAATTGTTGGGATCGGTGTTTAGAATTTGGAATAATTTTTAATTTATATTCTATATTACCATTGTCATCGTCTTCAGGGGGGAGCATTTGTTTAATAAAATTAAAAAATAAGGCTTTATGTATAAATTTAATTTAGATTCAGCTTATTTATAAAATTCAAAAAAGGCTTTATGTTTAATATTAATCTAGTCACTATATTAATATTAAATTAATATCTCTGTAATATGTATATGATGGTAAATTTGAACCCAACAAACTTAGATCTATATGGCGGTGCTAGTACTGGTTTAATAATTGGTATAGTCGCTGCAGTAGTAGTAATTATAATTGTGATTGTTGTTGTAGTTGTAGTCACAAATCAAATATCTGCAGAGACAACTGTAGATACAACTGTAGATACAAGCGTTCCAGATACAAGTGTTCCAGATACAATCGTTCCAGATACAATCGTTCCAGATACAATCGTTCCAGATACAATCGTTCCAGATACAATCGTTCCAGATACAATTGTTCCAGATACAATTGTTCCAGATACAATTGTTCCAGATACAATCGTTCCAGATACAATTGTTCCAGATACAATTGTTCCAGATACAACACAATTATGTAGTCAATGTTCGGCTTCGTTATGGTGTGCAGGTTCAAATGGATTTTGTTACGATTGTCCCAGTGAAAGCGATATATCGCGAGTTGGTACTGGTAATTTTTATTGTGGTAAATATAACGATGCAGCAAACAGTGAAAAATGTGAATATTTAGGAGACGATGATTTTGTTTATTCACCTGCAAACTGTTCATAAATTAAAAATAAATATATAAATTAATCTAGTTTTAATAAAATTTAACAGCCCTATTGATAAATAAATTTCTTAATTAATTGTATATGTGTAATACAACAACAATTGTTTGTATATTAGCTGCATGTGTCATAGCGTATCTATGGCATATGAGAAGCAACGGAAAAAGATTAATTAATGGTGTTAGTAATAGAATGTTAATGATAACAGTAGCTGTTGCAGTAGTTGGTTGGATAATGTGGACTAAGAAAAACGAACAAAATGGTAATAGTGCTGAAAACTCTAAACAATAAATAACCTATTCAGTAGTATTTTATTAAAATAGTAGATGTAGTGAACAAAATATTTAAATAATTATATATTAAGATGTATAATTATTTAAAAATATAGGCTTAAACAATAAATATTAAATTAAGTATATGGGAATTAAGAATCTATTTAAATTAATATCGAAAAATGCCCCAAATAGTGTAACTAATAAGACTATTAGTAGCTATACTGGAAAATATCTAATCCTAGATGCAAACATGGTTATATATCAATATGTAATTGCCATAAGAAATTCTGGATCTGATTTATTAAATACTGATGGAAAGATAACCTCACATATATTGGGGGTGATGAGTAAATCATTATTGTTGTTAAAAAACGGAATTGTACCTGTGTTTGTTTTTGACGGTAAAGCTCCACAAATGAAGTCGAATGTTCTAAAGAAAAGAAAAGAATCAACTAAGAGAAGTGTTGAAAAATTTAAAAATTGTACAGACGAGAAAGAAAAACTAAAATATTTTAAAAGAAGTTATGTGTTGACTAGAGAGCAAGTAAAAGAAGCAAAGGATATATTAACATTAGTTGGAATTCCGGTAATTGAGCCTCCTTCTGAAGCTGATCCAATGTGTGCAGAATTAGTCAAAAATAATTTAGCGTATGGTGTAATTTCAGAGGATATGGATTTATTGACGTTTGGATCATCAAAATTAATAAGAAAAATAAAATCAGGAAATAAGAAAACAATTGTAGAAATAAATTTAGATGAAGTTTTGAAGGGGTTAAATTTAAAAATGAAAGAATTTATTGATTTGTGTATATTATTAGGTTGTGATTATAGTCCAACTATTCCTAAGATTGGTATGGTTCGTGCATATGAGATAATTAAGGAATTTAGAAGTATTGATAAGTTTATGGAAAATAGTCCTAAAGTTAAAAATGGTTATTATAAAATCCCTGAAAATTATAATTATGCTGAAGCGAGGGATTTTTTTTTAAATCCACCAGTAAAGAAAATTACAAAATTAAAATTAAACAAACCTAAATTTTCTAGATTCAAGAATGTCATGTTAGAAAAATATAATTTTAAACAAAACAAAGTAAATGAGTATTGTAATAAATTAAGTAAGTATTATGTAACTATAAATAAATAAATAAATAAATATGTAGTTTTAATAAATTATTTTCATGTATATATGTATATATGGAAGTTATTTTAGACCCAAGTAATTTAATAGGAGGTGCTAGCAAAGGTATAATAATTGGAGTAGTTATCGCAGTAATTATTATTATTATTATTGTTGTAGTTGTAATAGTTGTAGTTGCTAATCAATCTTCAGCTACACCTACGCCAGATGATACTGGAAGTGATGATGCAGGAAGTGATGATGCAGGAAGTGATGATACAGGAAGTGATGATGCAGGAAGTGATGATACAGGAAGTGATGATACAGGAAGCGATGATACAGGAAGTGATGATACAGCATGTTATACAGTTTCTTCAGGTAAAGACTGGAGCGGAACATATAGTCAAAGTACAGACACATACAATAGTAAACCAGTTTATATAACATCAGATAGTTCATATTATTTAGTATGGGATGGTAGTTCATTTTGGACATTTTTAACATCATCTCAATATTCAGATGCAAGTAGCGGAACAATAGCAGCTACTGATCGTACGGCAATTGTAAACGACAATAACGGCATACCTGAAAATTCAACAGGTATTTTTGACTGGATTAACAGTGATGCGACAGGAACATACAGTTCAAGTTGTTAAAACATTGATCACATATATAACAATTAGTATATTTATAGTGTTTTCCGTAACGACATCATGTATGGCAGGTGCAGAATATAACATCAAATTACAAAACAAATATTTTGTAATTTGATGTTTATATAATTTAAATTTTTGTTGATATATAAATTAAATTGAGTTGTGTAATCCTTTTTTAGTAACACCGCTTGCGTTTCTATGTCCACCACCACCGTATATTTTCGCTATCTCACTAACATCTGTTTTATCATCAATTGATCTTAAACTAAATTTTGTAGAGTCAGTTGAATCTTCGTAATAGTAACAAACCGCAAAGTCACAATTTTTATTTTTAACCAGTTCATTTCCAATTTCATTAATGCAGCAAGTTGTATTTTTATAGGCTATTTTATATTCTTTTTCATTTATAATTTGTTTTTTAATTTTACATTTTTTGCATTCTCTTGCTATAATGTTATTTTGATATATCATTATTATTTTACCTTTTTTAACTAATTTGTTTACATAGTCATCATCTTCTAATTTTTCCCATCTGGTAAAACTATAAGGCAATAAAGCCACAGAGACATTAAATGGTCTTGTTTCTTCATGTTTGAATGTCCAAATATCATAATCTTCAATTAATTTTATAAACAATGGAATTTTTTTTTTTGGATAAAAATATTTCCAAGTAAGGTATGCACCACTGTGGCTTAAATCAATTAATTTATGTTTTTTCGAAATGTTTTTTAGTTTTTCAACAGCGGTTTTGTGATGATCAATAATGTAAACAACGTTTTTATTTTTTAATAATTTTTTAACAATTTCTTCCTCAAATGAAAAATCACAAACTAAGATTTTTTTATTTTTATAGAAATTAATTTTTTCATAATATGACATTGGTACATATTTAGCGTTATTACCTAATACTTTATGTGCAACATATGCACTTGCAAATCCATCCTGACATCCTTTATGGTAAATAACAATATCAAATTTAATACTCATATTCTTGTGTGTATTAAATATTATATCGTAACATATTTATATTTCACTTTTTTCAGATTTGAATTTAATAAGACTATAATATCGTTTAATTAAATATTTGATTGTTTTAGGAATAAATTCGAATAGTTTGTTTCCTTCTATCAAATTTCTTTTAAACATTTTATAATTATGATTATGATTGTCATTATCTTTTATTATATTGCTTAAAAACTCATAATAATAACATATACATGTTATTATTTGATGCACATCTGGTAGAGTTGCTTTTCTTTTTAAAAAATCAGTATTTTTAGCTAAATCTTCTGTAATCAATTTGTCCCCAGCAAACAAAGTATGAATTATTTTTTTTATTTCACCTAAAAATATAATCGTATGCGTCAAATCAACTGGACATTTTGTATAATCGTCATTTAAAAGATCAAGACCAGTCTCCTCAATTTGGAATGCAATATTACCAATATCAGAATCAGTAACTTCAATTTTTTTAGGAACAATTGATTTAAATATATCATAGCCATTAATATTTTTTATTTTATTCAATATATTTTCTTTTGATTTTGTTAAATTTTCAATGTGTTCTAGTTCATCCATATATAATTCAGTGTCGTTTTTATCTTTTCTTATAAATTTAATAATGTCATTATATTTGTGATAAATTGAAGTAAATGTTTTAATAATTGAAACTTTATCAATTTCTTTCCATGAATCAAAATTGTTGACATATTGTTTAAATTTATTTGTTAATGATAACATGCATAATTTATCGTTTGGATCATAATTGATGAATCTATCAATTATATTATAAACAGAATTAATTATTTGAAGTCTATATTTTTCTTTAATTTCCGATCCACTGTCATCTTTAGGTAAAATAATTTGTTCAAATGTATATATCAAAATTATTGTATTAAACAGTCTAATGTTCAATTTCACTCCGTAATATTTAAGTATTCTGATTATTTTAATAGCGTTTAACATGTAATTCCGATTTTCCATTATTGCTAGCTGAGAATCCAAGTCACATTCTTTTTTTAGATATAGTAACATTACTTTTATTGATTTATTCATTGTTTTACAATCCATTATAAATTTTAATTTGTCCATATGTATACTTATATTTATGTTTATAAATAAATTTATAAACCTTTACACAAAACTCATGTCTTGTATAGATTTATAGACGTAATATTTGTTAGGACCTGTGTAACATACATCAGATACTGATCCTTCTAGCGACAAATCAGATGTATGTTGATCGCCGTACAATGTTGACTTTATGTGTTTGCAACACGGCATTGTATAACCTAATTTGTTACAATCAAACAGGTTATATGCTGCTTCAAAATTAGAGTGAGAATGAACATTAACAAAAATAACCATTTTATAAGTATATTGTGAAAAATCAATATCTTCTGCTAGCCCTCTAATACATTTAAGATTTGGCCAATTTATATTATATTTTTTGTTTATGATTTCAGAAACATCAACTGGTTTTTTATTTTCCATCAATTCTCTTCCTCCCATGTCAGGATCAATTGATAATACTTGCCACTCAGTTGTTCCTGCAAAAATTCCAGCTGTACGTGGATTGATTCCGTCGCCAGGCACGATACATAGCACTTTATTGCAATCTAATAGTTCGTGATACATTTTTCTCGCTTGAGAACCGTTGTCTACAAACATTTCTTTCAACACTTCTTTGACATAAAAATTAGCATAAGATGTTTCAACCATTTCTTTTTGTGGATTTCGTCTTCCAAGCAGCACAAGTGGATATCCTATTCGCATTACCGTACGTAGAAATAAATTGTTTTTCAAATATGCAATTCTACTTGGTGGTTGTTCTGTTTGTGTTCCCTTATGTTTGCTTCTCACTCTAACAATTCTAATTTTTTTTCTCGCCGGTGAAGCGTCTGTTTGTTCACTGTCTTTGACTATCGCCTGAACAGGTGTAATTTTTTCTAATACTGAATGTTTCATAGTGAATGATTAATAAATGTAAGTATATGACTTATATAATATTTTTTTTCAATTTTTTTTTCTTGTATAACTAAAAAAAAGGCAATTTGATAATACATTTTTGAAATATTTCAATTATGCATTTACAAATGCAGTTTTCATATATTGAGAATCGGTTATTACAAAGTGAAAACTCAATATTTTGAAAAAAAACTCCCCCCCCCCCCTCTAAAATAAATTTGATATCAAATATATATCAAATTTATAGGTCTCTATATCAAATTTATATCAAATTTATATACAGTGAATGTCATGTAAGTTAATGTATGTAAAGAAATATCAAATAAATATCAAATAATATCAAATATATATCAAATAAATATCAAATTTTTATAATAAATATATAGATATATAATATAATTATGGTACAATATAAATGTTTAAGATGTGGTTATATACATAATGTTAGATCGACGTTTATTACGCATTTAAATCGTAAGTTTATATGTCAACCAAAAATAAAAGAAATTAAAATAAAAGAAATATATAATTATTATTTTAAAAAAGAGAAAAAAGATAAAAAAGTTATCGACTCCAAAATGACTCCAAATGACTCCGAAATGACTCCAAATGACTCCAAAATGACTCCAAATGACTCCAATATGCTCCATTATTGTGAGCACTGTGAACGGTCATTCACACGGAAAAATAATTTAACTAGGCACTATAGTAGGTGTAAAAATAGAATACAATATGATGATATGTTGACTAGAGAAAAATTAAGAAAAGAATTAAAAGAAGAAATTATAGAACAGTTATCTAATTCTGGGCAATTAGTTAAATCTAATCAAGCATTAGTAAAAAAATCAGTTGATAATAGTCAAATTAATAATGGTAATATTAATAATATAACAATTTCGCTTAATGCATATAATAAAACAGATAAAAGTTATATTAAAAATACTGATATACTGACTTGTATAAAAAAAGGAAATATGGGAATACCACATATGATAAAGCTATTACATTGCAATAAGAAGCGGCCTGAAAATCATAATGTATGTTTGAATAATATCAAAAGTAATTATATAGGTGTTTATAATGGTAGAAAATGGGATTATGAGATGCAATATGAGCTAATTGACATGATGGCAGAAGATTGTATAAATATGATAGAAGACAGAATAGCTGAATGGAGCGATGATTTTTACAAAGAGCACAAGGCTATAATCGACAAGTTTCCGCATTTTCAGTATAAATATTATGATTCAAAATCAAAATATGTACAGAAAAGAGTACATGAAGAGGCAAAATTAAAATTATTTAATAATAGAGAAATAATTATGAAGACAAGAAATAAATTAATTAATATGAAGAGTATATAATAATCATATTGTTTGGTTTTGTTATTATGGCCATTACATTTGTGGAAAAAATTTAAAAAAAATTGATTTTAACAAATATTAATGAACAAGTTTAGAGGCTTGTTAATCAGAATAATAAATGTACGCTAATTATAAAAAATCAGGTGTTATACATAAAATAATTAAGAGTAAATTAGAGTCTAAATTACATGATGGAATATCTTCATTGGACATTGTTGAAAATATAGAAAATAATATTAAATCGTTCACTAAATACGATAAATCAAATTCTTGGAATGCTGGTGTCGCTTTTCCAGTGGGAATATCAATAAATGATGTAGCTGCACATTTTACACCATGTAAACGTGACAATCCAATAATAAGTAATGACGATATTGTAAAGATAGATTATGGAGTACATATAAATGGATGTATTACAGATGGTGCTTTTTCTTGGTGTCCAAGTGGAAAATATAATGAATTAATAAAAATAGCTGAAAATGCGACGTTAACTGGAATTAGACATGCAGGTCCAGATGCTATTTTAGGTGAGATTGGTAAATATATCCAAGAATATATTGAAAGTAAAGAATTAGAAATAGATGGAAAAACATATGAAGTAAAATCAATATATGATTTATCTGGTCATAAAATTGCTCCATATATAATTCATGCACACAAAGCAGTACCAAATATATATGTTCCTTACTACACTGAGAGAATGTTAGAGGATGAGGTGTTCGCAGTGGAAACATTTCCGACATTGGGAGATGGGAGTATAACGACTGAAAAAGATTGTAATCATTTTATGATTGAAAAACATAACGATAATTTTGATTTTCTCACACAAAAAATATATGACGAAAGGAAGACGTTAGCGTTTTGTCCCAGATGGTTTGATTTTGCAATTCCAAATAATAAATATATAAAAAAATATCCGATATTGAGAGCGAATGGAGTGGTGGCTCAGTATGAAAAAACAATTTATGTAAAAAACAATGGAGTTGAAATATTAAATTAATTGCGTACTGTTTTTAATTATTATCTATGGTATTTATATATAAATGGCTGATGACGCAGTTGCAAATAATTCTATAGATATTCCAGAAAGTTTGGAAAAATACAGAGAAACTATTGAACAAATCTCTGAAAAGTTTGAAAAAATGATCGCTGTTACTGAGGATGGATTTCAAGGTCAAGATATTATGATTTTCATCACAGAAATATCAGGTGTATTTGTTAAAGTAAAAAGAGTGGTTGATGATATGAAAGACATTGATGGAAGTGATAGACTCACCGTATACAATATAATAATAGCTGCTATTATTGAAAAAAGTATAATGTCAAGTGATAAAATATCAGATGAGCAAAAAGAAACAATAAATGCATATTTTGGTGAAAATGGCTTAGTGACATCATTATTAGAGAAATTTAAGGAAGCATATAATGATTTATTAGAGAAAATTGATACTGATAACGATGGATTTGTTACAAAAGCGGAATTTGAAACATACTGGAGAGAAAAATGTCATTGTTGCGGTAATACAGGTTGTCAAGATTCTTGTATAAAATCATGCATGACATGTTGTTTCCCAATGTTAAGTAGTGGAAAAGATACAATTGAAATTGATAAATAAAGCAATAACTATTTTACACCATTAAAATATAATTAGAATAAATATTTATTCTAATTATAAATTTTTTAACATCAAAAACGTTAAATATTGGTGAAATATTCCAATATTTTATGCGGATTTTCATTCCAATATATAGTGTCTATTAATTTATTATTCAAATCAAATATACCTATTCCAGGATCAGGGAAATATTTAGGAGGATTTAATTGATTGTATTCAACACAGAGTAAATCGTGTACACTAGGCGTTTCAATGATAATATGTCCTATAAGAGTACTAAGGAAAGGAAATGCTCCATCATAAAATATGCCTTTTTTTCCTGAAAATCCATTCCAATCTTTTTTGAAATAGAAATTGTTATTATCAGAATTCATTAGAATTAATTTTTTACTTAAAATTTTTAAATTATCTTGCACAGTCATTATAAAATATATGGATATATGTCTATAAATATTTTATAAATCAATAATTTTTATAAACTGATAAATTAAAAACAAGAGGCTTCAGATACAGATTTATTGTTATAAATTCGTGTCATTATTTCGGCAATGGTTTTTGAAATAGAGAATTCTTTTATTTTGCTTGATCGCTGCATATTTGTTTTCTGTGGAACTGAATCACTTACATACACGTGTGTAATTGCATCACATTTATTGATTCTATCAATTGCTGGATCTGAAAAAATACCGTGTGTTGCAACAACCATAACATTTTTAGCTTCTTTTTCTATTAGTATTTCAGCTGCTTTACACATTGTTCCTCCTGTATCAATCATATCATCAATTAAAATAACTGTTCTACCAGCAACATATTTTTTATTACCAATCATCTTTGACTCTGATATTACGTTCTCGCGAGTGTTGTCTCTTTCTTTTGAAAAATAAACCATAGGTACATTTAATTCTGATGCATAAGGAGTTAATCGTTGTGCTGCACTTTCATCGGGTGCTCCTAAACAAAAATTTTCGTTATTTTCTAAAATGATAGTATCTTTTAAAAATGATCTGATAATTTTAAAACAGGGGACATTGTTAAAAGGTTTGGTGGTAAATCCTTGTGCCGCGGAGTTGTGTAAATCAAATGAAACAATTTCTGTCACACCACTGTCATATAACATTCTACAAATATCAGATGCCGATATAGCTGCTCTTGGTGAATCCTTTTTGTCTTGACGCGCATATGGGAAATGTGGCATAATTAAATTTATTGATCTTGCGCGCGAGCGTTTACATGTACTAATTAGTAGTAATGCCTCAACTATAAAATCATTCAAACTTCTTGATTTACCTTTTATTGGTTCTGATACAGAACATCCAGTTTGTATAATGAACATATCTTTTCCCCTAACACTATTTGTAAAAAGTGGTCTTATTTCATCATTCGCAAAATATGTACAATTTGTACTGCGCGGCATCTCCAAACCTAAATGATTAAATATTCTTTCAGTTAATTTAGTATGTGAATTACCAAATAAAATATCTTCAGATGTGATTTGTTGCATTATTATCTTTTTACTTGGTCTATTAGGTGGTTCATATCTAAATAGTATAAATTTCAATAATTTTGAGATATGCTGCAGTGGATATTGGAATTGTAGTATGAAAATTAAAAAAAGAGGCTATATTTTTTTTTAATTGTCGAAACGTAAATATAACATAATTATGATATAAAATGTGACTATTGTACCAGAACCAAACAGTTTTGTGAAATGCAATGATTTTTCTGATTTACAAATGACGGGTAGCATATTTAATGACTCGTTGTCTGACTCACCATAGAATTGTTGCTGACATCCCATGTGCAAACATAACCCAATTGCTAAAACAATTAATGAAACTACAAACGTAATTTTATATTTTTTTATTTTAAATAATATTATTATCGTCAAAATAACAGAAACAACTATATCGGTAGTGTGATCATACCAATCTCCAAATGTAGTTACCATGTCTAATCGTCTTGCATGAAAGCCATCCACACAATCATAAAAATAAGACATTAAAAATGAAACTGCAGATAATATAAATTTATTTTTATATAAACAATATATAGACAATAATCCAAATGCAAGTGATACAGTTGTAATATGATTTGGAGTTAGACATTCCAAATATTTTGATTGAGCAGGTACAGGTAAATATAGAAAGTTATCAATAGGATTTTCATATTTAATAGGAAGTTTTCTCATAATTTAACTTTATACTATATAAAATATTTTATTCTATATAATGAGCAAATACATATTTTTATATAAAAGTTTTATTGGGTTATAAAACTTTTATGATTTAATAAGAAATTATAAAACATATTTTTTAAGCAAGAATGTGATTAACATAAGTGCGAGAATAATAATAATAATTTTGTAAATAGTATATTTGGTAGTTGATTTATTGTTATATTTATTCATATAATATTGAAAAGTATCGTTGTATGTCCTCTTGTCTTTTTTTGCTAAGTTATGCATATCAACAATCCATTTAAAAAACGTTTCATTGCTGCTTAGAACGTCGTCTGTTAATGGATTATTGCGAGAATGCTTATCAAAATTTTGCCTGCATTTTAAACAAGGAATAACATATTTCAATGATGAAAAAAATAGTTTTGTTTTTTCAATATCTGTTGAAGTAGGATTGGTGGGATAACCCATTGCAATTGATTCTAAAAAAAACCAGGCATGAGGACCCCATACTTTAGGCTCTAGGTTTTGCCTCATTATACTATAAATAACATAAAAAATATAATAAAAATATAATAAAACTATAATAAAACTATAATAAATCTATCTTTAATTATAAAGCAAGTAACTCCGTCTCTTTGTATAATTGACGAGTATTTTTAAATATTATTTTATCGCTTGTCAGTATGGAGTAATCGTTACTCTCTAATAACAAGTGTATATTTTTATAATTATTATTATTGCTAATATAAGCCATGACCTTAGTATACATTTTGTCATTAATATTCATTAATACCATCAATAGCTCTGGACATATATTTGACCATTTGTCATGTTCAGTTATTCTTAAGTTATGTTTACTTGTTTCAATTTCTTTGTTTCCTGTTGTGATAGTAAGTTCTTTGTCATTTCGAATTATTTTAAAAACATTTATGTCATCAATTGTTTTATTCATTTTTATATAATCGTTTACTGAAACAGGTATTTTAATATTTTTATCAAAAACTAAACCTCTTTCAACGATCGAATCATCAAACATGATTAATTTGTCATTAACTTTTAATTTTTTATTTCTTTTTCCGAAAAATTCAGAATGATACACATTATAATCTATACCTAAATCCTTGCAAATTTCATTATCTATCAGTGTAAAATGAAATTTACTAAAACCATGAAAGCAATTGAATTTGTTAATTTCCATAATTATTCTGTTAATCATAAATATTGGTACAGCATAAACTGTTTTCTTTTCTAAGTTAAATCCCGAACATATACCCATTATGGTGTCCTCGAATGCTAATATTGAACCACTTGAACAATCTATATTTGGTTCGATAGAATCTAAATCATCTTCACATATTTCACATTGTAAAGAAGGCATAATATCATATAAATTATTATAATGAATACTTGATAAAACTGTATTAAAACAACTTATAACGCCAAAGCCATCTTCATCTGGCACTAAAAATGATAACACATCCTCACTGTCGATATTTTCTAAATTAAAATTTATCTTATCCATATCAATAAAAGTTAATTGTTGATATAGATCGTCATCTAAATTTTCAAACTCAAAATTATTTATTATAGCAATATCTATTTCTGGTATACACACTTTATTACCCAAAATTTTAAAGTTCGCGTCGTCGATTTGAATATAATCATTTGCATGTTGACTTGTTGTATGATTGGTCATAACTATATATTTTTTGTTTTGTTTTTTAACTAACAGTCCATACGAGCGAGTTTTTTTAGATTGTTGTTTTTTTCTGTTCCAATACGGAATGGTCTTTTTTTCGCATATAATGGTGAATAATGAATCGACTAATTCTTCCATATTAATATTTTGATATTGATAATTATGAACATATTTTCAATCAATTATATTTTCAATTTATTACTTATGTATATAAGATGTCCCTTTTTGTTTAGTTTCATTTTAAGTTGATTGTATATTCTCATATCGCTGTTCTTTTCATACCCAACAACAACTTGTATTAGTCCATTGCTACGCTCTATGATAAAATAAATACCAAATACTTGTAAGCCCATTATACAAACATAAACATGACTAATTTTTTTTCCATTTTGAATATATGTTTTAAGATCATCATTCAATAAATTCATTATACTATCGATTTTTTTCATACTTGATAACGATAGTTTTAAAAATTTAGGAGAATTGATTATTGCAGTGTGTAAAGCTCCACCAGTTTGGTTTCCGCATTTTTCAGAATCGGTGTTTACCATGTGATATAATATTCTATAGTAAATATTTAAAATATTTATGTCTTCTCTTTTTCTTCCGTTTATTATATATGTTAATTTATTACTAGATTCGTCATTTTCAATATTGATGTTATCATCAAGTATATTATCACCCATAATTATATTATCGGTTTTTATCGTTTTTTCATTTTTAGGATTGTCTGTAATTTCTTTATATGAAAAATTATTAATATGATGTGTAATATAACTCAAGTTTGCTTTTAATATAGAAAATAGTCCAAATTGCATATACAAGTGCGGGAAATTTTTAATCAATTCATTCTCATTAATATTTGAAATAGTTGATCTGGTCATATTTTCATTCATCGTATTTAACATCAAAAAATTAAATATTGGAGTTGGATGTTTTACAAAAGTTAATGGTTTACCAAAGTAATTATTTATAGATGACACATCCGAGTCTAAATTTTCAAGATATGCATTTAAATAACACAATAGAATTTTATCAAAATCATCTTCTGGAATATTAAATTTTGTTAATTCTTTGTAGTCATCAACATCTGCTTGAATATTTTTATTGAATTTGATTTTATTATTATATGAGTATAACTCACTGATAAAATTAATAATAGCGTTTTTAATTAGATCTGAATCAATCATCAATGTTTTACATATTTTGTCAATAGTCAGTGTATTATTTATAAATTGTTTAATGATTGAGTAGTCCATGTTCTCATTAATGTCTTTATGAAATTCCTCTAAACTTAATTTACCAGATAATTTTAGTTTAATTAGTTGATTATATAAATATATATTGTCTTTGCTGATGTCATCATTATTTTTGTCTATTATTTTTTGAATTAATTCGTTGATGACATTTATATTTTTAAAATAAAATTCATTATTCATGCTTTCTAGCATTTTAAAATCAATTAATGGATATATTAAATTGTAAAGATGATTTAATATTTTTAAGTCAGAATGACCGTTTTTAATTCCAAAAAATTTAGTAAATAATTTATTTTTAGATAATTTTGTGCTTTTATCCATTAATTTTGCAATGTCGTTGGTTGCTTCAGTCAAAATACTATTTATAAATAAACATCTTTCGAATACACCCATCATCATTGATGATGTGATTAATTTAATTTTACTATTAATTTTAATTTTAAACACCTGTTTGAGATTTTGTAATTTTAAATAAATTGGTGTTTTAAAAATTTGAGTATTTTTTCCAAGATTAATTATGTCTAGTGTAGAACTAGCGGTTCTATACAAATATCCTGTTTGTATTTTGCTCAAACTTGTAGTAAAATCACCGCTTTCCTTTGGTAAAAAATTGGATGTGTAAATATGTCTTCGAAATTGTTGCTCGAGCGGATGGATAAGATAAAAATGACCCCCTAAATCAAGAACATGTTTAAGCGGAAATCCAGAATTATATGTTGGTAATGACCAGTTTATAAATTTTTTCATCATATCAATATCAGGTCCACTACCAAAACAGTATTTATCGTATATATATGTTCCATAAACATAAATTTTATATTGATCATAAATAATTTTTTCAATTTGATTTAAGCTGTCAACATCAATGTTATACTCTACTTTACCTTTTAATTGTAACATGCTTAATAAATTATCACTATTAACAATAATTTGATTTTTAACATTATTAAGTCGAAGTAAGTTTGTAAAATGCTCACTGAAATTTTGGATTGATATTTTATATTTACTTTTAATATGTTGTCTTGAATTACGAGGATACATGTAATAGACAGTACCAGGAGCAGTTCTACCGACACGACCTTTTCTTTGCAATCGACTAGACTCAGAAATTGGAATTTCTCCAATTGAAGTTGTTCTTTTCATATAATCATATTCCACATTCCACTCAAATCCTAAATCAACAATAAACCTTAAAGTCCCGATAGTAATAGATGCCTCTGCTACATTTGTCGCAACAATTATTACTCTTTTATATACACCAGCATTTACTTTAGCAGCAACTTCCTCTTTTAAATCTCCGATAAATACACTTAGTATGTCTGATTTGGCAATTGTCAATTCTTTTTTTTTCGACGCAATATTATTTATAATGTCTTTATAATAACCTGGCATTTTACTGAAGAAAGGTAAACACACAGTGTCAAAACCAGATTTTGAATTTAAAATTTTGCAAGTATTTATAATTTTGTTAGTGTGTATAGAAAAAAATAATATATCTCCGCTTACGCTATCTCTCAATATATTTTCAACTTTTTCAATTCCTAGCCGCTCGTTATTATCAAAGGTATCTATGGAATAATCTTCGTATGATTCTTTAATTAAAAAACGTGTCGTTACACCAGGAGGAGAAATATGCCATCTTCTATCAATACAATTTCTATTTATGTTATGTAATCCATTTGATAAATTTATAGGATACATAATATTATCATTAACATATTTATAATATTTTCTAAATATTGGTTCATCATCATCCATAGTAGCACTTGCAATGACTAATTTAATTTGATTATTATATAATAACGTACTTCTTGCTAACGTTAAAATTAAATCCATGTTTGCGTTATGTTCATGAGCTTCATCAACAATTAAAACATCATACATATTTTTATTAGAATATTTAATTTCAACATCATTTGGATCATCTTCAACAGCTTTAATTTGAGTTTTTAAAGTAATTGAATTCATTAAATTAGTTAATAACATACCGTCAGTTACATATCTAATAAAAAATTTATTTTTTTTATTTACATGTTTTTCGGCTGCGTATTGATATTGAATATATCCATTTGTAGTTAATAAATATTTGTTATTCTTATAATCATAATGTTCAATTGGAACACCCATTTGGCTTGAAATATATATTGCTGTACCTTTGGTTGGTGGAATTCTAGGTTGCGTAATAATTACCTTGCCATTATTTTGATAGTTAAATGCTTTTATGGCATATAATACAAGTTTTGGTGTTTGTGTTGATTTGCCTTGCCCTGTTGCTCCAGTAACATATAGTACAGAATGATTATTAAATTTAAATGAAAAATCAAGTTGACCTACCCAGTCAAATGCATATGCCAACATCCATTGATCCATCTGAGTGTTACGAATATCAGCTAAACATTCAAAGTAAGATGTTTTTTTGTATCCTGGTGCTTCATCAACTTTATAAGTAATTGGCTCTAGTTCAGAGTATTTTAGATTATTAATAAAATAGTAAGCATCGTTATATTTTTCTATATTTTTTTTGTTGAAGATATATTTTTTCATATTAATTTCAAGGTTTTCCTTAAAATTCGTTTCACCTAACACAGACATGTCAGTCACTTCTGGATGATACTCAAATTCAGTTAAACATCCTTTTCTCAATAAATTTTTAAATGCTAGGTCAAAAACTTGTTTTCGAATGTGTTCATAAATTTGTCTAGTTGTTGCATTTCTATCAGACGCATTTTCTATTTTATTAACGACTCTTAAAATATTACCTATTCTAAACCAGTCTTGTTGGTCTTCTAAAGAATCTAAACGTTTGCAAATAAGATCTTTATCTTCTTCGTCTAAACCATTCCATAATAGTGGATATTGGGTAGCGAGTTGTTTATCTTGTCTGCTGATGTTGGTTGGTCTAAAACTTAATGATTTACCAAAATTATAATAGTTTTTAGGACTTATATTAATACCGTCTACATTGTCAAATAGATCATTTTTTAATTTATTATTTTCAAATAAACGCGTATTCATTGGAGTATTTTTAATTTCTAAGATTTCTTCCAATATAAAATCATATATATATTTTGCGGGAACATCTTTCCATGTATTGTAAAATAAATCTCGATATTTTTCTAGATTTTCTATATCTTCGATATTAATTTCTTTTCTGTTATCTTTTACATATATTTCTTCATCTGGTTCATTTTGTTTAATTACTGCTTGAAATTCCTTGTGATTTTTTCTGTCAATAAAACCGTCTTTTTTAAGTAAATTAACATTATTATTGAAATAGTTGAAAGACGCGAATATATAAAAATATAATTTTAAAATATTAGTTGATGCAATTGATTGTAGGTTTTCACTATTTTTGATAGATGAATGCATTTTGTCTAAATTATTCATAAATTCGTTTTGATAAGAAGGTTCTAGTTCATCCCAGTATAAATCATTTAATATTTGATCTAAACCAAAAATATCCTGTAACAATTTAATCATTAAGCTTACATTACCATTATTCATTGTCTCAAATATGAGCCAACGACAATTTTTCACACTATGATAATAATCATGAACCAGTGTATTATACACATCTTCGACATTTAAACCTCTATAATAAAACATATGATGGACTGTGTCACGACTACCGAGATATCGACAATCCCAACTCAACTCAACCTTTTCACCACCAATACTAACAGTAAATTTTTTATTTTCATCATACCTAAATGTGTGTTTGTATAGATTAGAAATTATATAATTTTCTGTAATTGGAAAAACGTTTACCCAATTAACATATAATTTATATGCAGTCTTATCAATTGTTTCTAATAATAATATCATAACATTCTTGTAATATGAAAATGTGTCGTCCGATGGCTTGGATACACTTGTGGTCACATAGTTAATGTCATATTTTTCACCAAATCTAAGTTTTGTATCGATGTGATCATATCTATAATTACAAAAACGAGCATTATTTATACTTTTATCTGTTGAAAGCACGTTTTTATTTCTATATACAATATCGTTATGAGATGTTATATTGCGTTGATTTTCATATTTATTTCTATCGTCCATATAAGGTAATATAGTGTTTATAATAGCAATAATATTTCTATTATCGTTTAGCATAAGTTGGTCTAAAAAGAATTCATCCATAAAATATCGATGTTTAATTTTATATAAAATTATTACCAATAATTTATTTAGAATGTCTTTTTGAGTAAAATTTGGTAAGTGTTGATCAATAAATTTTTTTGAAAAATCTACAATTTGATTATCATTGTCTAAATCGAATAATTCATAATAATTATGTATAACCATTTCATATATACTATTAATTTCATTAAGGCTTTCCATTTATAATATCAACAGAAAATTATCCGTGATATTAAATTAAATTAAATTAAATGAAAAATAATTTCTACATAATATTAATGAATATATCAAATATAACATTTATTCTAATTTTAAGTACAGTGTCGTTTGTAACCTATATTATTTGTTCGTATACATTGAGTTGCGATATAAATTGTAGTATAAATTATAACAAAGTTGAAAATAGAACTGATACTCCGCATGATAATTATGATAATCAACTAGCGAATCAAATCATGATAAATAACATGAAAAAGAGGGAAATACGAGACATAGAAAATCAAATTAGTAGTACTAAAAAACATTATAAAAAGAAACGTCATGTCAGAGAAGCGGTACATTCTCCTCCTGCATCACATGATAATTATATTGAAAATTTACTATTTAGTTAATTAATAAATTTATTAAATTATAATTTTTAATAAATTAATTTGTAGGTTTATTTGATATTAACACACGAAATTGAATTACATGCAAAACAACTTCGATGTAATTTTTTATTTTTTTTAAGAAGATATGTTAATGGTGATTTACATGAAAAACATCGTAAATATTTATCTATGAAATTAATAATTTCATTTGACATCATGTGATCTGTGAATTTTGCATTTAAGCAAAGCTGATTTGAACCATTAAATTCTCCATCACAACTAAACTCCTTTTTTAAATGTTTTTGAATTAAATCTACATAGTCAATACTTACAACATCTTTTGGAGTTAAATTTAAACTTTTACACACATCCTGAAAATTAATCAACACTGATTTAGGATGTTTATAGATTACTCGCGGAGGTCTAACATTTATGTTTTGATCTTTTAAATCTTTAAAATTAATCTTTTCAAGTAAATTTTCGTATAAAACATCATCAATCTCAATGTTATCAGCAACATCGTTCTCGATTACAATTTTATCTGAACTGTTTTTTTTACACAACTCTTTATAAAGATCATTATCTGTATTTGATTGCAAACATTCTTTACCAGATTTAGGTGTACCAGTTGCTACTAATTTCCATACACGATCCACCATTTTAAATATTGATAAATTTTGTTTCAGCGACAGACAAATTGGTTTATCAAGTTTTATACTAATTAATTGTTTTTTCTTTTTAAAAATATCGATAATACCCTCAATTCGCATTGCGTTGACACATAGTAAAATATTTTCGTTTTTCTTAAATTCGACCTCAATTTGATCATATCTCTTTATTAATTTAAATATAAATGTTAATTCTGTGTACACAGGTGGTAGAGTATTAATATGTCCTAACACCTGTCCTACCATACCATTATTTTTAGTAATAAATGGATCAATTTTTAATCCTACACCAATTAATCCTCCTGGAAATGCACTATCTAATTGTCTTGTATCTGATTGTAAAGAAACTACTTTACTCAAAATCGGTCTGTACTTAAATGTGCCATTTGGCTGTTTTTGAATAAAACCTGGTCGCATCTCAACAATATCTTCTTTATTTAACACACCCGAAATTAATGATCCTCCAACAATACCACCACTTAACTCTGAATATATTTTTGTTGGTTTATTAATATCAAATGATCTGATAATAATTAATCTTGCAGGTTTATTACATTTTTCTTCAAAATCCTTTTCTGGGAACTCTGCTATTGATTTAATAACTTCATCTACATTAATTCCCCTTTGTACCACAGTTGGAATAATTCTAGAATCTTTTGCTTTTGTCTTGCTTATAAATTTTGTAATATCATCCAGTACATCATTGTTATCATCTTCATATACTAGATCTAATTTATTTTGTAATATAACATATTTATTTATATCAATACTTTCAACTGCCTGCAAGTGTTCATATGTTTGTGGTTGTGGAATATTCTCATTTGATGCAATTACTAAAATGCACATATTCATAACTGCAGAGCCATTTATCATGTTTGACATAAAATTTTCATGACCAGGGCAATCCACACAAGAAATATGTTTTATCAATGTCATTTCATTGCCATCGTTATCAAGTAATACATCTTGATTCGACGTGGTTGTGTGTAGTTTTTTGTGTTTATCAATAAATATTTTTGTATTTGCATAACCGATATGTTCAGTAATATTTTGATTTTGTTCTGAAGAAAACTTTTGAGTTTTAATTCCTGTGATTTGATATACCAGTGTGCTTTTTCCACTGGCTACGTGACCAATTGTACCTATGTTTACGGTTGGTTGGTTTCTAATAATTTCTGAATATTTAATTCTCATCTTGTATGTATTTATAACATATTCTTCTTTAAATAAACCAATTATCAACTTTTTTTATAAGCATGCTTTTTCTATAGACATAATACAATATAAATAGGACATAGTATCAATTATTGTACCGCAAGTATAAAATAAATAATTAAATGTTTGGTTTTTTATCCACATGTTCATCATCAGAAACGGGATCTGAACCCCAAAATTCAGATGGAGGCATACAGTTAGTTGAGGAGAATCCACTTGTTTGCGGATGTTCTTTCAAAATAGGACAACCATTTTCTTCCATATATCTTGTAATATATTTATAACCTCTTGACCATGCTAGTTGATAATTTTCTTTGGTCCATGGGCATTCCTTTTCATGAAGATATTTTACGGTTTCTAAATCTTTATTAATGACTGCGTTATCCATTGTATCAGAGTTCCATGGGCAACCATTTTGACGTGCATATTGCAAACATTTCATTCCTTCATTTCCTTTTCCCATACTATAAACAGCATCTGAACAAACTTTGTCATTCATTACACAACCGTTTTCGTGTGCATATTGCAAACACTTTAGACTAGGAATTACAAAAACAGATTTATGACAAATCATGTTTTTGCCCCACGGACATCCATTCTCATGTAAATATTGTAACGTTTGATGATTACCTGTATATGCAGCATTGGATGTTGCTTCTTCATTCCAGGGACAACCGACACTGTGTAAAAATTGTACACATTTTAAATAATTAGGATTAATTTCTGAACTATCTTTTGTATTTCCCGATGCATACTTCATTGTAAGTTCATTCATGGAACATCCAATAGAATGTAAATATTTTAAACATTCTATTTGACCATTTACCGCTGCATTTCCAGATACAGACCAATTTAATATTTTGTAACGTTCTGCTGCATAAGGATCATCTTTTCCAAAAATTTCAATTGCGTCTTTGTCATCACTTTGTGTATATCCATTTTCATGTACAAATTTAAGTATATGAATATGACCATTTTCAGCAGCAGCGCTACATATAATTCCAAAACATGATTTATTAATATTTTTCATTTTACTGATTAGTTTTTTTAATAATTCAAGATTTCCTACTTCAGCACATTTTTCTAGCATAACAGGTGTGACAATTGAATAATGTTTCATAACAAAATCAACCATATCAAAATGTTTATTTTCAATTGCACAAGATAAAGTATATCCTGGTTGAAAAATTTTTAGGCCTTTATCAAAAAGGAATTTTACTTTTTTAATTTCTCCTTGTTTAACAGCAGTGTCTAAATCAAATCGACTAATTTGACCATTTTCATATGCTTTTTGTAGAGTAGACAGAGTGCCCTCAAGATTATTATTTTGCTCAGAGTTTATATTGCTCATTATATTTATTTCCAATTATTTATGTTATTTATCACAAATGATTATTTTTTCAATTATTTTCTTTGCTTTATATATTATAGCATGTATTTAATATATATAACTATTGTATTGCTAATTATTTTTTTAACATTTACAGTTGAAAGATTTGAGACAGATGATTATGATCTATATAATCCTTTTTATCTTGAAAAAGAATTTCCCATCACAAATGATGATCCATATTATATATCAAATGATAGATATGCTGCTTATCCACACTATCTTGGAGAACATAAATATTACAAAGATTCAATGTTATATTATTATTAATCCTCTAATTCAATTGGATCATCTGGATTATAACTAGCAAATTGATTTAATCTTCTTACTTTTCCTAATAGAACTTTAAGTAAAAAAGACGTATTTTTACTTGAATTAAAATTAAATAAATCTATCCACTTTAATTGAATTGATTCTCGATGATTGAATTTTTCTGCACCTTTAAATATTACATCGTAAGTTCGTGGTAACAATGACCATATATTAGTATCTTCTTTACTAACCTTTAATACATGCAACAAATATTTTGATTTAGCAACTTTAATACAATTATTTTGTTTGATGTGTTTAAAATAATTCCTCATTTTATCAAATACTAAAAATCCAGTTTCTTCATTAAATTCTCTTACCATTGTTTCATAAACAGTTCTATCAAATTTATCTACTTTACCACCAATACTATTATAAACTATTTTTTTGTTTCTTTCTTCAACATTAATTAAAATATATACTTTGTTATCTTTTATCATATATGGCATGATACCTGCAGCTCTAATACTGTCTATTTCATAATATTTAGTATTTCCGGATTTTTTTACAAATTTAGCCATTACAATGCTAAAATATAATAAACTCATTTTTTTAAATATAATTAAATTTCAATTTTTATTACAGCTGTAACAAAAATTGAAATATATCATATTTGTACATAAAAATATGATTCGACAAACATATATAATTATTAATTTATGATCATTTAACCAACAAAACATATAATTTATGATCATTTAACCAACAAAACATATAATTATTAATTTATACTTTGTCGATAAAGAAAGTTGCAGTATTTTTTTTTGAACTGGTTGATTTATTATCAGTTAAAACTACGGTTGTATCACTTCCACTCGATAGAGAATCATTGCTCTGCCAGCACAAATCGGTATCAGTTGTACAAATTGTATAAAAATCACTACCGTTGACTGAACCTGCTTTGTTAACGGCGAAATTACCATTACCATGACCTACATTTACCGCCATGCCATCATGCAATTGAACTTCGTTACCAGCTACTGATCCTCCAAACGCCTGGAGCGTTAATGCACCATATGGAAGAACATCTGGTGAATCTGTTGGTAAAATTAAAAAATTCCCATCATATGTTCCACCATTCATAAGAGATATGTTAAAATGACCGTTGGCACTTGATGCATTGTAGTCTTTTCCACCATGAAATTTAAGTGGATTATTATCAACTGAACCACCATATACTTGAAGACATAAATTATCACTTTGACCATCACCAATTGTGCTGCCTCCAGTTCCACAAATAGTATAAGTACTATTGGAATCTGTTGTAAATGACTGTGTACCATCTGAATAATATACAATAGGTGCAGTGGCAGGTGGTGTATCAGATCCGGTTGTAGGTGGTGTATCAGATCCTGTTGCAGGTGGAGTATCAGATCCTGTTGCAGGTGGAGTATCAGATCCTGTTGCAGGTGGAGTATCAGATCCTGTTGCAGGTGGAGTATCAGATCCTGTTGCAGGTGGTGTAGGTGTAGTGGCAGAAGTAGCTACTACGATAATAACTACCACTATAATAATAATAACAAGTACTATCATTACTATTCCGATTACTGCGTTACTTCCACCATATTGTGAAAATTCTGAAATAACTAAAGGTAAGTTTTTCATATATATATATATATGAAAGAAAGTATTTATTTTAGGAATTGATCATATACAAAATTATTTGTTTCGTCAAAGTATTCATAATTGAGGTTATTTAAAAATTGTTCAAGTTTAAAGTTATCATGTGATTGTAATCCTACAAGTACTTTACCAATATCACTGCCTTGATTTTTGTAGTTAAACAGAGTGACGTTAAAATCATTACCCAGCGTATTAAGAAATTTGTTAAGAGCACCTGGATATTCAGGAAATTGAAATCTGAATAATTTTTCGTTTTCAATGATACCACTGTTAGAAATAATAGAATTTCCTAAATGATCAAGTGCTAAAAAATTGTCTTGTAGCTCATGAACATCATAATGTTGTTTTAGCAATTTAATTGTATTAATAACATCAGTTTTATTTTCACCTTTGAATCCTAGTAAAATATTGGCGTTTGTTGGACACTTGTATCTGTAGGTAAATTCTGTGATTGCGCGTGGATAAATAATGTCATACAAATTTTTAAAACTGCCTATTTTTTCGGGAATAGTAATTGCAACGTATGCATCATTTTTTTCAGAAATATTCGCAATGTCGCGAATATTTCTGAACGTAAAATTTGCTCCGGATGCGATTACGACATTATTACTATTCATTATTCCTTGACCCAAGAATTTTTTGCAACCAGCAATACCTAATGCACCTGCTGGTTCTAGAATGGTTCTTGTATCCATGTATCCATCTATAATGGATCGTTTGATTTCATCATTAGACACTGTTACCATATCATCAACAACATTTTGGCATATTTTAAAGGTATGTTCTCCTACTAATTTAACAGCAGCTCCGTCAGCATATGTGCCAATATTATCTAACATGATTCTTTTTCCTGCGTGTAACGATTGTGTCATAGAAGATCCATCTTCAGCCTCAACTCCAATAATTTTAATACTTGGTCGCAAATGTTTAATGATTAGTCCTATGCCTGAAATTAATCCACCTCCACCAACACAACAAAAAATTCTATCTACATCTGTGTTGATATGTTGTATTTGTTGTAAGATTTCAAGACCAATTGTGCCTTGACCTGCGATTACATCAACATCATCATATGGATGAATTAGAGTTCTGTTTTCTGTTTTCATTATATCTATGGCTAATTCCTTTGCTTGATCAAAGTTGTCACCATCAACAATGACAGTTGCTCCTAATTTTTTAACTGCATTTAATTTTATTTGGGGAGTTATTTTTGGCATTACAATTGTAGCATCAATACCTAATTTATTGGCGGAATAAGCTACTCCTTGTGCATGATTCCCCGCGGAACAAGCAATAATTCCGTTTTCTTTTTCTCTATTACTTAATTTATACATTTTATTATAAGCACCTCTTAGCTTAAATGAAAACATTGGCTGTACATCTTCTCTTTTTAACCAAATTTTATTGTGAGTTAATTCAGATAAATATTTTGCTTCTTGTAATGGTGTTTTCTTAACGACATCATAAACAGGAGAAGTTATTGTATTTTCGATAATTTTTTTATGATATGTTGATGCAAGTGCTCTAGAACGCTTGATACTTCTTTTCATGGCTTCTTTATAAATACTCATATAGTTTTTAATTATGATGTATTATTTTAGTTTGAGTTAAATCATTTTTCAATTTTTATGATAAAGTAATATTTTTAGTAATATTTATCTATAGAGGATAACTAATATATGAATTTATCTTAACCAGCCATGATCTCGGGCGACTCTTTCAAATGCACCTTTTGCTTCTGCGTATGTATAATGAGTCTTATTTGAAGCAGAATTTATTTCAGCATCTACAATTAGAGTTTTAATTTGTAATATCAAATCTTGAATTGTGTAACATGGAGACCATCCTAATGCTGTTAATATGTCAACACATAAAGATCCACCCATAGTGATATGTCCAGTTCGGTAAGTGAATATTGGTTTTACAACTCTTACAAAAGGAGGTTCAAATGGATATTTTTGTGGTATTCTGATTTCTAGTTCAACACCTTCTTTATTATTTTTTTTTAGCTCTTTGACTATTTTGCTATCTTTATCAAAATCTACCAGTAATACTTTCCAAGTATATTGATCGTCTTTATTAATTAGAGATAATTTATCATTACCTTCCATGTTGAGAATTTGAGAATATTCTTTATTTAATCGTTTATTTGATAATTTATTTGACCTTGTTTGCATTTTTGATTTTTCTTCAAAGATTGTTTTACCAAAATATTTATTTATTTCAGTGGATATTTGGTTTCTATTTGTGTTATTATAGCAAATAAAGTAGCGGAGGATTAATTTTTTATCATCAGAAACGACGTAAATACCAGTTGTTTTTTTGTAGGTTTCTTTATCACCAGCTAATTGAAATACTCCGATGATACCATTTGAATAATGCATTGAAGTACTGATATTATCAGATAAATATACTCCGCTACCGTAAGCCGCACCGTTAACTTGTAGTTTTGAACCTGAGCAATTTTTAATTCCATTTTTGATTATTGAATACCAATTTTCCATTCTACTACCATGAAACAAATAACAAGTGTTTGATCCTTGTTTTTTGAAAGCTTGTTCTTGTTCAGGGTTATTGAGAACCTCGAATTGTTCTAAATTTTTAATGTTCAGAATTGAACATTTTGTAAATTTAATTGGTGTTGCATATATACTGAATGTAATAAATTTATATTTAATATCTGAAAAAGGTAATTTATCATCTTTGGAACACTCCTTAATAGTTTTAATGATTTTTTCAGGAGTTTCGTCTAGTAATTTCATATCAAGATTAGGGAATGCGGGTTTATAAATAATTAGTTTTCTGTTAGATCGAATTGCACTAAACGTCAATTTTAACAGAAAGGTAACTATATCTGATTTATCTTGAACATATTCTGTTAAGAATTGTTGTTTTTTCAGTAACTCATAATTCATATAATAAATACTATACCAATTACATGTAAACATTCTATTTTTCATTTTTTTTACACCACTCCCTATATAATATATATTGAATTAGTAATGAATATCATTAAATATTCTAAATTTCACGATACACTTACACTAAAAAAAACCATATTAGAAGTAATGAATAAATTATTAAATTATGATGAAACTTATCAACGTGTAATTTTTGGTTTGTTGATGGATGAAATTTCAAGTATAACAGGAATTAAAAAACTTAATTATGAGTACAGTGCAATAGACGGATATTGGAAACTTCATTATGGACCGATTCATGCTATTAATCTTGTATCTAAGCACTTAGAATCATATTATATTACAATATTTAAATATTTTAATACAAAAAATTATCAAATAAAAGTAATTTCTGTTAAAGATTACATTACCAAAGAATTAAAAGAAGATTTAGATGATTGGATGGAAAATAATGATATAAAAGATAATTGTATAATTGTATAATCGTATAATTGTATAATTGTATAATTGTGTGATTATCTTTTATATCATAAAATAAAAATTATCAGACTAAACATGGAGTGACAATTATACAATTATACAATTATACAATTATACGATTATACAATTGTATAATCGTATAATTGTATAATTGTATAATTGTGTGATTATCTTTTATATCATAAAATAAAAATTATCAGACTAAACATGGAGTGTCAATTTTGCTACTATAAACTTCGTGATCGATAGTTGAAAATACACGTTGATAATCTTTATTACTATGAATTTCATTTCTTTCCTTTGAGACAACCCACTTATTCCAGCTTTCAATGTCGCTCCATTCAGACCGTGTGCACAATGTCCAACTCGTGTCGTTGTTTCGCTCATCTAATTCTCGATATTTCCATTTATGACACGATGAAATATATCCAGGTGCATCTTGAGCTTTGATAGTTAGTTCTGACATGTAATATTCGACGGTTGGTACATGTCCAATGTCTTTTACTACTTTTCGGCTAATGACTTCAACTGGTCGCTTGGTCGCAAAATTCATAGAAATGAAATTAGATTTGTTGATTAGTTTTAGTGTTTGTTTAAACATGATTTATTAGTTATTATGTTTACTGTTTTTTGAGCAATAAATTTTCAATTTTTTTGATAAATAACAGGTTATCAAAAAAATTGAAATTTTCAGTTCATATTAAGTATACTTATAATATCATTAAGTAATAAATACAATATTTAAATGAGCGAAAAACAAGAAGATAATTATGACTATTCCGCTAATGACGATTTTGGAGAATATGATATGGAAGGAAATCGTGTTTTTGAATTTAGCGATGATTTTGACAGTGATTCTGACAGTGATGATTCAGACAGTGATGATTCAGACAGTGATTCTGAATCGTCAAGTCATGATCCTGACCGAACAGTTCAAACAGTAACTGTAAAAAAAATAAAAGTAGTTAACAAAAAAGTTAGAAAAAAAGTCATGAAAAAAGTAGAAAGTGATTCTTCGTCGGATGATGATTCTGAGGAAGAAGGAGAAGAACTGGTCAAATACAAGACCATGAAGAAAATGGATTATTTAACACAGCTCGTAAGAGAAAACCCAGAATATATGGAATTTATGTTAATGTTGACAAAATTTTGTGCAAAATCAGCTAGAAGTAAATGGATTTATAATCCAGCGTTTCCTGAATTAGCGAAAAATCCATCACTGCTTGACATTGATATACCAAAAACAATTGCTATTGCTAAATCGAGTAAAAGAGATAAGAAATTGCCATTTGATGATTTAACATATCGATTTATTGTTTTTAGTGTTTATGCGACTCCGCGAGGTGCTGATCCTGTAAAGTTTCAAAAATGTAATTTATTTGATGTACCAACATTACGACAATTTAAAGTATTCAATACATATACAAGAGAAACAAAATTTCGAAAACACAAAAAAAAATATAATGACGAGTCATGTTTTGTATTTCATGGCAGTAAACTAGACTGCTGGTGTCCTATTATTAAAGGAGGGATTAAAAATTGCTCAAATGATTCAAACTTGAGAACAACTGGTGCTGCTTATGGTCCTGGTGTTTATACATCGGATAATTTTCAAACATCACTGTCCTATACTGCATCGTATGGTGTAGCTGACGCTGCAAACCTGGTTATAATGGGTGTTTTTGAAGTGGCTGGAAAAAAAGAATTATATAAAAAAGCAGAAACTATATATGTAATAGAGGATGACACAAAATTATTGTTAAAATATATATTTTGTTTTGATAGAGCTCATGCAATTGATTTAGCGACTAAAATCAATACTTATTTTAGCAAAAAAGTTTATGTTGATACTAAATCTGAATCTGAGAAAAGCAAACAAAGATCACAAAAGAGAATTATGAACGAGTTTAAGGACATTGGTGAGAACTTAGATTGTATTGATGGTGATATTTATAAGTGGAAAGCACTGTTAGTAAATTTTGATAGAGATAGTATTATTTATAAGGAATTGCAAAAACACAACATGAAAGGCGTTGAAATTGAAATTAGACTATCCGAGCTATATCCGTTTGAACCTCCATTTCTAAGAGTGGTTCGTCCTCGATTTGTGTACAAAACTGGTCATGTAACAGTAGGTGGATCAATATGTGTAGATATTTTAACTGCTAGTGCGTGGTCACCAGGTTTGACAATGAAAAAACTATTAATGACGCTAGAGACGTTAATAGTTGATGCTAAAATAGATACTAGTGGATCATCGTTTTATACATATGAAGAATCGCGAGCGGCATTTGACAGAGTGGCTAAATTTCATGGTTGGATTAAGTAAGTTTATAAATATTCATTGATAGTTTTGACTAGTTTTGGAATTATAAATGGTTTTGTCATATAAGATTTTGCTCCTAGATCAATACATTTTTTATATGAATTATCTGTAATATCAGCAGTTATCACAATGAATGTTGTTTTATTAGCTATTTTTTTTAATATGTCAATTCCATTGACATTTGGTAAATTCAAATCAAGTAGTACAATCTCAGGTTTCTCAGACTCAATTGTTTTGACAATATCAAGACCATTCACAATTTCTTTATATTTAGCATTTGGAAAATAAATATGAATAATTTGTTTCATTAATTTCAAATTAAAGTAGTTATCCTCTACATATAATATATTACCATAAAATGTAGTATTAATTGAAAAGCTAGTGTCATCTTGTTTTTTAGGTTTGATAAGTATTTTTTTATCAACCTTAAATCCTACTTGAAATTCACTACCTTCGCCATAAATACTACTTGAAATTCACTACCTTCGCCATAAATACTATTGACGACTAATTCACCATTCATGAGCTTACATAATTTTTTGACGATTGACATTCCCAATCCAGTTCCTTCAATTGACGAAGATTCAAAACTTAATCTTTCAAATGGTGTTCCTAATTTTGTAAGATTTTCTTTTGAAATACCTAAACCTGTATCTTTTACTACAGTATAAAATAAATCATTTTTAATTATTCCATAAATATGTACTGTACCGTTAGTTTTATTATATTTGATTGCATTCGATATAAGATTAATAATAATTTGTTTATATCTATGAATATCGGTCGTTAAATTAATATTTTTAAAATTATTTATATCGATCGTTAATGATATATTTTTTTTATCACTTAAAATTTTCATATCGCTATATATGTTTATTAACACATTATAAACATTAAACGTTTCTTGCGATATTGATAAAACATTACTGTTGATTTTATTTACATCTAATATATTATTAACTAATTCTAATAATAAGGCACTTGATCGATTAATAGATTTAACATATTCTGGAATATTAAGTTTATTTTTATCTAAAGTCATTAATTGAATAAATCCGATAATTGAATTAAGCGGAGTTCTTAACTAGTGGCTTACACTGCTTAAAAATAAACCTTTGCTTCGAATTGCTTCTTTTGCTTGTTCTTTAAGTTTTTCTCTTTCGGTTACATCGCGAATAATTGATGAAATGCCAATATTTTCATTATTTTCCTTAATAGGATATCCTGATAATTCATATATTTTTTTATATTCACCTTCGCCAAATGTTTCAATTTCAATATGTTCTCCTTTTTCAAGTACAAATTTGAATAATCGCTTAAATTTTGCTACTTCAGATGGTATATGTTTAACCAGTTCTAATATATTATCACCAATATTAACAGATGATAATTGATAAGTATATTTTAATATATTTTCATAATTTTTGTTAAAAAATAACAAATTAAAATTCTTATCATAAATGCATATAAATTCTTTCATACCATCTAACACTTTTTTAATATAATTATTATCCATTTAATATATATAAATATTTTAATTTATCAATTATGACTTTTTTATATACTGTACAGTATATTAAATTATGAATCTCGATAATATTGATTCTGACAAAAAGGAATTAAACATAATTATTGCTGATGACGATAATTATACCATTTTAATAATGGAAAAATATCTTAGTATTGCTGCATCAGAATTTAACATTTCAATTAATATTGATTCTTTTGATGATGGTAGTAAAGCAATTGAATATTTTCAAAGTTTAGATGATAATAACATAATAGATTGTATATTTATGGATATTGAAATGCCTTTAATGGGTGGATATGATTCATCTGTGTTTATAAGAACACAACGGGAAGACGTATTGATAGTTGCTATAACAGGACAAGATAAGATTATATATGAAGAATTATTTTCGTTGGTATTATTCAAGCCGATTAATTATATTAAAATCAAAGAAATAATTTTGTCAATAATAAATGCAAGTGACTCAAATTATTTATTTGATGTTGCAACAATTAATGAATTTAAAATGTTAGGAAAAGAATTTGTTTTACAGATTATTGGTGAGTGGAAAAACACAATAGACCGTAATGTCGATAAAATAAAACAATTAATAAACGAAGAATATTTAGATGAAGCAAGAATTCTAATGAATTCGATAAAAGCAATGAGTTATCAAATTGGATGTATTAAAGTTGGAAATATTTTAAATCAATTAATCAACAATAAAAAGAAAAATTTATACAAATCTCATTTTGAATTAGATAAATTAAAAAATTATATTATAAAAAGTAAATCATTAATTGTATCTGCTTATGATTTTGGTTAATTTAATACAGATATTAAATTAATATCTTTTGTAAATATATTAAATAATGAGAATTGGAGTAATTGGAAATGGTTTCGTTGGTAAAGCAACATCTTTACTTGAGTGTAAAGATATAGATTTAATTGTATATGACATTGTACCTGAAATATGTAGACCAATTGGTACGACTTTATATGATATATGTAAGTGTGATCTAGTTTTTATATCAGTCCCTACGCCTATGAACAAAAATGGAAGTTGTCACATAAATATTTTAAAAAATGTTATTAGCGATGTCAGAAAAATTCAAAATAAATTAAATATTGAACATTTAATAATTGTCAATAGATGTACAGTTCCGGTCGGAACATCTGATGATCTTAACTGTAATTTTATGCCAGAATTTTTAACAGAAAAGAATTTTAAAGAAGACTTTATTAACAATCCAGATTGGATTTTTGGTTTAAATAAAAGCAAGTCAAAAAACACAAACGAATTATTCAAGAATAAAATTACAAATTTGATAAATTTAAGTTATAAAAATAGTTGTATCAAAAGTAATAGAGTACATTTTGTCAATAACAAAGAAGCAGAAATGATAAAATTATTTAGAAACAACTTTTTATCAACTAAAATTGCGTTTTGTAACGAAATATACGAATTTAGCCAGTTATGTGGAATGAATTATGAAACCGTCCGTGAATTAGCAACGCGTGATCCAAGAATTGGACCAAGTCATACAAATGTACCAGGTCATGATGGTAAATTTGGATATGGTGGAACTTGTTTTCCAAAAGACACAAATAACCTTTTGCATCAGATGAAAGAAAAAGGAATGAAATCATACATTGTCAAAAGCACTATTGAACGTAATGAAGAAGTCGATAGATCTGAAAAGGACTGGAATTCAAATAAAGGAAGAGCAGTAATAGATTAGATTATTATATTTACAGGTAGTTTTTTTATTCATATATTATATAACACATATGAATAAAATAAAAAAGCACATAATAAAATATGGTAAAGATTTATTTAGGTTTGATAAATTTAGACTACTTCAAATTATCGAAATTATCCAATCAGTAATTATAACATATTTTTTTATGCTATTCATAAGCAAATTGATTACACTGATTCAATTGAAAATATTAAATATGACAATTACAGAATATAGTAAATATATAGATGATATGTCAATATTTAAATTAACATTCATATTGTGTTTTGATTTTGCAACATACTCACTTGTTTTCTTTTATATTATTAAAATATTAAAGGTCATACCATCAATATCAAATTTATTTGATAATGATTTTGAAGCATATGAAACAATGGAATATGTAATTGAAATGGTGATGTTAGTATTAATGGTAGAAGTATCCCCAATTTTGAAATTAAAATTGGAAAAATTGTATAATTTTATTTTATAAATACTTAAATAATTAACCTGACTTGATCAAGAGCACCGATTACACGTGTTCTACAACAATATCTTTCAAGACCTAAATCATCAAGTAGTTTTTTCTTTTTACTCATTTGTTGTTTCTCCGATAGAGATTTATCGTTGCATATGGCTTTCATGCCTTTTTTGAATGGAATTTCTTTATCAGCTAAAAATCGGTTACACGATGGGCATACTGGAACAATCATTTATATACATATTAATAACATATTATTTAAATGATTATTTATTTCAATTTATTTCTCATAAAGTATTAAATGAGTATAAATGATCATGATCAAAATATTAGTAGTATACTCCAAGGACATATTAAGGAAGAGAATATTGGTGCAAACGTAATTATTAGGATTTTGCGAAATATTAAAAAAACACTTATGGACATCATTGATGACATAAAAAACAGTAATTATAATTCTTTTTCTGAGTTTTTGGGATTATTTGTAAAAAATAGTCGTATTTTATATTTTGGTATATTTTTACTTTTAATAGCTGGAATATTATATGTAATTTCACTATTATTTTATTCACCAAAAATTACAACTCCCAACGTAAAAAATAATATAGCTTTTGATTTATCAAATCCTAATAATATTAATTTGAAAGATATTTATAATAAAATAGAAAATTTAGGAGAAAAAATTAAACTAAATAATTTAACTATGGAACTACTCAACAAAACTAATTAATTAATTAAATATTTATACTTAAATATTTAATTAATATATTATGATAGAATCAAATAGAACAAATGTCATCTACAAATAAATTTAACTTTGAAATATATTATAAGATCAATAAACTAATTAACGAATATCACAGTGATGAAAATATAAATAAAACAGAAACTATTATTTTACTTTATAATGATGGTGAAATTGTTGAAACTAAAGGAGGGAAATTTTTTTTACAACGTACATTATACACTAAGAGATCATCATTAGACAATATAACATTTAAAATGCCATGTAAATATAAAAATAATAGTTATTCGGTGTTACCGTCGCTCGAGGTAGCAGAATTGATTAGAAATCATATGAAAGTACTCCCTTCAAATTAATAATAATTTTACATTAAGATGTCATTGTACCAATTGTGTTATTATTGATGTATGTAAAATGAGATGTAATTTGACCATTATCTATAACATTATTATACTGTGATGAGTCATAAAGATATTTATCAATAACTATTCTTAGTTTGGGTAATTGGGTAGTAAATATTTTTGTTTCAATCGAATTAACAGGTATATTTGCTTGCATGTTTTTAAAATTTTCAATGCTTTTTATACCATATTCTTGCATTAAATCATAATAATGATGCATATAGATCAAGTCGTTGACAACATCAATATTTTTAACTATAATTGAATAAGTATTGATTAATTTTAATGTATAGACAATTGAATTTTTAAAATTTGTATAATTTGCATATTTAATTAATTCTTTGCTGTCACTGTATATTTTATGTAATTCAGGATAATTTACAAGTTTACTTAAAATAGAGTCGTCTTTTGATACATTGATTATATTTTCTTTCTGTTGCCAGGTGTAGTATATGTAAAGCGACATAAAAAATATTGGAATTGGTAGTATAACAGCATGTTTAAAATTAAATTTAATTAAAATGACTGTAACTGCAAGAAATATTGATAATGATATATAAAATGTTTTATTATTAGAAATAGTCATGTATATGTTTAGGTTAGAAATTATATGACATAACTAAGAATTAAATATAATTTTAATTATATACAAATGGATAATTTTGACAGAATAGATGCATTGAGAATATATTATTCACAATATGGATATGATAATTATAGAATAATTAAAGAAGTTTGTAAAAATTTACATCAATATGACTCGTTATCTTATTTTGAAATTAAAGAAATATTATTTATGTATATAAGAAATATTACAGTTGACGATATAACAGAAAACAATATAACTCAAATTATAGATAGTTTATCTATGCCATCAAGCGGATTATTTTCAACATTAAATTTTTCACAGTTTTTAAATATGTCACCTTCATTTGATAGTGTGCATTTAAATAATATGCCATATTCAATGTCGATGTCTATGAACAATTCGCAAGAAGATGTTTCAATTGTTCTTAAAAAAGTTTGTCTTGATAAATTACAAATTGCAAAATATTGTGAAATTGACAAAAAATTGAAAAAAGACAATCCAAAATGTATGATTAAATTTGAGGATTTTAAAGATGATGACGAGGTAAGAATATTACCATGTAATCATGTTTTTAGCAGAGAAATGATAGATAATTGGTTGTTAAAGGAGTCGTACAAGTGTCCTATATGTAGGAAAAAAGTAGGTAGTAGTGAGGCGAAAATTTGAAAAATTTGTATGATTTTGTATGAATTGTGGTATATTTTACATAAAAATTTGAAAAATTTATAATTTAAAGAGAATGTTATATTTAAATTATAATTACAAATGAGCGATGATTATGCAAGTTATATAGAAAATATCATACACAATGCAGAAATGTTAAAACTCAACAATATGAGAGAAGATTGTAAAGTTGGAAAAAGTCAGAAAAATTATTTAATGGATATAATATCTTATAAAAAAATGTTGGGTATAGATAGAAAAAAAGAAACAAATATTAAGTATACAAATGATGATGTAGTCAAACAATTAAGTGATTATGTGTTTAAGAGACCATGGAATAAATTGCATTATGAACAGAAAATAATAAAAATGTCAGAGTTTATTGATAAGTATTTATTGAATGTTTCAAAAAATAATCATGAAGAAATAAGAAAAAGATTGTTAGAGGATCTTAAAAATAAAAAATTAAACAGTGGTAAAACGGTGTATTATGATCAATTGACTGCTAAAATAATAGGAATTAATGGTTTAGATTATGATACAAAAAGCAGTAAATACATATATAAGCGTTAATCAGAGTCTAAACAATATTCTTCATCTGAATCACTGTTAATTTTCTTTCTTCTTTTAAGATTTACTTCATCAATAAATTTTTTCTGCTCGGTCATGTCATTTCTGAGCAAGGTTATTCTATCCCATAATTGTTTGAATATAGGTAGTTTTTCTTTGAACCATTCTTTATCTCGTTTTATTACGACATTATGACAATTTGCTAGTTTCCAATATAAAATTCTGTCAAACACGCATTCTTTCATTAATTTTTCATGTGTTGTATGCATGTTAGTAATTGTATCGAGAACCCATTTGTCATATTCATATATAGATTTATTGATAGATTCAGGATAAATATATTTTGCGCTAAACTCGACGTTTTTGTAATGTAATTTTTTTCTAGGTAAAAATTGTAATATTATACCTTTCATACATTGTTTTGGCAAATGAGTAGAAACATCTTGTTCTTCGGTGCACATAGAATCAATATCATCATTAATCCATTCTTCTCGGGTATTGTGCTCAATAATATTACATTGCCAGAAATCACACACTTCCAGATCACAACATTCTAACTGTTGTTGAATTTGACACCAATAATTATGAGGGCAAATTTCACCGTGTACTTTTCCTTTTGATAGAATTACTCTTGAGGGTGGACATTTAATTTCAATCATTCTTCCTAACTGATCCGAAAAACTATTGTCTTGTTTATAATGATTTGTGATTCCATCTGGACTTGCACCTAAAAATTTAATAGGTGGGTTACCCAAGTGTGGAATTAAACCGAATTCATCTACACCAATATTGTATATGACTTCAAAAATTTTAATAGCAACATCTTCATATTTACACCCATGATGTGTATATTTATTACTTGAAAAGCTACCGTGTCCTAATTTATCCAGAATTATATTTTTAGGTCTACTATATTTACATTCATTAAGCGCTGCTGCTGCGGTACTTGCTGTTAACATTTTCATTCGTTGGTCAAACCATTCAGGACTTCTTTGTACTGGTTGTGGTACAAGTGCAATTTTTTTAATATGTTTTGCTAATTTTTTATATTCTTTTGGTATTATCATATCATCTCGATCATATACAATTTTTCCTTTAAAATTAGGATCTTTTATAAAAACACATTTAAAATATTTATCTAAATTATAATGAATCAAATCGTAATTTGGATCATCAAGACAATCCTCCAAACTTTCAACAATAGTATTTTTAATTTTATTTAAATTTTCATAATCAATGAATTTATCAGAAATAATATTAGTAATTATATTGTGTAGTAGCTTGAGTTGCTCATTTTCATTCATATATATATATTATTCAACAACATATGTATAAATATATTATATTTCATTTTTTTTTTCTTGACAAGACTACTGATCGTTCTTTAAATACTATTATTACTATAACTTAAAGGATTGTATTTTATTAAGTTAAATGGAGAATGAATTGAAACAATTAAAAAAAATGGTAAGGAAAAACAGTGAAAATATGAATGCATATATCAAAAATATATATGGTATAAGTATTCGTGAAAATTTTAAGGTACAAGAATCGTTAATTAAACAAATATCCAAGGATTATGATTTACCATATAAAGAATTGTGTAAAAAATATCTCAAGAAAAAATCAAAAAAATATATTAACAAAAAAAATGATAATTTTTTGATAGAGTTAGATGAGTGTAGTGATGATGACACTGATATTACAAAAATGTTAACTAATCATCAAAATAATGTAAATAAAGTTTTTGACAAAATGACAATCAATAGTATAGAATGTTATGTTGAAAATAAAGAAGGTGGATTTATATATAATAAAAAATTAGAAAAACTGGGTGAAATTACTGATGGAAAACCAATTTTTTATTAAATAATTTTTTATATTTTTTTGCGCTGATAAAAATTATTTTCTCATGAATATTATATTATTTATGAGATCTCATAATTCACATATTAATGGAAAAGAAGATGCGAAGTGTGCCCCAGACAAAACATATCATGAAGGGTCATGTTATACAACAGACCAATTAGTTAAGATTGCGTCTATTTACAATGAGGCATTAAAAGAAAACAAGATACAAAATAAAAAAATAAAAATTAAATCTATATCAATTCAAAATGATCGTAAGTATCTTTTACGCGAAATAACAGATAGACTATCAAATGTTTGTAAAAATCAAATATGTTGGATCAAGCAACGATTTATTAAGAAATTAAGTAATGTTGATTTTTACAAAGATCTACAAAAATCTTTCAGACCAGTTGGTCCAGAAGGTAAGTTTGAATGGTTAAGCACTACACATATTAATGATGTTATGGAGCAATATGAACGTAAATATGGTAATTTTAAATTTTTTGGAGCTGTACCAATTGATTTTGATGATTTAACATATTTAGGTATTAAAGATATTAATTTTGATAGATTTGCTGGTGGGGGCAAGACGAAATTAGGGTTTGTTTTTAATTTAGATGAACATTGGCAACAAGGCTCTCATTGGGTATCATTATTTGCTGATTTAAAAAAAAATCAAATATATTTTTTTGATTCATATGGAATTAAGCCTGAAAAAAGAATAAAAAGACTCGTGAAAAGAATTGCACAGTGGTGTTATAAAAGAAATCATTGTGATAAAAATGAGTGTTCAGTTGATAGTGTAAATAGTGATTCTTTTATGAAAGGGGGTAAAAATAAAAATAAAATGGAAAAGAAATTAAAAGTGGATTACAATAGAAACAGACATCAATATAAAAATTCAGAATGTGGAGTATATTCTTTAAATTTTATATTAAGATTATTAAATGGTCATTCGTTTCAAGATATCACATCAAAAAAAGTATTGGACGATGAAATAAATAAATGTAGAGATACGTATTTCCATTTTAAAGAAGGAAAAAACCCAATTAAAAAATGATGTTTTTTCGGATCATTTTATAGACAATTATGCCTATATTTCAAATTTTTATTGCGCAAAAAAATTTGAAATATAATATATTTAAACATTGAAAACATAGTATAATTTTATAATGCCACAATATAAGAAATATAATAATTCGACCTCAAATAACACATATGGTAACAAATCTGATGATAAACCCAATAGAAACAAGTCAGGTTATAATGATAGATCTGATAGAAACAAGTCAGGTTATAATGATAAATCCCGAAATGGACATAAAACATATAATAATATAACTTACACCAAAGATCCAGTAATAATTCCATATAACGACAAAAATAAATTTATTCGAGATGTTGATTTAAAAAATATATTGTCACGGTATGATATCAAACTAGAAGTAGTTGATATAGATTTATACAGACAAGCACTTACGCATAAATCATATATTAAAAAAGAATTTTACAGTAAAAATTATAAAGAGTTAGAAAAAGCAAAAAATAGTATGACTAATGTTTTAGATTTACAAGATGAGTCAAACGAGAGATTAGAATTTTTAGGTGACACTGTTATAAAATTAGTAGTGGCTGAATATTTATATGATAGATATCCTAAAGAAGCGGAAGGATTTATGACCAGATTAAAAACAAACATTGAAGATAAAAGATCGTTAGCTAGATTTTCAAAAATCATACAATTGGATGAATTTGTAATTATATCTGCTCAAAATGAAAATTCCAATACAGGAAGAACAAATGAAAAAATATTAGAAGATGCATTTGAATCATTTATTGGTGCATTGTTTAAAGATGCTGGATTTTTAGTTTGTAAAAAATTACTTAGAAATATATTAGAAAATCACGTTGACTATGCAGAGGCATTGTACAATGATGATAATTACAAGGATCAGCTTCAGCGATATTACCATACGATAAAATGGGGACATCCTCTTTTTAAATTGGTCAGTGAAAAAAATCTGGAAAATAATCAAAAATTGTTTAAAATTGGATTATTGGATAATAATGGTCACATAATTATTACGGCAAGCGATAATTCAAAAAAGAAAGCCGAACAAAAAGCATCTAAAAAAGCACTATTTAAATTTGGCTTATTGACTGATGATCAAATTGGAGATGATAAACTAGAATTTGCTTAGACATTTGTATCAAATTTCATATTACTTTAATTTATTGTGTAAGTCTACGAGAGGTGTAAAATATTTTTGTCGGTTTTAATAAATATTACTTTTTTAATATAAGATTATAGTAAATTAATAAATTTAATAAATTTAAATTCACTTTTTGGGTTATGTTGAGAAATAAATTTTGTATATAGTATGGTATTAAAAATATTAATATTATTGTTAGCATTATCCAGTTTTTTAATTATTAATTTACATTTTTATACATAAAACTATTTTAATATTTTATTAAAATAGTTTTATTATATTATTATATTCTATTATAATATATAATACATTAATGTCTAATTATATTGATTTAAAAATTAATGGTAGGTTATTTCCCTCATGGATTCTTCTTAATTTTGGAAAATATAAACTACCACCAGAACTGAAAAGTAACGAAAATGAAGATTTATGTCTAAGAAAAACTAAAAATAAATTAAGAGAATATCAGGAATTTATCAGCAAATATATGGATTTTAGGTCATCGTACAAAAATATATTATTATATCATGGTATGGGATCAGGTAAAACTACCACAGCTATTAATGTTTATAATATGTTATATAACTATACTCCTGACTGGAACATGTTTATTTTATTACCTGCATCGTTACATTCAACTTGGGACGAAGAATTATTAAATCATCCAAGAGGATTAGGTCTAGATCCAAGAGAAATTAAAAGACGTTATGCTAACATAAAATTTATTCATTATGATTCTCCATTTGCACATAAAAAGTTTTTAGATACAATCAAAGAAAGTGATAGTTCTAAAAAAAATATATTTATATTTGATGAGGTTCATAATTTTATCAACAATGTGTATAATAATGTAACTTCTAATAAAGGTGGACGTGCATATGTAATTTATGATTATATAATTCAAGCTAAACTCGAAGATAACGATGTTAGAGTAATGTTGTTAACTGGTACACCAGCAGTTAATAACCCGTTTGAATTAGCACTTATTTTTAATCTCCTACGACCAGGTACATTTCCAGATTCTGAAACCAAATTTATGGATAAATATGTTATGAATAATACTCTTAAAGTAGAAAAAGTTAATATGTTTCAGAGACGTATTATGGGTTTAATTTCGTATTATGGTGCAAAATCAAAGAAATTGTATGCTGAAAAGAGAAAACAAGATGTTAATTTGATAATGTCTAAATATCAAAACGAGGTATATGATCATTTTGAATATGTAGAAAATAAACTTGAAAAGCAAAATAGATCTAAACCAAAAAGCAAAGGTTCTAAAGTATCGAGTACATATCGTTCGTTTACTAGATCATCGTGTAATTTTACATTTCCAGTAATGACTGACAAGTTGACAGGTGATAATAGACCTAGACCTAGTAATTTTAGAGTTTCAGAGAAAGAAGCACAAAAGATTTTAGAAGGCAGACAAAATAAAGAAGGTGAGCCTGCATCTGAAGAAAATACAGTTGATTATTTAGATATGATAAAACTATACTTATCTGAATTTAAAAATTTTTTAAAGAAAGAAGAAGCAAAAGATAAATCACAAAATCTATCCATACAAAAAGATATTGAAGTTTTCAAAAAAGAATACAACGGTGACTTTCTAAAATTTTGGAAAAACTACAAAAAAAAATCAAACATGACAAATGCAATGTATAAATATTCATGCAAAATGACAGCAATTCTATTTAACTCATCATTGTCCAAAGGTCCTCTTATTGTGTTCTCTAATTATGTAAGAATGGAAGGTTTAGAAGTATTTAAAATATATTTACGTTTTGCGGGTTTTTCTAAATTTAGTCCTGGAACAGGTAAAGATTACTATCGGTATACCGAATACCATGGTTCAATTAGTACAATCGACAGAGCTAAGAACAGAAAATCATTTAATAACAAACTTAATATAGATGGTAAATTAATTAGAATGATTTTAATTTCACCGGCTGGTTCAGAAGGTATTTCATTAAGTAATGTAAGACAAGTGCATATTTTAGAGCCATATTGGAATGAAATAAGAATTGAACAGTTAATTGCAAGAGCTATTCGTCAGTGTTCGCACGAAGATTTGCCAATGAAAGAAAGATATGTTAATGTTTATAGATACTATGCTAGGAGAGCAAGCGAAAAAACAACTGCAGATCAAGATATTCAAGGTCTTGCATATAAAAAGAAAAAATTAGTTGACTCTTTCTTAGTTCCAATTAAACAAGTTGCAATTGATTGTGAATTAAATAAAGAACATAATACTGATAATGTCGCCGAGTACACATGTTTTAGATTTAATCAGTCAAGTTTATTTGACAAAAAAATCGGTCCAGCATATAAAAAAGATGAGTTTTACGACTCACAAATAGATAATGGTCTCAACTCAACCAATTCAAGAAGAATCAAAGTCAAAGTCAAAGAAATATTAGCAGTCAAAAGAACAGAAAGTGATACATACACTGAACCAATGAAATATTGGTATGATATGCAAAATGGTGTTGTTTACGATTATGATTTAGATTTCCCTATCGGAAAAGTGTTTTTTGATACAGATGGATTACCTGATATGAAATCAGAAAGCGTTTATATTATATCAAAATTAATACCCATTCCTCATCTTAAATTTTATCAATAATTTAGTTAATTATAATTATGTTTTTTTTGGCATAATTATAATTGTTTATGTTATTTTATCAATTATATATTTAAGGTTAGTACCTTCAACTTGATTTAGATTAATAAGTTGTTTATAGTCTCTTGATTTAAATTTATACATAGGTATATTTGTATTGTCTAATATTTTTTTACTTGAATTATTTATTTTATTTATTAGAACAATTGTTGGATTGTAAAACTTAGATATTGTTATTCTTGCGGTTCTTGCATCATAAAACGGTATTTTACGAAACATTTTCTTGAATTTTTTGTCATTTTGACATAATTTATTAAACAAGAAATGAAATCCAAAATAGTTATCAGTATATTTTGTTTGCCAGTGTTTATTGTAGGCATTCGCAAAAGTATTTATAATGTAATTATTTTTTTCGCTTGCTAAAAACCAATTACCCAATTTATATTTTTCTAATCCACTTCTAAAATTATATTTAAAACTAAAAAAGCCAGTATTCATATATTTGAATAACCATTCATCGAGAGATTTATTGCAAAAAATTGTAGCATCAACCCAAACTCCTCCATGTTTATTTAATAAATTAACTCTAATCAAATCAGCTTGATGTTGTACGAGTTTTTTATTAAAAATATTGTTGAGCATGTCAAAATCTAAATAATTATAAATATTGTTTTTATCCAATGCAACAATTTTCCAATTGGGATTGTAATATTTCCATGATTGTAAACAATAGTCACATAATCGATTATTTCCCCAACCACTATCCCAATACATATAAATTGTCTTGGGTAGCACAGTTGTTTTGTTTGATTTACATAATTTGACAATTATGAATAATGTAATAATTATGATAATAATACATAATATTGAATATAGCAGTTTCATATATATCTTGTTAAGATTTAAAAAATTGAATTATATACTTCTTGAATCGAGAAAATATTGGTGTATAAGAAAATGACATTAACTAGCTTGACCACATCAATTGAATCAGTATTTTTTGGCAGTGAGCCACAATATATACAAGATATTATAGTAGCAATTAAACATAATACAGATAATGACCAAAATAGAGATACAAAAACATTGAATCTTTATTATTATTTGATTAATTCTGCCCCACACTTTTACACTTGTTCCAATCAATCTGTCAGTAATCGTATCAAAATATCGAACATCGAAAACATAATTTCAATATTAGGAACAAATAAATCAGATATGTGTGTATATTTTAATTATGGTTGCTCATTTTCGTTGCAAATCGCGAACGAGCAAATTATAATTAATGAGCACAGTATAAAGTACAATCAAGAAACTATTGATTCTTTGATCAAAGTATTTTCAAAAATTTTAAACAACATGATTAAAATGCAAGAAGCATCTGCGTTGGAAAGATTAAATAATATGGATAATACGTGCACACGTTTACTGCTAGAATATTTCAACTCGAAATATGCATCAGATGAATACAAGCAATTATACATGAAAATATTTAACGTTGATTCAGATACAGCACAATTAAAAAAAGAACTTGAAGAAGCTAAAAAAAATCAATGTGATATCCATAGTTTACATGAAACATATATCAAACAGGTTTATGAAATGGAAAATGAAATTACAAAACTTAAATCCGTTAACGAAAAACTACAAAGCAATGTTTCAAGTGATGAACTCGAACAATTCAAAAAAGAGAAAAGAGAAGAGATTGATTCAGTATGTGAAAAATACATGATTCTATTGAAAGAAGCGGAATCAAAAATAACTGAGCGCACCGATCTTACAAAAACTCTTGAAGAAGAAGTGCGAGCCGAATTATATGACAAATTATATAGTGAGGTTAGAGAAAGCCTGTCTACAATCAATGATGAAATTCGTGAACAACAGCGACCAATCATTGAAACTGAAATTAGAAATAAACTACATGATGATTTGTACGAAGAAGAACGAAACATGATAATAGAACAAATCAGACATGAAGAAATCGAAAACATTCAGCAAGGAATCAGAGAAGATTTATATGAAGGTTTCAAAACAGAATTATACAACGAAGTACAAACCGAACTAATGACCTCACTTGAACCAGAAATCAGAGAAGAACTGAAAGAAACACTTCAACAAGATGATGAATTCATCGAAAATGCGAAAGAAGATGTCAGAAATGACTTTCGAACAGAGGAATCTTTAATTGAAGAAGTTAAGGAAGAGATTCGAAGCGACTTTGAAGATGATGATGATTTTATTGAAGAAATTCGCACAGAGATCAAAACAGAAGTATATGACAGTGTCAAAGAAGAATTACGCGAACAAATTAAATCAGATCTACTTGGTCACGAAGATATGGTATCTTGTGTAAAAGATTTATTAAAAGATAATGAATGCTTTATTGGTGAATTTATGTCAGATTTATCTGAAGACGACACATTCATGACAACAATCGAAAGTAGATTTAAATCTGATCTTGAATCAAACGAAGAATTTATGTCAATACTAAAAGAACAAATCAAAACGGAACTGCAAGCCAAACATTCAGAATCTAAAGCTGATATGTTACAAACACTCAAACTAGAAATTCTTCAACAAATCAATGAATTAGTGTAAAACTATTTAGAGACATGTTTATTTATTAATTTACTTTTAGAAATAGTATAGTTTTTTTCTTTTTCATATATATACTAAACGCCATTAGTTAAATGGTATAATACTTCGCTTCCAACGAAGAGTCGCGGGTTCGATTCCTGCATGGCGTATTCATAAAGAGTCGTTAGTTTAGTGGTAAAACATTGACCTACCAAGTCAAAGCTCTATGTTCGATTCATAGACGACTCATAACACTATTAGTTCAGTGGTAGAATACTTCGTTGCCAACGAAGTGGCCCGAGTTCGATTCTCGGATAGTGTATAGCTTTATTAATTCAATGGTAGAATATCCGGTTTCCAACTGGACGATCTGGGTTCGATTCCTAGATAAAGCAAATATTAAATTTAACAGCTGGTATCGTATAATGGTTCAGTATTCTCCGTTGTCAGCGGAGGGGTCAGGGTTCGATTCCTTGTACTAGCGTAAATTTTTATACATATTTATATCAAGGGGATGTAGCTCCAATTGGTAGAGCGCTTGCTTAGCATGCGAGAGGTTGTTGGTTCAAGTCCAATCATCTCCAAACCTTTATATAAATAATAATTAATTAACGAACATGGTTTAATGGTAAAATTTGATAATCCTTTAGTGAATTTATATGTGGTTATATACAATCTGAGATTAAATTCTCCTCATTAGAGTAGTATTGTTAATATAAAAATATATTATAATTTGCGCTCATCAAGACGTGGGTTCGATTCCCACTGTTCGTAACTGTTAATTAACATATAGATCCTATGGCCCAGTTGGTTAAGGCGTCTCCTTTACACGGAGAAGATCACAGGTTCAAGTCCTGTTAGGATCAATCTTGATAATTTGATTAATATCTAACTGATATAACTAATTAAATTCGGCATACTCAAATATGCCAATTTGTTAATTTTATTGGTGATTTGAGATTAACTTCTCTCAATTATCAAGGGCTCGTAGCTCCAATGGTAGAGCGCTTGTTTTGCAAACAGGAGGTTGCAGGTTCGATCCCTGCCGAGTCCATAAAATATAATTTTATAAATTTGTTTATAAAAAAATATTCACAAGTCATATTCGCTTCTTATGAAATCATCAAACAGTTTATGTTCAATTGGTTTTTTTTTGATTTTATCATTGAAACAGTTAATAAATAAGATGATTAGTGTAAAAACACCAATGATGCATTCAATTACTAGATTGTATGAATCTAGGTCATTTTTGTAAGCTGCATATAAGACAATCTCAATTAATACTATTATTGCTGACGTTAGTAACAGAGTACCAAAATTAATCATTCTGACATTAAAATTCTTTTCCAATGATGACCACAGCATACTAATATTTGCAATTCCGCCCAGCGCTACAAATATTGTTGGCATATAAAATATTGCTTCATCACGAAGCAATGTCGATGAATTTACAACATATGTTGTATATGTTTGATTACAACTCACATACCAAACGTATGTATTCAAAGATCTAAGAACCAATGTAAGCAACATCTGACCTAGTGCCAATGTATAATATTTTTTATCATATGACGAACATTTCGCCGAAGTAGTTTGTTTTAACATATTTAAATATAGTTAGTTACAACTATATTTAAATTGTCTAATTACAATATATTATTTCAATTTTTTTTAAATCCTGTGAGAACCTGTAAACAGACAATTTTTTTAACTGCTCTGAAAATCACACCATACTTTTCATATAAGTATAATAACGATCATGTACGATTTTAGTATTTTCATCTGACATCTGTACAAGTGGTAATCTTGGTATATTATTTTTAAATATACCAGTTAGTCTCAATAACTCTTTTCCTGGAACTGGATTTGACTCTATGAATAATCCTTTAATAACAGGATGTAATTTAATATATTTTTTAGTCGCTTCATCATAATTATTTCTTGAACATAACATATAAACCTGATTTATTTGTTCTGGTAAAATATTTGCTACAACACTGATTACACCCGAACCACCAATTGACATGATTGGTACAGTCAAACTATCATCTCCTGAAAATAATTGTATGTCACATAAACTTCTAATGTTAATCGCTTGTTCTAACGATCCAGATGCTTCTTTAATTGCACAAACATTTTGACATGAATTATAAACATTGCAAATTGTTGCTGGTTCTAATCCAACACCACATCTAGAAGGTACATTATATAAAATAAACGGAATAGGTTGTAATTCCTCATTGTTACAAACAAATTCAAAATGAGATTGTATTCCATTTTGCGATGGTTTATTATAATTAGGCACAGTAATCATCATATAGTCACACTGATCTTTTACTTCTAATGCAAATTTTAACGTAGCAATAGTATTGTTACCTCCGATTCCCACTACAACTTTTTTTTTACCTTTGAACCTATTCCATACCAAAGAAACTAATGTTCTTTTTTCGACTAAACTTAATGTAGGAGATTCGCTAGTTGTACCCAAAACAACTACACCTGTTATATCACTTGAATCTGTTTTATCTAATAATTTGTTGTAACTATCATAATCAATACTAAAATTTTCATTAAAAGGGGTCATTATAACCGAATAAACACCATTATTTATATTCATTTTCATTTTCCGTTAATATTTAAAATTATTACTTCTTTATGTATAAAAATATACGACCATAACTTTTTAATTAAAAAAAGTTGAAAAAATATATCATATGAATGGTAATATATGAAATGTATAATAATTAATACTATATAAAATGGATTTTGATTTTAGAAAATTTATTTGCGGGAACAACCGCAACAAATATTTACCAGGATGGGTATGTGAAAAGTTTCATCCGCATGGATGTTTTGGTAAAATTACTTTACCAAAACATCCGGAAGCTACTGAAACTGATTCCGTAGAACCAGATACACAAAAAGAAACAAATCATGAAGTAAAGAAATATGATAACATTACGCTTTGTGGAGGTAAATAACTTTGAAAATCACATATTTATTTATTCAATAATACATTAAATATGCATCATGACATAAGTCAGTTGCTTTTTCATAGAGTTTAACTGCTTCAATAAATTTACCTGCTTTTTCGACTTTTATACCTTCACCATATATTTTAATTCCTTCTTTTTCTTCTTCGCTAAATTCATTATCTAATTTGTGCGCTTTATATATCATATCTGTCCTCATCATATATTTACATCCATTATTTACAGTTTCACCATCATGTAATATATTTTGATTAAATATCAAACACATACCTGGAGTAGCTTTCAATTTTAAAAATATGGTAGCTATATTATTATTAAATGGTTTCTTTGGATTTAGTCCATAAAAACGTGTAGTTCCATCATCATAATCATCATTAAGATATACCATACAAGTCTTAAAAGTTCTTTCGTTGAGCGGATTAGGATTGTAACCTGAATCACAATGTTTGTCAAATTTATTTGAAGGATTATATTTGCACAATCTCAAAATTGGATTCAAGTGACTATAATTCCATTTTCCATGATGAAATGATCCAGCACTGAGAGTTGTTGAATCACTATTTATTAATAATGATTGTGGTGATATTCCACATGCAAGACTTTGTGCATTATCGTTAACATGTAATATTCTTTTTTCAATTTCATTTATAATAGTCGTCGATTTACACTTGATTCGATCATTGTTTCTTGTATATAGATTATAACCGATTAATTGTTCATATCCAATTTTGTCGGTTGTTTCTATAATTCTGCTACATTCTGTTTTAGAAAACAGATTATAAAGTACAAATCCATCACTTGGTTTTAGACATGTTTTATAATCAGAATCATTATCTACTAAATCACATAAGTCAACTTTTTTGATGAGTGACACATCAAACTTATCAAACTTTACTTTAATATCTGGATGAATTTTATTTTCCATATTTATAAATATATTCAGTCATAAGTACATGATTAATATAATTAATATTCAATTTTTAATATAAAAATACAGTCACTAATTTTAAATTTTATTGGTAGATATAACTGATGATATCCATACATGCCATAAAAAGATTGATTCGCGTACACAATATAACAAAAAGCAATGGCAAAGATGTCTTAAAAGATTTAGAAAAATTAATTAAACCAATACCAAGAAAAATTACTATTTGGCCATCTGGTCCAATTGAGCCTCCGAAACTTCAAGTTGGAATTTCTATACGCGAGCCAAGTCAAAGAATTAAACCAATTGGAATACAAAAAAAAATTTAGTTTTTGTTAAAAATATCAATAAAATTATGTTTAATCATATATATGATTTCAACTCGTGCAATAAAAGCATTTATTCGTACACATAATTCTTTACAAAGCAACAAAAAAGATATATTGAAAAGTCTCGGAAAAATGATAGGAAATAAATCTGAAAAACTTATAACTAAAACTGTAAAAACTCCTATGCCTAAATATATCGATATGCGTGATCATGTAGATAGATTTTAATTTATTAAATAATGTTAATAAATTAAAAAATTATTAAACAAGTTTTACATACCTGTATTTGGTCGAGCGCCAAATATTCCAATGTCTTTTAACCAATTATATGTAAGTTGTGACATTGGAGGAACTTTACAACCACAAATCATATCAGTTGGTACTTTTACTTCTGCATGAGTAATATTGCTTATGCCAAACCATGTATCAGGTCTACAATTATGCTCATTGCACGATTTTAAAATATTTTCAATTGCTCTTTGACGATTAAATTTGTCAGGATGTAAAATCGCGTTCCAAGGTAAAATACGTCCGGAACAATTCCATTCGACAAGATTTTTATACACATATGCATTAACATCAATATCTTTGCCTTCGCTTCGTGCTTGCCTGAAAATATCATCTGCCATAAGTTGCATTATCTTTGTTACAAACGGAGCATTAGTGATTCCAGCATATTTTGCTGAAATGGTTTGAATATACATTAAACGATTCCAACCCAATGCTACACCATTAAAACCAGTGCTGTTGACTCCAGATGCTCGTGACTCTGCACAAATATTACAATTATTACAATAGTTATACTGTAACGGCTGTTTTTTGCATTTACGACAAATATTTTTTCTTGGTAAAACTCGTCCATATCTGTTAACACATTTTTTTACACCTTTATGCCATTGATCCTCAGCATATAATCCAAGTTTATACAACCATTCCATACTTTTTAAAATATATACGTTTCACATATTCTCTCGGAATCAGCTTATAAATTTCGTCATAAGGCATCAATAAACCAAGAATTGTTGTACTGGTCGGTTCTTTTAGTAATGCTTCATCAAATAGTTTACGCATATGTGTTGTAAATCCACCTTGTTTTTGACTTTCTGTAGTAAATTCTTTACGCTCAGAAAATACACTACAGCATAACGCAAGTAATACCGTGCTGATAGGACATTCTTTTTGAAAAATTGCCCAAGAACCAAATTGTTCTTGTATAATTTCATCTGACATAATTGTAATTAAACCAGTTTTAGCAATTGGCATAGCTTTTGCTGCAATCCAAGATGGCCACCATATTTCAAGACGACCTTCCAATTTAGCCAAACACATAAATGCACGACGGCGATCCGGAAAATGCGAAAAAGATGTATTTTTCATATCAGTATGTTTCTTTAACTTAAATTGTGCACGACACGTTTTTCGTCCAGTGGAAACAATCGAATGACGACTCCATCTACTATTTAGTGTATTTTTACTCGTCTGATAATTCTTATTAGATGTTTTGATAAATCCCTTAATTCCAGTTATACCAACACACACTTTTGCAATTTCTAACCATTCACGAAGAAAAATCGGATCACTAAATTCCCGCTGAGTAGGAACACATAAATCTTCTGATTTAGCTTTTTTTTGAATCCATATCATATTATTTTTTAACTTTTCAGTAAAAAATAACGCTTCATCATTTGAATTTGCTGGCACAGGATGCCATTTAGATGACATATTTGATTCCATTTGAACATTGTCATAAATTGGCTCTTCATAATAATTATCTATCTGATATTGTCGCTTCAAATCTGTTTGATAAGACTCTAGAACCGTATCAATTCGCTCATCGTTCGATAATTTTACCTGCGCAAACTCACTTGCACGAAAATTCACCAATACATTTTGTATCATGTGACGCTCTCTTAAATATTGACATAAATTAATATCTAAATTAGATGTTCCATTAAAAGATAAAGATTGATCGTTCATTGTACACATACTAAAATGCATTGCTTTAAGTACAATCAATCTATATTGACTCATCATGATATTCATATACCTGATATCAACTATAATATTACTATTTGTAACTAATTAAACATATTATAATATTTAATTAATTATATAAATTATATAAATTAATTCACCAAATCCAGAAAAAGAGTGATAATAGTGTTTTTTTTGTTATACTTGCCAAGTATAATAAACTTTTTATCGGAAATATTCTTTTTTTTTGAATAATACCTTTCTTTTTCTTTTGCCTTTTCCATTTTATGAAGTTGCGTTCGTTAATGATCCAGAATCTGTTTTGGAGAAATCATAGAGAAGAATAAAACAATAAATGAATAATCATCAATTATTTTGCATTATGTCAGTCTTAATAAACTGATAACATAACGCCTTAACAACTTAAGTATATTTGAAGCATATCACGTAACATAAAATGGTGTATCAAAAAAGAGCTATTTCCTATTGAACTGTTACATCAATTAAGATATACAGTATAATATAATTGTAATAATTGATTATTATCAAACATACAATTGAATAAATCGTTTTGGCAAACGAACTATTCCTTACTCTTCCAAAAATTCTTTTGAAGCAAATCGGATTGGTTTATTGATACTGGTGTATATTTACTCCCCCCTTAGAAAACATACATTAACCCTATCAACAAGTGTGTGTTTAAGTATTGTTAAATTTTGTAATAAAATAAGTCAGGTAAAAATATCTTTTGATTTTAGAAAATCAACGCAATTTTGAGTCATTGGTGATACATACTTGCCATCAATATTATCAATTAAATCGTTGAGTTTTGTTGCATTATAATCTTTAAATTGTGCAATCCACGGCTCAACTCTACTTTTATATTTAGCACATAATCTTACTATTTCATTTAGTGCGAATTTTTCATCAAAAGTATCTGGATGTAACACGGCATTCCACGGAAGTATTCTATCAACTCCTTGCCATGATCTAATTAAATTTTTAAATATTATTAAATAAGCTCCATTATGGATACCAGTTTTATTTAACGATAATTTGGCAATATCGATTAGGATTGGAATATTTTTAATACCAGCGTACTTGGCTGATATAACTTGAAAATATCTTAACTTTGACCATCCATTAACAACTGTATTAAATACAGAAATATTAACAGTAGATGATGGTTTATTTCCAGTGGACATGCTTTTGTAAAGTTTATGAGTATTCCATTTTTCTTCAATATACAATGCAAATATATGTAGCCACTTCATTGTTTTTTCATAAATAGTTTTTGAATATTCGGCAGATAATTTAGAATAAACTTTTTCTATTGGCAACATCAATGCTAATATATCTATACACTCTGGTTCATTTTCAAATATCTCATCGATCAATTTTTGTAATGGAGAACTGAGCTTATCATAGCAAACTACTTGTTTTGGTTTTTTCACTTGCTTCATTTCATATAAATAGAAACTTATAAAAATAGATGTATATGGATATTTTTTGATAAAATTATACCAAGATCCATATTTAGTATTAATTAGATCATTTAATTCAAAATGTATCAATGCAGTTTTTGAAATTAAATGTGCATTATTATTGATCCATGATGACCAATAATAACGCATTCGACCTTCAAGCATTGACAATAATTTAATTACTTTAATTCTGTTATAGTAGCTGTTTAATTTTAATAGTTTATTTGAGATCACAAATTTAGCATGACCAATAATATTAAAATGAGCTCTACATGTTTTACGTTTTTTTTTATGAGTATTTTTATTGTCAGTTTGAACATATTTTTTGATGTTTTTAACACCTGTACATGTTTTAACTTTTTCTAACCACTCTCGTAATGATATGGGATTATAATCATTTTCAGGACAAGAAATATTACAAATTTCCGATACCCAATTGATTTCTTTTTTTCTTTCGTTGGTAATGAATAGTGGAATACATGTACTAGTATATGTATGGTTGTTTACGCGTTGTGCCACATGTGTCTGTGGCACAGCGCAGTATAATTTATGTATAATAGATTCTATCTTACTATCAGTCATACCGAGAATTTCAGGCAAATCCTTTTTAATTCCACACGGACGGTTTCTCCCAGTAAATACAATTTGTTTGAATAATTCAGAATTGAATTTGTTATAATCAATACATGATGATATTTTTGACATTTCTTGAAATTTGTGTATTAATCTATAAATAGTAGTAATTTAATAAAATTATTAAATTTCAATATTTTTGATAAATAAAGTGGCCAAGAGAGAAATATCATTTATTTTAATAGTTATACATTATGTACTGGTCCTATCATTAATTAATAAATATTACATTTTAATCAGGTGATTAGTTAAATGTAATATTTATATGAATAATTGATTCAAGGTGTTACCTGTTATTATTGCATAACTATTAATAAAAATGGATTTTACCAATAAGGTAAAATCAAATATTAATGATTCTAGGTGAATCTTTGATGTGTATTAATCCTCGTTCTTTTGATAGTCTTTACAAATTACATTAAGTTTTCGATTAGGAATCAAGCATAAACTAGATATGGTGTTTATGTTTATGCGTTTCCCGAAAAGCAGTTAAGATCCGTAATGACAGAGAGTAAAATCATAAAAATTGTTTATGATTCAAAAAATATTTAATGTTTCGTTTATGAGCATATAATATTAAATATTTAAAATAGAGGATTGTTATTTATGTTTTTTTGTTTCATCATGTAATTACACAAAATAAATGTACAATTTAAATTCCGTATTTATTCGAATTTATGAATTTTACAATGATTTATTATAAAATTATGTACATTTGATTCAGGCCAATAATATATTTGGAAACTATTCATTAAAATCATAATGAACAATTAATTAAATATACAGTTATGTATATTTTCAAATTAATAGAGCTCAAATAGTCTAAAAATCAATTTTTTTCTACTATAATATACCACTTGATATGATATGATATGATATAGTATTTAAAATAGTACATAAAGAATGCTTTTTTATTGATAGAAAGAAAATGGAAAAACCTACATATGGACAATATATCGTGCCTACATCTGATCAATTAGTTAATTTTGGAGTTGGACAACCATGTAATGAAGAATTACCATTAATTATTATTAAAAAAGCATGTAATGATATATCAGAAATAAATGATTATTCTCTATTGCAGTATGGAGACATACCTGGATATTATGGATTCAGAAAACAATTATCAAGTTTTTTAGAAAAAAGATATGGAGAAGAAGTTGATGCAAATGAATTATTTATAACAAATGGTGTAACTGGTGCAATTGCATTGATATGTTCGTTATACAAAAATAAAAATAAAATTAAAAAAATATATGTTGAAGAGCCGACGTATTTTTTAATGATTAATATTTTTAAAGAATTAGGATTAGAAATTGAAACAATTTCTCTTGAGAAGGATGGTATAAATGTAGATGAATTAGAGGATAAATTAAAACAAGATGACAATGAAACAAAAATGTTATATACAATTCCGGCGTTTCATAATCCAACAAGTATTACAATGAGTCATGAAAAGAAACAAAGGATTTCAGAACTGTCACATAAATACAATATGATCATTTTAGCAGATGAAGTGTATCAATTATTATATTTTGATGAAGAAAACAAGCCACCTCTACCACTGCACTATTATGGTGGTAAAACGTATTCAATATCATCATTTTCTAAAATATTAGCACCTTCATTGCGTCTTGGTTGGATTCAAGCATCTCCCGAATTATTAAAACCATTAAAAGAGTGTGGTCAGTTAGATAGTAGTGGGGGTATAAATCCATTCATAAGTAGAATTGTGCATAATGTGATAAGGAGTGGTGACATGGATAAATATTTGGACGATGTTAGACTGACACTAAAGAAACGATGTGGTATTTTGGGGGATCATTTGCAGGGATCATTTGATTTTGTTAAACCGAATGGTGGATATTTTATATGGATAAAACTGCCATTTGATTCGTTGGATTTTTTGGATTATTGTGTTAAAAACAAAGTTAAATTTCATACTGGAAATAAATTTTCATCAAATGGTTCATTGAGAGAATACATCAGATTAAGTTTTTCATTTTATGATTATGAAGGATTAAAAATTGGTGCGAACAGACTAATAAAATGTTATAAAAAATATGTTAGTGAAAAGATGAATATTCTTAATGTTTCTATTCATGGTGGATCTGGAAGATTAGGAGCAAAAATTATTAATCATATTCAAAATAAAATATATGAAAAGTCTGAAATGAAAATAAATGTTTTTAATAAAATCAGCAGAGATCTTGATGTTAAATTAACTGGAATTAATGATGTAATTGTTGATGTAACAAGACCAGAAGCACTTGAATCATTGTTGATCAGATTAATTCGGGATGGATATACAGTTCCTTTATTGATTGGTACGACTGGTAAGTTACCATATGATTTGATTAAAGAATATTCTAAAAATGCACCAGTTGCGGTAATTTCAAATTTTTCTTATGGAGTTCCGTCGTTATTGAGCGTATTAGATAAATTTGATATTGATAATTGGAAAATATCAATAGAAGAGATACATCATATTCATAAATTAGATAAACCAAGCGGGACAGCGAAAAGTATAGCTGGAGCGTTAAATTATAATGGGGAAATTAACAGTGTTCGGCAAGGTGAAGAATTTGGAACACATATAATTAAATTAGAAAATGAAAATGAAATGTTAGAGTTTACGCACAAGGCAAAAACAAGAGACATATTTGCATCAGGATCATTACGATTTATGAAGTGGATTACCGAACAACCAAATGGTGTATATTACAGTATGACTAAAAAAGATACAGATTATTTTGAATTATGGAGCGGATGTGGTAATACATTTGGAATAGTCGATCATAAATATTTGAACAATGACAACATATCAAAGTATTGTGATTTTTTCAATGTGGACGGGATAATAACATATAAAATATTTGATGATCCAGATATGCTATATGATTTTGAATGGACATATTATAATAGAGATGGTAGCTGTGTGGAAATGTGTGGAAATGGTGCAAGGTGTGTATCAAAATGTTTATCAAACAAATTAAACACAACATATTTGTATTTTAGAAACAACTTTGATATTGATATGAGTGCTAGAATAGAGGGAAATAATGTAAAAGTTCATATGCCATTATGGGATAAATATGATGGTGAGAAAGACGGTTACTTTGTGATGGTAGGTGTACCACATGCAATATTATACTTGGATTATGAACAATTTACAAATAAATTTTATTCGGATTTAAAAATATTTTATGATGAAGCAAATAAAATGTCACAGGAAAAATTTGGCACGACTTGTAATGCAAGTATAGTTTGTGATAATAAAGATAAAATTTTAATAAGAACGTATGAAAGAGGAGTTGAAAAAGAGACAGGTGCGTGTGGAACAGCGTGTTGTGCAGCACATTATATTAACAAAAATAATGGTAAAAAGACATATATAACGAGTTCTGGAGAAGAATTATATGTTGAATTTATGAATGGACAATTATGGTTAGAATCTGAGGTAAAACTATATATTATTGATAAATGATCATTTATGAAGAATTAAAAATATTGAATAACCATGTATTTAAACGCTAAATTCATTTAATAGGAAATAAATGAATTTAGGGATAATTGGTGCAAGTGGAGTTGTTGGAATGGAGTTAATTAAACTATTAGAGAATAATCATTTGAAAATTAAATATTTTTCAATAAGGTTATTTGGTTCATCAAGATCCAAGGACACAAATATTAATTTTAGGGATACGAGTTTAACAATAGAACTATTAGATGAAAATATATTTGCATATTTAGATATTGTGATATTTTGTACTGGGAATGATATAAGTCGTAAATATGTACCAATTGCAAATATAAATAATTGTATATGTATTGATCATTCGTCTGAATTTAGAATGTGTAAAGATATTCCATTGATAATACCTGAAATAAATAGTAATTTGGCAAAAGATCAGAAAATAATTGCAAGTCCGAACTGTTGCACTAGTTTACTATGTATGATATTATATCCATTAACAAAATTAGGTAAAATAAAAAAAGTAACAGTGAGTACATACCAAGCAGCAAGTGGTGCTGGGATAAATGGGTTAAATGAATTGACTCAGCAAATACATGATTATTCCAATAATAAACAGTTAAAAACAGATTATTTTAAAAGACAATATTTATTGAATGTTTTTTCTCATAATTCAGATGTTGATATAGACAATGGCTACAATGACGAAGAAATAAAATTGGTAAATGAAACATTTAAAATATTAGGCATAAAAGTAAATCCAACATGTGTAAGAGTACCTGTTTTAAGATCTCACTGTGAATCAGTAGCTATTGAATTTGAACACAGTGTTGAATTATTGAGTGTTTATGATGTATTGTCGAAGTTCGACGGTGTAAAAATAAAGGATAATAAAATATCTAATCAATTTCCAGAACCGATTAATACAGAAAATAAATTTGATATTTCGGTTGGCAGAATACGACATGATATTACAGACAAAGAAAACAAAACTATCAATTTATTTTTATCAGGTGATCAATTGTTGAAAGGGGCAGCGTTAAATTCATATCAAATATTAAAATATTTAGCTGAATTTATTTAAATTTTTTTGTTATAGTTTATCTAAATAATAGTTTATTTAAGTATATGGATTTTGATATAGATATAGGATTAAACATGGATTTTAAAAATAAATCAACAGAAGAATTACATACAATTGATGAAAAATTTATAACTTTGATGCCACCTAACTTCAATAATGAAGTTTTAATTATGAATAACATGCAAGTTACTTATTTAGTCAGTCCGATCAGTACCAAAGAAAAAATATCCATTTATTTAAGACGGTTTGATAAACATATAATTATGGCTACTCCTAATATTCAAATTTTTTTATATGATATAGCTAAAAAATGTAAAATGAAACTATTAAAAAATTTTGCGTATCCCAAAAATTTTTTTAAGTTAATTTTATATACTCCAGATGCTGAACACAGAAGCGAACTGATATTAAAAGCATTTTATAAAAAAAAGAAATTATATTTACATGTTTACTATGATAAATATAATCCTCTTGATAATCATTTTTTAGATAATTTTTATTAATTTTTTTTGTCAAAGTTTATCAAGATATTTTTTATAATATTTTTATAAACTTTTTGGGTCAATCATAGGAGATGAAAATATTTTATGTTGTAATGCGTTTACTGCAACTACTATACAATATATTCCAAATCCATATTTTGTCATTGAAAGTGATACTGGTGATATTAATCTTTGTGCGTACATGATTATATAAATAATTGCTTTATCTATAAATAATATTGATCCAATATTATATTTTTTCAATTTTATTGTATGATTTAAAACGATAAAAAAATATCATTGTATAATATAATGTATGATGTTTCTTTAGCTAATGATATGTTAAAAGAACTATCTTATTCACGTAAAATTAATTATAAAAAATATTTCTCTAATAATAAAAATAATAATTTAACATCTGATAATAAAAATTATTATTTAACATCTGATAAACAATGTATATGTAAAGACAAATGTACCTCATGGTGTCATGTAGGTGATTCATGTCCCGGTCATAAAAGAGGGTGGACTGGTAAATATAAAAATTGTAATTCATCTATAAAATACACTTATGACGAAGCACAGCAAATGATAGAACAAACTAATAATAATATTATGCAACAACAAGAAACGGTTAAAAGACAACAAGAAGAATTAGTAAAAAGACAACAAGAAAGAAGAAATCAATTAGAGCTAGAAAAAGCTAGAAAATCATTTGAACGTGAGAGATCAATTGTCAAAATTAGACAAGCTGGAATACTAGCTAAGCAAGAATTACCAGAAACCAAACAAATTATCGATACATTTCAGGAAAATTTAAAAAATCGTAATATTTCAGCAAAAATTACAATGCTGTTACAAAAAAACAGAGCATTTACATTTTTGGGTTATTATAAATTTAGAAATACTAATGTCAAAGTCATAATTAAGTTTTTAGCTCCTGAAGGCATAAGCGGGAATGAAGCGAAAATACAAAAACTTGCTGCGGATTATGATGTTGCTCCTGGTATATATTTAAATTATCAAAATCAAATTATAATAATGGAATATTTGTCAATTGAAGATGGGTGGATCACTCACAGCGAAATTTACAAATTTGAAAGTATAACTAAAAAGCACATACTTCATGATCAATATAAAAATATATGTGATAAAATTAATAAATTGTCTAGATTAGATATTGATCATGGTTCACTAAAAGGAGACAATATAATGTTTAATTATAAAAATGGAGATGTTCGAATATTAGATTATGAAAGCTCACGCATCACGCAAAAGAAACAAATCAATTCAACTGGAACATATACACATTATTGTAAAATTACATTACCAGATGTATTACCAGTAGATTATACAGATACAACTCATCTATCTCATCTATCTCATCTATCTCAACATAAATTATGAATATTTAGTATAACTTAAATTATACTAAATATAAATTGTAACATTTTAATCTTTAATTGAAAAACTAACTGATGCACCTGATGGTACATTATGGTGATTTAGCGAGTCTGCGTTATTTGGTTTCATGCCAAATACGGTTGTGTTAATCTTGCTTGCAGGTGTATTTGTGACATTTCCGATCATTGTTTTTATGTTTGTGATCGAGCTGTTCATATCAACATTTGAGATAAATCTTTGTCCAGTTTGTTTATTTTTGAATGTGATATCAGCGGTATTTGATCCACCTTTTTGAGAAGATGTGGTGTAGCTACTAGAATTATAATTTATTTTATAAATTAACATGTTTGAGGAGTTGGGTTCGATAATCATATACTTAATAAACTATAATATTTTTAAAAATACCGAGTTAGATTTGTAATAAATGGATTAAGTACTAGTTTTTTTAATGAGTGATAATGGATTTTTGCATATTGACCATGTTTTTTCATTACCAACTATTCTTAAGACATGTTTCGCTCGTGTCAATGCAACATTGAGTCTTCTATGATCAGACCAAAACCCCATTTTATCACCTGTTCGTACAGTGGTTAGTATGATGAATTCTGCTTCTCTGCCTTGAAAAGAATCAATTGTGTGAACTTGACATTTTAGATTATCGTTTGCTAACAGTTTTCTTAATAAATTACATTGAGCTTGATAAGGACATATTATAACGGTATCCTTAATATTGAATTCTGTAATTAGATCTAAACATTTTTCAGCTTCTTTTTTATTTTGATAACTCGTACCAACTCGTTCTTCTTCTCCATCAACATTTATGATTTCGAGCGGTTTTATGGATTTATGAGGATTTTTTTTTTTATCATATTCTGTTTTTAGTTTACCTTCATAGAATTGTTCATTTGGAAATTTAACGATATCTGGGTGCATTCTTCTTTGAACATTGAGCAATGTGGATGGATAATTTAAATTCATTAATCTTGTCATTAAGCTTCTATCATGATCATATTCAATTCCTTCTTTAGATACAACTGCTGGTAATTGTTGTGGATCACCTGCTAAATAAAGGTGTCTTACTTCGTGTCTTAACAATCCCCACATCCAAGATTCTTGGCACTGTGCTGCTTCGTCAACCAATATTGTTTTGAATTGTTGATTATCTAACACACTTCCATATCTCATTGATACAGTTGTGAAAATAACTTTATCTGTGTTTGGATTCCATTTTAATCTTTCTTCTTCTGGTATGCTTAATAATTTTGGATTAGACAAAACTAAACTTCCATTAACATTGAATGTTTTCGCTCTGTTATATAAATTAATAGTTCCAATATTACTAACCGCACAAACTAAAAATCGTTCTGATTTTGTGGATTTTTTTAATAATTCAGATAATGTTTGAATTAATTTATATGTTTTACCTGTTCCAGGTGGACCGTGAAATATTGTCAATGAACAGTCATCTTTTGTGACTGGTTCGCCTTTTAATAACGCTGGTAACAAATGTTCATATGGATCGGCAAATTCTAATGAATCTAAATGTCTTTGGAATGGCAAAGGACTTTGATGAATCACAACTTGTGCTGGATCAACTGAAGTAGGTTTATTTGGATCTTTATCTTTATTTTCATCTTCATCTTCATCTTCTTGTTCATTTGTAACATTGTATAATTCTTCCATATACAATTGTTCTTCCTCAGCGATCTTTTTTTCTTTGGCTTCTTTTCTCTTCATTTTCTTTTCTTCGTTTTCTTTCTTTTTGGCTTCTCTTTTAATTTTATTTTCTTCTTTAATTTTATTTTTTTCATACATAAGTTCGTCATATTCGTTCTTTTGTTCATCATATTTTTCTTGTTTTGAGTTTAATTCACTATCAATTTCATCTTTACGTTTGGTATGTTTTTCGATTTCAGATTCTAACTCATGGTGTTCTTTTATTTCATCATCAGTCGCTTTATTTTTTTGTATTTTTTTTTCATATTTTTTTTTCTTAGTATCTGCTTTTTGTATATCTTTATCTATTTTTTGATATTCTTTTTCCATTTCCTTAATTTCGTTTTTTTCAGTTTTGAGATGTTCTTTATCTTCTTTAATTGTTAGTTGTTCTTCTTTTTTTTCTTCTGCTTTTTCTTTTTGTTTTTTGTCTCTTTCAGCTTTTTTTTCCATTTCCTTGAGTAACTGCTCTGGGGTTTTTTCTTTTTTCTCTTTTTTTTCTCTATGAATAATTAATTTTTTATCTGCAGTATCAGACACTATACCAGGACTAGAAGTTTTTAAATTTACAGCATGTAATAATGGTGATTCTGATAAAATTTCTAGTTGCATTGCTTTGTTAGCTTCAAATCTTAATTGATTTGTAAAATACAAAATTGCTGTTTTTGTGTTATTGAGTTTTAAAGGTATTTTTTCTCCTTCTTGTTCGTTGTTGTGGAATGTTACAGCGGATTTTAATAACTTGTTTAAAAATGCTTTTGAAAATTTCATTCAATAATATTATATTTATTCCTATAATATTATTTAACAAAATATACGAATTATAATGATGAAGTGCCAAATGGTAATTTTGCTTGTAATCTTTGTGTAAGATACACCATTTTAGCTTTCAATTTTGTTTGTGTGATTGTGAAAATTAATCCAGCACCCATAATTAAACCAGTTGTATTTTCTCCAAATTTACCTGATACATAGTTACTGGAATATTTACAACAGAATGGAATTAAATCTGCAATACGTTTTACAAAATAAACAATTAATGTTAAAATAATTAAATGTAATGAAACTTCTATGAATAAGCGCCATAATGGTTTATTTTCGTCTAATTCCGGTGAAGCAGCATCAAGTGCAGCACCACATATATTTCCTAACCAGTATGAAATAAACACATATTGAGATATTTCCAATAATTTTTGAATTTTGATGTTATTGATTCTAAATACTTTTGCTAAAGTGTCGGGCATTATGATATAATATAACTATATTTTTATTTTAGTTGTTGTGTAAAATGATTTGTAATTCATCACAATCTTTAATGTAAGATCTACATAATGGACATTTCATATTTTTAACTGAACTATAAACATAATTCAAACATTCAAAGCAATATTGATGTTTACATCTGGTTATAATATTTGCTTTTGCATAATGACAAATTGGACAAAATTCTAAATTATTATTTTCTATTTGAACACAATTAATTATTTTAATATTTTCTCGAATATGCCATTTAATAATTTGATCGTCGTCTGTTTTTAAAATATACAATTTTGGTTTTAGATTGTGTAACAATCTACATATATCAACATGATTGTTTTTACATGCCCATTGAAATGCCCAGTTTTCATCAATTTCTATATCTATATTTGGCTTAACCAACAATAACCATTTTACAATATTAAAATGTCCATTTTTGCAAGCATAGCTAAATGCATATTCATTATCGATTGATATATTGATGTCTTTTTTAATTTTTAATAAATATTTTGCAATATGTAAATGTCCAAATTCGCATGCATTACAAAAAGGTCTATCGTTCCAAACAGAAAGATCAATATCAGGTTTGATTTTTAATAATAGTTTAATAAATTTTAATTTACCTTTTATACAGGAATTTCTCAATAATTCGTCGTCTCTGTATGATAAATTATCAATAATTTTAAAGTTCATTATTTAATTTTTGTAAAAAGTATATTTTTATGTGTATTTCTAATAAATTAAATATTTGTAATTATTAATAATTATGAAGTGTAAAGAAAATGAAAAATACACAAAACAATATTTGGGTGAAAATATTGTTGTATTAAAAGATAATGAGGTCTATAGAATGAATGATGTAATTAAAGCCAAACTTAGACACAAAATAATAAAGAAATTACAACAAAATAAAAAATACGAAAATACATTGTTAAAAACATATTTGGATAAATATGTTGAAACGGACTTTTGCAAAAAATACGACAGTAAAAATAATACTCCAAATACCAATAATTTTAAGCATAATATTTTGTATGGTTGTTTATTAGATTATATTAAAGATGATACAAATGATATTACTTCATATGATAATACTCATTTACATGTACATTTACGTTTGGGAGATTTAATTCATAAATTTAAAATTGAAAAGCGTGCATTGTTGATAAAAATACAACAATACATTTCTAAACATTCAGATATTAGTAAAATAGTGATTGTGACAGCATTTCATTATGGCCAACCCGTCAAAAAAACTATCAACAATATATATAATCCTGGTAAATATTCTTATGATAATAAAAAACATGCACAAAATTTAAATTTATTACATGAATTTATTTCTGTTCTTAATTATCCAGTCATTATACAATCGTCACAAGATGTCGATCGTGATTTTTGTATGTTATCTACTGCTCGCCATCTAATCATTTCATATTTTGGATTTTCAAAACTTGTAAAAATCATGAATGATAAATATAGTAAAGAACCTCGCAATGAATAAAAATTATTATTGGATTGAACATGTTGTTTTTGCATCAATTATTTTACCAATTAAATATTTGCTCCATTGTTCATGTTGTTTTTTTGTGTGAAAATCATAGTGTTTTTTAACATCTTCACCAACATACTTCATGATTCGTTCGGTATGTTGTGGATGTAGTTTTAAAAAATGAGTGACATTGTATACTTTGTCACCTGCGACTAGCCAGCAATCATCAGTGGTATTGTGTTTATTGATTTCTTCATAAGTGTAATATTTCATTTGTTAATTATAGTAATTATTAAATATAGTGAATGGTTAATAAATATAGTGAAAAAGAAATATAAAATTCAATTTTTTTCAATAAGCTGTGTTAACACAGCACCAATCTTTGAAAAAATACCACATGAATAATTTTATAACAGTATATAATTTTATTTTACTTTTGGTAAATAATATAATTTATATATATATATATGGGAAAAAAACAAGATGTTATTGGATTAATTGGCAAGCTTGAAAATATTATCGATAGTTCAGAACAGAACGGAGTGACAAAAGATGCAGCCAGCGTATTAGCATCTTTAACAAAAAAACTTTATAATAAATATAAAATAAAAAAAGAAGAACTTGAAAATAAGATTTCTGAGTGCGAAAAGCATCTCAATGCTAGCACTTATTCTATAAATAAACCTGTTCAGGATTTCTTTATAAAAAAAGATATTAAGAATGTTTGTTCGGCAGAGGTATTAAATAAAATTAAAGAAAAGAAAAACTATGATTATGACATAAATTACGATAAAAATAATATTATCATTCCTGACAAAAGCACTTATGATAAATTAATTGAAACAGTAAGAGAAATTGTAAAAAATAATTGGTCTAATAAAAATTTAACCAAGCGATTAAGTCATTCAACTGGTTCATATAGTTTGACTGAACATGGTATTGATTTACACGGGAATGATGTTGTCATTCCAGAATTACTCAAAGTAAATGATAATTATACTTTTGATAGAGAAAATAATTCAGGAAAAATTGATGTTGATGGCAAAGAAACAAATATATTTGTTATTTCAGATAAAGTAAGACCTACTGATCAATCATATTTACAAAACAGCGGTAATGGTGAATTAAAACGGTTTTTAAATAATGCCGCAACCGATTTTAACGTTGTTAATTTTTCATCAGATTACAGATTAAGAATTTCATTTGTTGCATTGTGGTTGAATATTTATGAAACTGTTTTTGAAGAAATATACAAACTAGAGCCTACTTTCAACGAGAATAATTTAAATATAATGTTTAAAGGTGGTGTAACACTGAGAGCAATTATTTTAACAGCTTATATTGATTTTAACTTAATTGATGAAGCCAATATATATAATGAAATTAAAAATATCATAAAAATTAGTGATTTTGATTTTGAAGTGGTTACATCATCACCTCAAGCTGGATGGGAGATGATCAATAAATTAAATTTAATAAATTATTTTGTCATGTGTGAAGTTTTAGAATATTTTGAGTTAAACAAAGATTATTTTTTTACATTATTTAAGTTAAGCAAGAATTTAAAAAGCCGTTTGGCAAATGATTTTCTACAAATAGTCAAAAAAGAAGTTGCTGGTAAAAAAATTAAATATGATAAAAGAAAAGAAAACGCAAAATATAATAATCAAGTATTCAATCAATATGCAGACTATTATGCAATTATTGAACCATTGTTCATTGAGCTTGAAAATTATAATGATCCTTCTGAAAATATATATTCAGAACCAATTAATGATATTTTTGATAAGTTTCTAAATAAAGAACAACTTGCATCTAATTTTGATGGCAAAATACAACAATTATATTCAAAATTTCCATTGACAACTGGTGAAAAAAATACTAACTCACGAAGCAATTTTGGTATTATTATAGATGGTTCTAGATCTGATCCACCACCTAACATTGATCCAGATAAAACATATATTGATTCAACTGCGAATAATGGAATAATAAGTGATGATCAAATCAGAAATATGTATGATGTAAAATTTACTCGTTATAAAGACAGACTTGGAATAACAAATCATAATAGAAATAATAATTTCTATGCAACAAGTAATACCAATGTTTTTATGATTACAAATACCAGTGTAATGGATTTCCAACTTAACAGAATAAAATATTCATATTGTCTTTTCTATAGAATTAAAGTAAATGGCGAATACAAATATCACAGAGTATTTGTTGCTGGAGAAGTATTTGATTTAAGCCACGCTGGTGCAAGAGATCAAGTTAAAAAGCACAAAACATCAATACCTTATGACAACAATGAATATATTGATGACTTTAGTATACTTGGATTTAAATCACCTATTGATGATAAACAAATACGATATTTAGGATATAGTCTATATGGACACGTAAAAGACATGGAAGATATTATATTTAATCAAAAAGATTATAAACCATGGGATGATATAAAATATGGTAAGAGAATTAATAGAATTTTACATTGTTTGTTTGTTGATTTATTCTTGGAGAAAAATTATGGCGACGTGACATACTATAATAGATTAGAAATAGTTAATAATTTTATCAATAATTTTAAAACAAATAAATTCACCTCATTTGACAAAAAATATAAATTAATCAATATGATGAATGACAACTTTAAATTAGTCGTCGAAAAACATTCTTCTGATGAAAGTTTCAATGCTTACAAAAAAACGGTACTCGATATAATGACGACAATTCAAAAAATATTTGTTCAAAGATACATTCAACCAGATCTATTAACTTATAATAATAAAATACCAATTGACTTTGAAATATTTGGAATTAAAAATTATTCAATTTACTAATAGTAATTTATGTTAATTACATTGATAAAATTGAAAATTAATTTAATTATATGCTTATTTAAGTATATAACTAAATTATACAAAATGAATTATCAAGAAAAATTAGATCTCATCACAGATGGTCTTCAGGAAATTTTAGGTAGAGAAAAGTTAGAAGAAGTGATAAAAGAGAGAGATTTGAAATTATATTGGGGCACAGCTACTACAGGTAAACCTCATATAGGATATTTAAAACCATTGCTTAAAATTGCTCAATTCTTAAAAGCTGGTTGCGAAGTAACAATTTTATTCGCTGATTTACATGCATACTTGGATTCACTTAAATCATCTTTGGAAGAACTTGAATTTAGAACGCTATATTATGAAATATTAATTAAAGAAGTATTAGTAGATCTCGGAGTTGATATTGAGAATTCTAAGATTAAATTTGTTCGTGGAACGTCATTTCAGTTATCGAGAGAATACAATTTGGACATGTATAAATTAATGTCAACAATGTCTTTAAGAGATGCAACTAAGGCTGGAACAGAAGTGGTTAAACAATCTAAAAATCCTAAAATGGCATCTTTATTGTACCCAGGTTTACAGGCACTTGACGAAGAATATTTAAAAGTTGATGCACAATTTGGTGGTGTCGATCAAAGGAAAATATTTACGATGGCACTTCAACATTTGCCTAAAATCGGATACAAAGGAAGAATACATCTTATGAATCCCATTATACCAAGTTTTAAAAGTGGAACACCTTTAGCCGAAAAAGAACTAATCGATAAATCTACAGATGAAAAAATTAAACCAAAGGAAACTGTTAAAATGAGTAGTTCAGAACAGGATGGTAAGATTGATCTGTTGGATACTCCAAAACAAATTAGAAAGAAAATCGGAAAGGGATTTTGTGAAAGAGGAAACATTAATTGTGGAATATTATCATTTGTCAAACATGTACTTTTTCCAATTAATAAATTAAAGACTGGATCTCAATTATTTAAAATTGAAAGACCTGACAAATATGGAGGCAATATTGAATTTGAAACATATGACAATTTAGAAAGTGCATTTGAAAACCAAGTCTTAGATCCTGTTGATTTAAAACGAGGTGTTTCAAACTGGATCATACAGTTATTAGAAAATACTCGTAATAAATTAAAAAATAGCGAGGAATTCCAAAGAATATTAAAAAATGCTTACAAGTCTAGATAAATAAACAATTAAAAATCAACGTCTTGGTTGATATTGCCGTCTGAATGATTTTCTTGATACCTTTGGAAAATTTATTTTATTAAATTTAAAATTATTTTTTTTGAATCGCTGTCTATGACTTCTCTCTGTTTTCTTGCGCAATTCTTTCTTTGCTTTTTGCAGCGATTCTTGTAACATTTTCTCTTGTAACTGAATGTTTTGAGCATCAGTCATAAAATTGGAATAAATTTCATTGGCAATTTTTTCAAATTGTGAACCATAATTGACATGTGTATTCTGTTGAAAAACATTTTCAACATGACGTTTTATCTGTTTGGTATAAAACAGACCTCTCTCAATGTTAGTTTGATTAAAACCAATAGAATCTTCCATATTACCACTTGTTATTGTCATGCGTCTTTTTTCAATTATCGGTGGTCGAACCACAGCCCCTTGATATAAATTTGTATAATTTGTCGATCCTTCAAGACTCTCATTTAAATACCAACTAATATATTTTTTTTTTTTAATAGGTTCGCTGAGACTTTGCATAATTCTCGGATACAAATTCGAATAAAATTTCTGTCTTTCAATCATCATTATTTGTTGATTTTTTAATTGTTCTTTTTTGATCACATCATTTTCTTGATTGATAAACCCGCAAGAAAATGTTGAGGGGGTTAGTTTTAGTCGTTTGAGCAAAGAACCAACTGCAAAATCTGCAATTGTTTTTGTTGTCTTGTTCTTAATATAATTCAAAATATGTTTTTTTGTTGATGTTTTTATAAATGTTGCCCAATACTCGATTGATGTAACCGCAAATGTTTTAATTGCATCACCGAAAAATACGATAATTGGAGTTTCTTTATTTTTTATTGGACCTAAACGATTAAATGTATTGTTACGATCAATACAAATAAACCAGTTTTCACCGCGAGGACAATAAAAATCATCAGGCAAAAAACATTTTATTTTTTCAAGATCGGAAAAACACATATATCCAATCTCACCAAGTTGCCATTTGTGATATCCATTTGTTGAGGTTTTATTGTCTTGCGGAAACCATTTTGAATTATCAAGATTAATATGTTTAATTGATGTATAATTTGCGCGAACATGAGCATACAAATAAACATAATAAATCATTCTTTGAGAATTTGACATAATATTGATAATGTTATAATAACGATTGTAGATCGATCCGTAATTCGGTATGCTCAGTTCGTCGATTGTTTTATAATTCTGTGTGTTCAGTTCATCATTTTGAACATTATGCACTGAACTTCCGTAACTGTATGAACTAATTTTATCGTATATATATGATAATGCTTCAGTAATTTTCATTTTGTAGTTGAATATACATATTAATGATTATGTATATTATGGGAGATTTTTTCAATTTTTTATTGATGAAATTATACAATAACATTTGATAATTTTAGGCTTATATGTTTATCAGGTAATGCAATATTATATCTTTTTTTTGTTTGATTATAACTTTTAATACGCCCACACCTACTGTTTAATGATGGATTACTTTGAATATTTCTAATTTCAACACAAGTATTATCATCAATAACGACATTTGATGGTTTAATATTGATGATTTTTTGTCTTACTTGAACTTGATATCGCTGAGTATCGCTATTATAATTTAACACCTTACATTTTCTACCATTTAACTCTTGTTTATTCGTCCCTAATATTAAACCATTTACTAATTGTTGTAGATTTTTTCTTTTTAACATTTTGACATCATTGTCAATTTTAACTTGGTATCTGTCTTTATCCTGGTTATAACCTTTGATGATTCCTAATTTATCATTTAACTCAGAATTATTTACCAATTCTTTGATCCTAACATTTACACCATTTGAAATTATATCAGGTTTTACATCATTGATTTGCTGATTTCCAAAATTAAAACCAGTCATGGAACCAAATGGATTTAAAAATTGCTCAAGTATCGGTATTGATGCTTGGATGCCAGGATTAACTCCCATTTCCCGTAAGCCTTCACCGATACCAGTACCTAACCCTCCGCCAAACCCGCGCATAAATCCATTTGTAAAACCTTGTGTACTTGGAGTAAAGTTAGACCCATTTCCCGAAAATTGTTCAAAAAAATCATGAAACGTTTGTCTTGCGTTTTCACTTGACATTCCAAACCCCTCTTGTTCACCAGGACCTGGTTTGCCAAATCTATCATAACTACTACGTTTTTTCTTGTCTGACAACACACTGTATGCTTCATTAATTTTTTTAAAAATTTCTTCAGCTTTCTCCGTATCGTCCTGATTTTTATCAGGATGATGTTTCAATGATAATTTTCTATATGCTTTTTTTATCTCCTTATCTGTCGAAGTGTTGGATACTCCTAATACTTCGTAATAATCATTACTATCAAAATTTGACATCTTTAATATAATTAGTATTATTTCTTTATAATAATTAAAACAAGTACTATTTTTTTCATTTTTTTCATTTTTATCGGAAATGAAAAAAATGAAAAAAAAAATGAAAAATATAATGCTTTATATATTATTACTTAAACAATAAGTAATTGTTTTAAGTGAATAATGAGTAAGATAATTTTTGATCCAATACATAAATACATGGAATTTGAGCCAATATTATTACAGATTATAGATACATCTGAATTTCAGAGGTTACGAAATATTAAACAGTTAGGAGCATGTTACTATGTGTTTCCAGGAGCAAAACATAACCGATTTGAGCATTCATTGGGTGTGTGTCATTTATCTGGTTTATTGATAACAAAATTGCAAAAAGATCAACCCGAATTAAAAATAACTGATAGAGAAGTAACACTAATAAAAATTGCTGGTTTAGTTCATGACATTGGTCATGCGTGTTTTAGCCATTTTTTTGACAATAATTTTTTGAAAGATAAAATAAAGAATGACTTTAATGATCACGAGTACCGATCAGGGTATATTTTTGAACACATTGTAGATAAGTATGATATTAAAATTACAAAAGAGGAAATTGGATTAATAAAGTCGTTGATCAATCCTGGCAAGGATGATAATGGTTTTTTATATCAAATCGTTGCTAACAAAGAAAGTGGATTAGACTGTGATAAATTTGATTATATTAGTCGTGATACTTATAATATTGGTTTAAGTTATTCATTTGATAGTTCAAGATTAATTAAATATGCAAAGGTTATAGATGATAAAATTTGTTTTCCGTTAAAATGCAACTATCATATATTAGATTTATATCATACAAGATATAAATTATTTAAACAGGTTTATACTCATCCTTGTGTAAGATCAATTGAGTATATGATTTTAGATTTATTTAATTTAAGTAATGATAGATTAAAGCTTACTGAAAATATAACAGATGTGGATAAATTCATAATGATGACAGACAGTATAGTTGATATTATTAATTATACTGGAACTGGAAAAGAGAAGAAAATAATAGATGATATAAGAAGGAGAAATATTTATAAGCTAATTGGGGAAATCACTAAAAAAGATTTAAATAAATTTAAATTATACTTGAAGGAAAATAGCATAGAAGATAAAGTCATAATTGACGAGGTTGTGTTGAATTATAGCATGAATAACAAGAATCCAATGAATTTTATTCATTTTTATAAAAATAATAAAATAGTAGAAAATAATAATATTGGTATTTTACCAGATGTATTTGAAGAGATATTTTATAGGGTTTATTCTAGAGATTCTAATGTAAATTGTAAAATTTATGGTTTTTTCGACAGAAAATAATATTTTATATAATATTATATAATGAAAAAAATAATAACCGATAGTTTGATTATAGGATTAATTACTTCTGTTTTAGGGTCAGTAATATTAAGAGTGATGATGACCGGATTTAATAAAATAGAACATAATGAATCGTTAGAACTAATATTAAAAAAATATAAGAAAAATTACATTATAGAAATAGCATTGTTCTTCACTGGTATTTCAATTCATTTATTAATGGAATATTTTGGTATAAATCAATGGATGTGTGAAAAAAAATGTACACCAGATAACTGTAAAATTGTATGTGAAAAGGATCTTGGTCCTCCAACCAAATAAAAAATATTCTGAAAAAATATTAATCACTAATATTTTTTTTTATTATATATTATATAATATAAGAAAATGACAAAAAAAGTTATGTTATTTTATGCTGATTGGTGTGGACATTGTAAAACGTTTAAACCTATATGGGAAGAATTAAAAAAAGATTTTGATCAAAGAGGAATTGCTTATGAAGAACATGAATCATCTAATCAAGAAATAATGGATGTTTTTGATGTCCAAAGTTTTCCAACCATCAAAATAGAACAAGCAGGTGTTGTATCTGATTATCGTGGAAGCAGAGACAAAGATTCAATTTTAAGTTATGTTAGTGAACAAAGTGGTGGAGGTAGAAATTACCACGAAAAATATATAGATATGAAAAATAAATATGTGTGTTTACGAAGAAATGTAATGTCAGGTGGTGCACAAAATAGTCAAGACAGTACAGAATTTGAAGAAGAAGTTGTTGAAGAACCAGAAGAACAAGATGATGGACAAGATGTACCAGATGACATGGTCGTTCTTCAAGGTGGTGCACAAGGTCCACAAGGTCCACAAGGTCCACAAGGTCCACAAGGCGAACAAGGTGAACAAGGCGAACAAGGTGAACAAGGTCCACAAGGTGAAGTGGGATATAACGGACGTGATGGTGCTCCAGGTCCACAGGGTGCTTCTGGTCCAGTAGGACAAGACGGTCCAGCAGGATATAACGGGCGAGATGGTGCTCCAGGTCCAGCAGGATATAACGGGCGAGATGGTAGAGGTATTGTGGGTATACAATCGGTCGGAAAACTTACACTAAGAATTAATTATAATGATGATACTCACGAAGATATACCTATCACTAATTCACAATAAAAAATCTTTAATTATAATATAAATGAATTTAGTTCATATTATAATTATTCTATTGATATTAATTATTTATCGTATGATAATCAAAAAAAGGAGAAAATATTTTTTGGTTATGGTTGCTATTTTTAAAAATGAAAATGACTATATTGAAGAATGGTTAAAATTTCACATAAAACAAGGTATTGATCATTTTTATTTATATGATAATAACGATGAATCTCATGACAAAGAAACAATGAGAATACTCAATAAATATTCCAACAAAATTACATATATAGTTTGGAATAACGTAGAGACAACTAAATTATATACTACTCAGCGTCGTGCATATCAAAACTGTATTAATAAATATAATAAAGAATTTAAATGGATCGCTTTAGCCGATATAGATGAGTTTTTATATTCAACCGAATCATCAATTAAACAAATAATAAAATCATATACAAACGAAAATACACCATTCATAAAAGTGCCTAGATATAATTTTGGCGACAGTGGTCATCAAACTAAACCAGACAATGGTGTTGTTAACAATTATATTTATAGAGAAAAAAAATTCTCATCATATAAATCAATAAGTAATATTGATTATATTGATTTGCATAAACACACCTTTGGAGTACATCGATACCTGTACACGACTCATAATAATGCAATTAATACTGGCATTAAAATTGGTAATAAACAAGTTATAAACAGTGATATCCCCCTTGTAATGAATCATTATTATACAAAATCTAAAAAAGAATATACAAATAGATGTAATATGTGGTCGAATAGTCAAATTAATTCAATCGGTTTTAGAGATGACTGTTTTGACGAAGAACACTACAAAAATGTAAATAAAAATGAAATAAAAGATACTGCAGCAAAAAAATTAATTAACTAATTAGTTTTTTGTTTGAAAAAATTATATTGATTATATTATAATGATTAGGCCAAGCTTAGTTGATCCAAATATATTTAAAAAATTATCGTTAAGGCATACGGTAGGAGGAAGCTTAGTAAATAATTTAACAAATGATATTCGCAATAAACTAATAAGTATATTCGATTCTTACAAAAACTTAATATTTATATTAGCTGGGTTGGGTATATTTTTATATTTTTTATATAAATTTAATAAAGGCAATAAAAAAAATAAGCCTAATAGTATAGAAGTTAATTATATTAGAAAAGTCGATATGGTTGATGATGAAGTAACATCGATAAAAGATACAATTGATAATCAGGATAGAATACCAAAAAATATACTTGATATTGTAAAATCCAAAATAAACGATTACGATAATATTAGTCCAGTTGATGTAAGTAATTTATCAGGTTTTTAGGTTAAGCAATAATTATTATAAATTTTCTCTTCAATAGTATTTTTTATAATTAATTTTATAACTTTTACTTGATTTTTTTGTCCAATTCGAACTGCTCTACCAATTGCCTGATTTTCCATTGATTGAATATCATCTTTATCACCTTTAATTGGTTCCATGAATATTATATGTGTAGCTTCTGTTAAATTTGTCCCAGACGCAGCATTTTCAGTTGACAACATAATAATTCTTTTAGATTTTGAGCGAAATGACATTATTGAAGAATTTTGTTGATGGATATTTCCTTTACAAAAAATATTATCAACCCCGTTGCTTTTTAACACGGAACCAATCATTGTTAATAATTTATCCCATTGTGAAAAAATTATTATACTATTCTTTTCATCGGTCAATATATGTTTGGTTAATTTTATTAATTTGGCTATCTTCGTTCCATATTTATAAATTAAATTATCTAATTTTTCTTTGTTCGGATCTTTATTTAGTTTGTAAATTGTCGATCTATAAATTTTGTTTCTGCATATTGGACATTCATTTTTGTAACTATCAATATTCAATAATGAATTAATGCAATCATAACAAAAATTATGACCACAATTTGTGACGATGGGGTCTTCAAAATTACATTTGCATATTGGACATAATTCTTTTTCAATATCTTTTATTGTTTGTTTTTCAAATGTCTTTAATACAAATTCATGAGAATTAATTTGAGTTGTAAGCAATTTAGATTTAGCTTCATATTCATTACCATTTTTATCTAATTTTAATAATTTAGATTTAATATTATTAATGTTAACTTCAGTTTCATGAATTATTTTTTTCTTAACTTCATCAAAATTATAAACAGAAGAATTATCAATTGAAGCAAATTTATCATTAATTTGAATATTACAACATAGTTTTCTTAAATATAAACTACTGCTTACTCTTTTGATAGAATTATATAAAACTTGTTCAAACCCTGAAAAATCAAGAAAAACAGTTTCTATAATGGCAGAAGGTATGTTCAATATGTCTTTAACCGAATTCATTGTATTACGAATATATATCTGGTTATAAATAGATGATGTTAAATTTTGCAATATGACTCCCTCATTTGCAATTTCATCAAAATTTAAATTTACAATCATATTTTGTTGTTTTACCTTAATTTGTTTTGTTGATTTAAAGTTTAAAAATTGTAATGTTTGTTTTAATCCTATTTTATCATAAAATGGTGTCCCGGATATACACCACTTATACTCAGAAGATAATGTATTTATAAACTTCAGTTGATATAATTTTTTCATGTCATATAAATCATCTTCATAATTAATTTTAAATATTTCATGTCCCTCATCAACCATTATTCTATACCAATTTATATTTTCAAATCTGAATATATTTTTTAATAAATATGTATGAACATTTGGTATAAATTCAACAGGCGAAACTTTATATCGAAAAATTTGATAGACATTTCTTAATCTACCCTCAAATCCTTTTACCATTCGCGCACTAGTCAGTCTATTATCACCACCATAACTATATTTTTTCGGTTTTTCCAGATTACTCTCTATGTTGACATACCACTTTAAATTTGTAAAAAAATCTAAAGATACAACCATAACATCAATATTTAATAGATCTAAATAAGTATATTTTTTATGATTTGTTTTTGTCATAATAACTGCTAATTTTAACTTTGGACAGGTCTTTATAATTTCAGATTCCCATTGTTTGGTTAAATGACTTGGACAAATTATTAATGTTGTACCGGTGCATAATTTATTATTTTTTGTTAAATTAATTGATAATGATCCTAATTCTATATTTGGTTTTATGACACATGGATTTTTGCATATCAATGCTATTGATGTTAATGTTTTTCCCAAACCAATTTCATCTGCCAATATTCCTCCACTTGAAATTAATTTGTGAACCATATGATTTTCTAAAACAAACGATCTATCAAAAATATCGAAATCAAGCTTGGATATTAATGGATGATTCGTCATGGTTTCCATTGAAAGATATGGATAAAACTCGTTATTAGTATTTTTATTTTCTATATCTGACATCCACTTTAGTGATCTCAATTGATATTCAAATAATTTTACATTAAAATTATTTGGTTGTGACGATAAGTTATTTTCAGTAATCCAATTATTTTTCCAATCATCTTTTAGTTTTTCACTCATATCAGTTTTCTCACATAAATAATAATACAAGAATTCTTTTTCACAAATATATATTTCATCATTTATTATTCTATTGTACAATACATCTTCATTTACGCATAATTGTATATGACATAAATATTTTGTTGCCATTGTCGATTTATTACTAATTATTTTTTTATACCACCCAGTATTTTTCTTATGTAATATTTTTTCGAAAAACTCTGATTTAAAATTTTTAGGAACATAACTAATTATTTTATCAGTATCTATAAGAGCATAACTATAGTTTTCAACAAAGCTATCTTCATACGAGTCATCATCAATTACACGTGGTTTATTTAATAACCAACCAAAATGAATATTTTGACTGATTTCAGTTGTGCTTTTAAAGGAATAACTATAATATATCATTTCTGACTGATTAATTCTTCTTGGATAATTTCTCATATTATTATTAATTAGTTTCTTTTTTAACTGTTTGCAAATATTTATAAATAAACTTATTTCTTATTATAAAATGAATAATAAAAAATATTTTAATTGTTTGTATGTTTGGCATCAAGAAAACAGCTTCTCGTTTAAATATAAAGTTCTTCGGAAAAATGACACCAAACTTGCATTACAAAAAATTTATGAAGATGACTATTACATTAAGCCACGCATTGTTCGTGCAAATCCATACATAGAAAATTCACATATTGTTTTTTGTGATATTTATGATTATGAAAATACAGATTTAAATGTTGATAATAGAAATTTATTAGTTAATCAACTGCAAAATTACAAAATCATACAAAATCCTATTATTTCATTTGAATATTGTCTAGAAAGTATTGATACAAATTTATTAAACATTAATAAATTACATGAACAACTGAATAATATCGTCAATGTATGTTTGAAATGTGGTATTATGATAGATGAATATACATTTGATAGTGAAAATATTTATATCACATTGGCCTACGCACCTGTATTAAACTTTTGCGATGACCTATTATTATTTAAATATATTATATCAAGAGAATTTGATAATTTATATTGCAAATCAATTCATTATAATTTTACTGATGATGAACTATTAAATAACTATTCCGAATCATTGATGAATCAATACACAAACAAATTAAATGATCATACCATAATATCAATTAATAATCACATAAAATTTACAGATATATCGTTAGACAAAGATATATATTCTTTTGTGCTGGATATAATAAATAAAATATATGATTAATTACCGATTGTTCATAATTTCTAAACATTCATTACACAGTACAGCATGTTTGCAAGTAGGTAGTAAAATGTTTATATGATTATCCAAACATACTTTACATGTTTCACTAAGTCCATAAATATTATTAATTTCATTAAAATTATTGTGTTGACTACAATATGGACATTTTATATTGTATTTACATCTTTTCGTAAGCATATTGAAATTTAATTTATTCTTATTTATTGCATCAAGAGTATTTATACGTATGGTGAGATACACTATCCGCGCTACCACACAACAAATTATTATCATAAGAATAGGAAACACTGGCCAATCATGCGAATAGTTGTTTTTCACGCCACTAATTGAATCAAGTACAACCGATGATGTTTGATTTTTTATTTGCGACACAAACGATGATGTTTGATTTTTTACTTGTGATACAAAAGGTATAATTAATGAATTTATTATGTAATTAATCGAATTAATTACATAAGATTTTGTATATGAAATTGTTTCATATACAAAATCTATTAGGGAAAAAATTATTTGTAAACTGACTTTATAACATGTATATGAAATATGTGTTACACCCAATACTTCACATAATACAAACAATATACACCAATATATTGCTACATATTTGATGAAAGTTTTCATTTCTAGTCGATCATTAGAGTTAAAACTATTGATAAACACTTTTGATTTTTTTCTAATGTGTTTACTGCTTTTAATAGTGTTTCTTGACATTACTTAATATAAATTTAAATGACTAATGGACAGACAATAATTATTTCAATTTTTACTAATTTTTATCATATAATAAAGCAACTTCCAGCAATCTGATAAATTCACTCTTTTCTAAACATCCCTTGTAACTAATGTTTCTTTCGTCTAATTTTTTTTTAATATCTTTAATGCTTAATTTGTCATGAAATAGTTCATGAACCATATCGATTAATTCTTTTTTTTCACATATTCCTTTTAAATCATATTCATTATCGATTAATATTTTTTTTAGTGTTTTAACTGACATATTTTTAATTGTATCGAAATTTGCACCTAATTTGTTTTGCTCATCCGCAGTATTTTTCCATCTATCAATTACTTCAGTGTTAATACGATCAGTAGTAAAATTTTTTTTACATACTGGACAATTATATTTTTTAATATTATTTAACCATGGCTCTAAACATTCTTTATGATAAATATGTCCACATGATGTTATACATGCTTTTTCACCAATTTCATAATCCTCTAAACAAATGCTACATGCGCTACACATTTTAATGTCTAACTCACTTAATGTTGATTTCTTTAGTTCTGGTTTAAAATTAATTTTTGACTGAACATCATGAAATGCTCCATTTGTATCTTGAAATACATCGTCAACTATATTATTTGTAAATGGATTCGAGTTTCCAAATAAACTTCTTGTATTAAACGGGTTAGAATTCCCGAACAAACTCGATGTGTCATGTAAATTTGTCGATTCTTCGAATGTATTTGATCCAAATAAACTTCTTGTATTAAATGGGTTAGAATTCTCAAACGAACTCGATGTGTCATGTAAATTTGTCGATTCTTCAAATGGATTTGATCCAAAAAAATTGTCACGTGGTGATTCACGTTGATTTGATCCAAAAAAATTATCAAATAGATTATTCATCTAGTATATATACATAACATAATTAAATGTTATAAATATGTATAAAATTCAATTTTTAATTTTGTTTATTTCATCTAAACATTCTGCACATAAACACGCATGTCCACACTCTGGTAAATAAATATTTATTGGGTTTTCGTGACACACTTTACATTTTTCAGATAATCCAAATAATTTTTTATCTGGATTTACAAAATTTAATTTATGACACACTGGACAATTAATAACAGTTGATTTTGGCTTAGGAACAGTATATCCATGTGTGATTACCTTATTCTTATTATATTGACCATACTTATTATTTAAATATTTATTAGTGCTAGACCAGTTGTTTATTTCAGGTAATTTATATTTCGACAAGTACGAATTATCATATGCAGGTAAATAAGAATTTGTATGTATAGATGTGTTCCTATTTGAATCTAAATTTTTACGACATAGGTGTTTGACTAATGGTAAACAATAATCTTTTGTCAAGTCACATTTGTGTCCGGTCAATGTTTCATACTCTACCATACTTTCATTCAATAGAGTTTTATAACTTTTAATACTCATGGTTTATCTATAATATAAACAATTAGAAAATCTTTATATTATTTATCTTTATTTACCTTTATTTTTGATTCTTTTCTGGCAAAGAATCATTATTTCTATTATTTTTTCTCTGCCTATATCTTTTCTTTTTTACTTTTTCTACTTTTACTGGTGGTAAAATCCCAATTACTTTACCAAATCCTTTTGTAGTACCGTCTCTAAAGAATAAATCAAAGTCTTTTTCAATGTATTCTGGTCTAAATTTGAATACAAATTCAACAATTGCTTCACATCCTGTTCTTAATTTTAATACATCATCGCTTTCTTTGGCATTTTGAATTTGTTTGTTTTTTCCAACTCCTCTTATAACTTTTAAGATTTTAATTTTTGCGGATTGACGTATCAAGCCACAGTGAATAACAGGTGAATAATTATTGCCAATGGTTGTGGCATGATTCAAGACTGTAATTTTTGCTTTAAAATGATTACTTAAATTTTTCTTTAATTCTTCATTATCCATTATGATAACCCCTTTCTTAATCATTTTTCTTGTTATAATTTGTTTATCTAACATTTTAATCGCAATACAACCATTTTGACCAGAAAATACTTCATCAACACTCTCACGTACGTTATTATGCAATGATCTAGCCTTGAACGGCAAAAATTTATCATTAATTGGACCAATCCATAATTTTTGACCAACTTTTAATGATTTACCTCGAACTGTACCAGATAACACCAGACCTATACCTGTAACCATAAATTTACTATCTATATACATAATTGTACCATCTATTTCATTTTTCCATGTAAATTTAGGTGGCAATGATAACATCAATGATTTAGTTGGCTCAATATTTACTCCTGTCTTATTTGATATTGTAATAATTGGAACAAATGAATCAAGTGGATTTCCTATTTTTAAAAATTTTTCCATTTCAATTTTACATTTTTCCGGATCTCGAGGAAAGAAATATGGCTTTTTCTTAACAATTGGTAATTTAAAAATAGCTCTTATTCTTTTTTGAACATTCTCATAAACATTGTCTGGACAAATATCTATTTTTGTTAATAATATTATAATTGGTAATTTCATATATAAAAATATACCCAAGTGCTCTTTAGTCATTTTTGTAATTCCCATATTTGAACCAATCATTAATAAACCATAGTCAACAAAACAACCAGTGATACCAAACATAGTAGTTTTTAAATAACGCTCATGTCCAGCTAAATCAATTAACGATATGATTTTTCTTTGATCCTCACCATTAATAATATAATTATTATGCGATATAGTTGATGTTCTTCCAGTTGCTTTTTCATGTGGAGTTCTCAGAATTAATGATCGACAATGACCTCTTCCATCATCTAAACAATCATTAATTAATAATCCGGTAAATGTAGTTTTACCACTATCTACATTTCCAGCTACGGCAACTCTTATATTAATATCCCTTTTCATTTAATATTTAAATGACGTTTCTCTTTATATGGCTTTTTATATAGGTATTTGTTTCATTCATTTTTGACTTTTAGTTTTTTGATAATAGCTCTTAGTTTTCTGTTTTCTTTTTTTAAGTTAATTGCGGTTTCTTCGAGATGTTCATTAATACCCATATCAATAATTTTCAATAGTTTTTTGTTATCTTTCTTTAATTTTTTGACAGCTCGATGTAAATTATCAATTTCATATTCTAAATCTTCTATTTCTTCATTATGTAAAATTTTTATTTCGTCTAAATTAATTTTTCTAAAAAAGATTGATGATTTTGTTTGTACAGACCATGATCGTTTTCCGTTTGTCAAAATTACAAATGTATCGCCTTTGCTCTTATTTTTTAGAAATCCACCTAACCGAAATATTTTTGATTCTTTTCCATTTTTGTTGATTAAGCTATAATATCGAATATGTGCATTCAAAGGTACAGATGTTATGTCTTTCACTTCAGCGTAGCCTTCTAGTTTTTTATCGATCTCTTCTTGTGTTAATTGATCTTGAAATGTTTTTGTTGGTCTAATGTAACCATCATTTTTCTTTAATGCTTCCAAACTCATTAATTATGTTTCTAATAATTAATTAGAAATATAATTGTTTAGATAATCTTATTGTTAACATAAATTACATAAATTATCTAAACAATTTTAACATTTAATTTATACTTTGTCGCAAATTCTGATTTTTTCATAATATGCTTATTCATCATAATCGGAATATTATTAAGATGAGGTGATTCATGTCCTATTTTCATAGCGTATTTACTAGAAATAGGTACAACTTTTCTAACCAACAATGCTCCAAGTTTCCAAATTCTTACTTTAATAGAATCTATTTTTAACATAACATAATATTCACTGTTGTGTACAATAAATGTCATTAATTCATCCGTTTTTATAAATCTATTATACTCATTGGTAAAAGAATAACATTTATTATCATCTAATCTTAACCAATTTGCATGATTTATTTTATTATTAGATCCAATCACTCCACCCGCAAAATACCATGTTTTGTCTGATAATTCTCTAATCATACTATATTTAATAATTTATATAATTTATATTTGTGATGTATCATAAATATGAATTATTATATATAAAGTAAATGAATTTATTCGCTTTCCTCCTCTTCGTCAATTTCAATGATTTTATAACCAGCAAATCCATTTTTTAAACATTTTCCACATGTATCACTTAAATATTTTTTTAACTCTTTCTTTGTTGCTTCTTCGTACTCGTCATTGTGCTCCTCATAGAATTCCTTGTAATATTCATATGCTTGGTTAATTGTTAACAAATCTGTTTTTTCACCAGTTTCCTCAACATACTCACTCATATATTCATCTAAGTGAAACCCATCTTCTTCCTCTTCTTTTGCAACAGTTGCAGCTTTTGCACTTTTGATGATGCTACTTACTTGATCTTTTACATCGCTTTCTTCAACAACAACTTTTTTTAATGGTTCAACAACTTCAACTTCAACTTCTTCTTCTTCTTCTTCTTCTTCTTCTGCAACTTTTTTAACAGGTTCAACTTTTTTAACAGGTTCAACTTTTTTAACAGGTTCAACTTTTTTAACAGGTTCAACTTTTTTAACAGGTGCAGATTTTTTAACAGGTGCAGATTCTTCACTTGATTCTGATACATCTGCTTTCATTGTCTCCTTATAAGATTTTTCAAATTTTGGTGATGACAATAATTTATCCAATAAAGGTTTCAATGATTCATTATAATTTAATAAATCACTCTTGATTGCTTTTGGTTGGTTCTTTTTTAGCTTAAATTTAATTCTCATTACAACACTTCTCAAATAACTTTTTTTAAATTTAAGTAAAGATGATGTTAGTTCTTCTGGATATTCAATCTCCTCTCTAAACATTTCTTCAATCTCCTCTCTACTGATGTTTTCTTCTGATAATTCATGCATAGTATCATAATTCAAATATAGTTCATCTAAAATTTCGTTCAATCGTTCCATTATTACTCATTAAAAGAATAATTATTTAAGTGTTTTTATAACTGAACCTTATGTCAAAAAATAATTTTATTTATATAGTTATATGCTTAGATACAAAATATTTTATGGCGGAGCTGGAGAACAAGATAAAAAAAACTTGATGCATGTGATGGCTACTAAAATGCCACAAGCATCTCATGTTTCTTATGGGGATAATCAATCTCTTAACACTCGACTCGCTTCAATGTTAGTAAATCCAGTAGAACCAGTAGAACCAGTTGAACCAGAACCCGCTAGAAAATATATTTCGGTTGAATCATATTCTGGTGTCAAAATGATTAGTAATATAGAAGTTACGGAAAATACTACTATATCAGACATAAAAAATACATATTTAGAAAATCACCCAAATACAAATATTGCAAAATTAACATTATTTAATAACAAAACGTTATTAACAGATGATGTTAATGTCAATACATTATTTATAGATCCTGAAATAAACTCAATTGTTTTAACATATGGGATAGCCAAACTGGCAATTGAAATAGAACCATATAACATTGACTCTATGGAAAAAGATACTTTATTATCAGTCAAAATTGATAATCAACAATACCATATGCATATAGGTCCTAATGAAATATGGGAATTTTATGATGGGGATCATGGTTATATTCAAGATGAGAGTGGAAATGAAATTAAAACATTGGGAGATGACACTGTTTTCATCATTCGGGATGAAGAAAACTCAACAGATGATATTTCATATTTTAAAGCAATTATTTATTATTTTCCAGAAATTAAACACAAGTATGGAGTGTTTCCTAGCACCGATAACTTAAACGATGGTGAAGTGATAGATTTTATTTATGAAGCAAAAGGTAGAATCAATGGTGAAGACTGTATAGCCAAGATTCAGTTCAGAGGATATCAACCAGAGTGTGATCTATGTTCCTATCCAACTGCATGGGAAGTAGATGAAATAGAGGTATTAGAAATAGTTGATCTGAATGGCGATAAATTAGATTATAACTTTACCGTTAATCCTATTGAAGATGGAAATCATCACACTTATTTAACATGGCATATTGTGCCGCAATGAGAATAACTATATAAATAAAATAATTTTATTTATATAGTTATATGCTTAGATACAAAATTCTTTATGGTGGAGCTGAAGAACAAGCCACCAACAATATTTCAAAACAAGATAAATAAACGATACAGAATCAATATCCGTATTTATGTTTGATAAGATTAGGAATCAAGTTGGAATGATATAATTTTATCGTTTTGTATGATGGTACGGGTAATCCATATCTTTCAGACATCGATTCAAAGTCTAACTTGATATGATAACTTATATCTCCTTTAATCACTCCAGCTCCATAATTAGAGATTGGTTTAGAAACTGCTCTACAAATATGATAAATGATTTCTGCATATTTAGTTGGTAAAATTATTATTTGTGAATTTTTTTGTGATTTTTTTTGTGAACTTAATAACTCATTATAAATTGGTATAGACATCACATAATCGCTTAGTTTATAAAAATGTCTAAAAAACACTGCACTGGTCATTCCTATTGTTTTTTTGGTATATAACTTTATAATATCTTTAATAACCATATCATACGCTCCTATTGGATCAATTCCATCTTTAGTATATTCTATTATATATTTCACACCATTTATATATTCATTAATTTCTTTTTGAGGTATTCTTCAATATAAATAAATGTATGATAAAGAATCAAATATTCTTCAATATAAATAAATGTATGATAAAGAATCAAATATTCTTCATCATGTAACTGTCGCTACCTAGGTGATAACCAATCTTTTTATAATATTCACGCACACCAATTCCTGAAATAACAGCCACCTTGTTGAATTTGTGAAATTTAGCAATGTTCTCAGCTGTTGCCATCAGTTTTTTACCAAAACCAAAATGCTGCGTTTTCGTCTTGACTGAATCATGTGGTACCATGAGACCATATACATGTAGCTCGCGGATAAGTGCAGCATTTTTGAGTTCATCAAAGAAAATATCATCATTAGTGTAACTGATTCGTAGACGACAAAATCCATAAATGGTATGTTCATTTTTGCTTGTATAAGAGATGAAATACTCGACTCCTTTCACCCCATTGTATCTATCGATTGTCAGTTTAACATCCTCTGGATCAAATGGACGATTACGGATCTCGCGACAACGGATACAATCACAGCGATATCCATTTTCAGCCATTGTTTTTTTAAGACCATCGCGGAGACTAATGTTTTGATTACCAGCGATGATTTCGTCATTAGGAATATCACGAATTACCCGATTCAGACGAATCCAAGGAAACACCTGATCCTTTGCTCGCATCAACAGATCAACAATCCTCTTATTTCCTGTAGCAGGATTGATTTCCTCAGCATAAGGAACAAATTCTCCTGCGTGGTACATACGCTCGATTTCAGTCCAGCGTACAACCTCTGTCGGATAAATTTTCCACTGATCGGCCTGAAGCTCTGGTGATTGAAGATCATATTCATGAATTTTGTAATTTGGCACAGTATTACAATCACTGTCGCATACAGTGTGGTACGCATTGACTGCCACTAGACCATACAGACCAATAAGTATGACCAAACCAAATGGTCCTAGAACAGTAACCCACCCAACTACAAACAAAAACAGAATGGCTCTGAAGAGATAGTTTGTTTGAGTAAGCACTACCGGAGTGTGTACTAGATTTACATCTGTTTTACTGTGTACACCTAGAATACGATCAAACATTTGAAGATCTTTGTCGTAGTTACTGCCTGGAAGGTCAGGCATTAGATGACAATCAATTTTAAATCCATTTTGTTTGAGTAGCCAAAATGCCTTAATTGTATCGACAGTGTAACAACCACGGTTAATACTCTTCAGAATATCATCATCAATGTGTTGCACTCCAAGCTGTACTCGAGTACAACCGTATTTGCGAAATCGCTTGATCTCATATTTGTTAATGCAATCAGGGCGAGTCTCAAGCGTCAATCCAATAATACGACTCTTTGACGTTTGATTAATTTCAATTTCTTTCGCCAAATCGCATCTCTCACGTGGCTCAATATCTCCTTCAATGTCATAATAAATGTTTGCTGCATAATACAGATCTCGAATAAATTCTTCTTGATATTCGCGAGGATAATGACTCCACGTTCCACCAAGAACAAGAATTTCGATTTTATCAATCTTGTTTCCGAGACTTTGGAGTGATGTAGCTCGATCGAAATACTGAAGAATTGCATCAAAATCGTTTTGATTTGCTCGGCGAACTGCTGGTTCAGTGGAAATATAGCTTCGTGGCTGCTCAATCTTTGTTGCGGTGCATGTTTCTCCCTCCTTAAAAAATCCGGCAAATTTATCAAGAACCTTAATTGTGAATGTTTTAGTTTCATTGTCAAACTCTCGGCCGTCTAGAACATTTACTTTCTGATCATTGTCATCAAATGTAACATACGTTATGACCCGGACTTCGTCGATTGGATCATTTGATTTCATTTTAATTTCAGTGTAAAAGGTATCTTCTTTTTTTGTCACTTCAGTAATTTCACAACCCAATCGAATCCGACCTTCCTTGGGGCAATAATTGCAGTCTTGTCCACAACTAAATTTTTGAGTCACACGTTTTCCATTTTTAGTATAGCTTGGGTATGGTGATGTCAGAACCGTAATAACGATAATACCAGAAGCCTTTCGAACAATTTTCTTGATCATAAGATTTTCTAGTTTATCGCTTGGTTTAAGCTCACCACTTTCACATAGACTACGAAAGAGGTGAAAAATCTGTCGCTTCTGTGGATTAATTCGTATGGCTCGACGAGCCTTTTTATGAGCATTTTCAAACTCTGCGGGAGTAGTTGGATTTTCATCGACAATAAATTGTACAAACCGTGTTAGTTTTTTCATGTCAACACCACGCATAATAGTATTACGTTTGATCTTCTTCCGCAGATCAAAAATAGTTGTTTCAACTGGAAAAATATCTTCAATTTCAGTAGTCATTTTTACTTTATTTAATACGTTAATATTATCATTATAAAGTATTGTGTTAATATAGAAATTAAATTTCAATTTTTTTGATATATCAAGAGCTAATACACATCCATTGACCATTGCCTATGGGAACATGCCAAATATCATCATTCTTTTGAGCCACATAAGATACTTTTCTTGGAAATCGAATATTTGCTTTGATATCTAGCTTATGTTTTGATTTATAAGTAATGATTGAATTTTGCATCCATTTCACAAGTGTTTTTGAATGAATATCCTCATCCGAAATTTTAAAAATATGATCCCTAAACTGATCATTTGTAACTATCATGCTATTCTGAGTATGAAGTGCACCCCAAATGAAAAATTCATCATCGTTCATATAATTTGGTGTATAAAACACATCCATCTCTCCAAGTATCGTTTCACGAATGACTTTTGCAATTTCTTTGTTTTTAAAATTTTTTTTGATGTTATTTCGATGACTTTGATGAAGGATAACAAGTGGATGATGACCTTCACGAAACAGTCTCATGTAAATTTTAAATAGACGTTGGTAACCTTCAATTGTAGCAGCGGGTTGATTAAGATGTCTTAGTGCGTTTGCACCATCGATAAACACTTTATAATTTTTACCTTCGCAAAACTCATCAAATTTTGCAATTTCTTCATATTTGTTTTTAACTGTCAGTGATTTTTCTGATTGTCGCTTTGATACTTTGTTCAGATATTCAGTTTTGAAATTTTCAATAAGCACATGTCGCTCTTCATCTGTAATTTCAATTCTTTTAATATGATTGTTGCAGTGTGGGCAAACATCTTTTATGCGAGCAACTGGATGTTCAAAATTTGCAGAATCAACGACAATTTGATTTTCTGAAACAATATTAAATAGGATTTCATAATCAATTGCAAATTTTTCTTTTGCATCGCTTTCAAAAAATTCTGAAATATCATCAAAACTTAGTTCAAATCGCTTAGATACTTCAATTAGATATGAAAATGCTTCTACTGGATACCATTCAATAAGCGCTTTTAGGATAGGCATATAAATACGTTTTTTGTGCATTTTGGGCGGAAGATCAGTGATAATATCACGAGCTTCTTTCAGATTTTCTTTTGTTTTTGAATATTCTCGTATTTTCAGAGAATAAAGCGGGTAATGATTAAAATCAAGTTTGCTTAGAATCTCGATCGCCTGAACACTGTTAGATTCAGTAAGTTTGTGAATTGCACGACAAACTATCTCGAATTTAAGAGTTTTGTTTTTTAGGTCAGTGATGATTGAATCGATATTTTCACTGAGATGGTTGAACAGATCATCTGAATCAAAAGGTTTTGTAGTTAGTTTTTCAAAAATACTATCGTTAATTTCCATGTTTGATAACAATAACTAAAATCAGTCAATATATGATTTTTATTTCAATTTTTTCGATATACAAAAATCATATATTTATATTTATATTTATATACTAAATCGAATATGTCGCTATTTTGAGAATTACATATCAAGTAATCCTATTACACTTGGTTTTTCTATATGAAATCGTATTTTATGATTTATTTTATGCTCATACGGTGTTATTATAGTATTCAGTTCTATCGTTTGTAACAATTCAAGTGTAACATTTTGTTTATTTCTCTTATGTGTTATGGTTATAGTGCTATTTGTAGTTGTAATTTCGAGTATGTCAGATAATTTTGATGTAAAATATATTGGGTGAATTATGTCTAATTGTTCAATATAAACAATAATTCCTGTTTCCAATATTTTTGTCACAATTCCGTTAAATATTCTATCTGTGTTTGTTTTATGTAATTCTTGAATTAAATCAAGTTTAACAATGTCATAATATACTTGCTTTATATTTGAATTAGCTTTGTTCATAATATCGCAAATTTCATCAATGTCATACAAAGTATTGTTAGTGTATATTTGCTGGATTATATAATCATTAAATCGTCGTAATGGTGACGTAGAATGAACATAATTTTTTAAATTTAATCCATAATGACTTGTTGTATCTTTTTCGGAACATATATATTCGGCGCTATGATAGCAAATTTTTTTAAATAAATTATCATCTAATTTATTTGGTAAATCATCATAATTTTTAATTGTATCATTATTTAATCCTTTATGCATTCGTGTAGGATATTTTATGTTTCTTTCTTTTAATAATTCGGCCATTTTATTATTATAAATAATCATTAATTTTTCTATTAAAACATGTGTATCTGGAATATTTTGTTTAAAATATTTTTGTAAAATATTGACTAAACGTTTCCAGTCTTTGTTTTTCTTCATAATTTTATCTGCTTTATCATACGAAAATTTCTTTTTATTGACTATGATTGATTTTTGAAAATTATACTCCACTATGTTATTCTCTTTGAATTTAATTATTAGAGAAATAACATTTCTTGATTGGCCTTGAACCAATGATAAATTTTGATGACATACCGTTTCATCAAAAAGATTATGATTTTTAATACTGGTATATACAGTTTGACTATAATCAATTAGTGTTGTAAACTGTTCATCACTTAATTTAATACTAGTTGTATCTGTAATATGAATTCCTAGTTCCATAGTATCATCTTTTTCATGATCATTATTTAAAAAATCAAAATGAAATGCATCATCTATATCTTTAGTCTCTTGTGGATCAATGCTCATGACATTTTTATGTGTGAGGTCAATTCTATCAGAGCATGATTGACTATCATTTTTAATCTCAACTTTAATTGGTTTTCGTGGTAGGATATTATGTTTATATAATATGTAATTTATAGTTGTATCATAGTTATTTACTGGTCCTAATATTTGTATTATAGAACCTCTTATTGGATTACATTTATTATCCATTATTTGAATTATAGCATAATGATCAACTCTGGTTCGTAGTTTTGATGCAATTACGATTTTATCATTTGTATTATCGCATTTGAACATATAATATGGTAATCCACGTTTATTTTTGCCATATTTTATTTTTGAACTATATTTTATTGTTCCTATCATTAATTTAAACATTTAAATTAATGATAAAGGTTAAATTTATAAATAAATCAATTTTTTTGGTATAGTACATATGTGTATTTATAATACACTTAGTCTTTTTAATAGTTCTTCTTTTACACTTGTAAATTTTGTTTTATGCTGTGTGGATTCTGTTTCCCATTGATTTAATTGTTTAATAATGTCATCTTTTTTGAATTTGAAGTGTGAATAAATTGCTTCTTTAAAATCTTCTGGTGGATCTTTTAGCATATTGTTCATTGCCCAAACCATTGTTTGATATTTTATGTTATCATTATATTCAAAATTCTTTTTATCACCTCTTGGTGTGTTCATGTGTGATTCATACGTAGGTTCGTTAAAGTATGGATTTTCAACAAGGATCAATGACTGTATGGATACAAATACTTGTAGTAAAGTAGATGATTTACTGTTCCATACTTCATTTTCTTCACCTCTCCATGTTCCTAATAATGATAAACATACTTTACCGCTATCGTACAAGTTAGGATTAAATCTTACAGTACCCCCACCGGTAGTTTCTAGATTTACGAGAGGTGGTGTATGTGGATAATTGTTAGGAATGAAAATGTCAAATTCAAAACAACCATTTTCATATGGAGTATCTTTAGGACCAATTATCAATAATTTCAAATATTGAATTTTGTTTTGATCATAACGTAGCAAAATACTTGTGTCATAGTTGAGTGGCAATGAATTTGAATATGTTCCCAATTCTCTTACAAGACAAGATGTACATTCTTTGCTTGGTTTAAGGTTTTTTTCACTCATATAATGATATTTGTATTTGTTTCCTAACTCATTAAATTGTAATTTTTTTAGCATGTTACAATATTCACTTTTATGATTATGTTCTGGATTTGTAATTATTTCCTTGATTATAAACTTTTCAAAATCATTTGACAATTGAATGATTTCTCTTATTAGGTTGATGTGACTACCGTCTTTTTGTAATTTAACATAAACTGATAAATCATCTTTGGTATTTTTAAGTGATAGTGCGACTTTGTGTATTTGTTTTGGGGTACTTTCGCTTAATTTGTTTAAATCAAAGAAATTAATAATATCAATAATTATGCGATATAATTCATGGTTATTTTGAATTTCAACAAGATTAATTTGTTTAACAAAGAAATTAACCAATTTTAATAGGTTAATTTTTTTAAGATATTTGTAGAGATTTGGTTCATGAATATTATTTTTAATATGTTTTTTAAGCTCTGTTAAATTGTTAATGTTCATTTTTACCTTTATATTTTTAATTTCAATATATTTGTTTATGTTCCATGTTGATTTAACATTACCATTGCCATAACCTACACCGGTAGGCCAATATTGTTGTTTTTTACTATTAATTGCTACATTTGTTATTTCAACATGATCAATGTCAAAAACGTGAGGACAATCAATCAATTTCAACTTGTTATTTTTCATTAATAAATTGAATGATGAATTGATATCACAAAAGGTTTCATCATCTTTATCAAATTCAATTTTACAATATTTGTTTAATATTTTGTATACACCTTTTACCAACATTGATAGTGTATTGGTTGGATTCCATGTATCAATATTAAAGTAAGAAATATTCATAATTCCTGTATCTAAATCTTCTGCCATTTTAGGAAATTTAAAAGATATTTGTGGTGGGAAGAAAGGATACAAATCTTTATTTAACTTAATATTCATGCATATTCCTGGTATTTCTCCTTGTATAAGTTGATCATTTAATTTTTCATTTGAAAAATCAGTGTATAAAACATCAATGTTAAAAATATTATCATTTACTGGTACAATTGTGTAATATGCAGATGAGGATAATTCTTCAATTTCTTTCAGTATTATTCTTATTATATATTCTGAATCAAACTTAAATTTTAAACTGTCGTTTACTTTTTGAGGATTAAATCCTTCAGTTAAATAAATTTCTCTTGCCTTTCTTTTCCAAACATTTGATTTATTAATTTTTTCTAAATCATCATTATTTTTAAAAAAGTCAAATGGATTTTCATTGTCTGATTCATATGAATACTCAAATTCTTCTTCCGGATCAGAATCTGGATCTTCCGTTTCTGGTTTTTCCTCAAATTGTTCATTTGTCACATGGAGTGCATTCATCAATTGATTTAAAAATGATTCAACATCAATTGTTCCATATTTAACTTCAGTTTTATAAATTATCTCATAAATTTCATCATTTTGAACATTTAAGTGATATTTATTTTCATCATTAAAATTAATTTCTAAAGTATATTTCTTTTCTTTAAAATTCAAACCAAGAATAATAATTTGTTTGGTAATATCCAATCTTTTACTTGTGAGAACATCACTCTTATTTACATAATTTGTGCTCCATGAGATATATTTATGCAATAGATTTAGTGGTTCTTTTTTTTGATAGATTTTTATATTGTTGTATTCCTTGACTAACATCACTGTGTATTTGTTATCACTAATGGAATTTGTGTTTATACATTTATATATCAATTTTTTTTAAAAGATTATATTGTTATATACATATAGAGTGGATTTCTAGTACTAAAACACTAAAATATATAGATTTTTATAGTTAAAAGAAATGGAAAAAAAAACGCTTAAAAGAAAAGCAGGTAGAACATTATTGATAAATAATGATTCAGTTGATGTTGAATTAAATTACGAAGGAATAATAAGCACTCATAAAACAAAAAGCGGAGCGAGATTTGTTATATTTGATTCTGTTGAAAAAGCATCAAATGTTTACAACGATCTTATAAATAAGAATGTAAAAGTAAAATATTCATATTATAAAATATTTTACAGATTATCAGAGCATAATTTAGACGAAAATTTAAATTATGACGAGTTAAAAACACAAATTTGTGATAAATTGAATAAGTTAATTGGTTCGATAAATATTTTATATTTTAAATTTTATACTAAAAACAATAGATTGATTGGTTCAGGTGATTTTACTATTGATACAAAAGAAACATTCGATGCATTAATTGCATTAAAAGAAATGAATCTAGGCTCTACCAATATTAATTTTTATCATTACCGGGCAAAACGACAAAATGTTGTAAATCGTAATGTGGATTAAATATATCAGTGTAAATTACTATCATTGTTATATGATATTGCATAAAATACTGGTTGATTATTAGTGGGATTAGTCTTTGGAATTGTTATTTTGTGGTCGGTTTGATTTTTTATTATTTTATCGTTTATTATTTTATCGTTTGTTTTATTGTAATATTCTTGACATTCTTTGTTTGGATTTTCAGGAGATGCATATAGTTTTTCGGCCATATCATCAATTATTTTTTTATATGATGCAATTGCATTATGCGAAAACTCTCTGTGTAATTCTTCGTTGGACATTACTTTGACTTGACAACTATTAAATTTTTTATCTGTATCACCATCTTTAATCATTTTACTACATTTTGCTCGTATTTTTTCATATTTAATAACAACTTCTTCAAAAGATGGACTTTTTGTGAATAATTTTTTATTGATAAGATCATGTAATCTATATAACCAGTAGGTTACTCCCTCTCTGTTTTCTAAAAAGGGTTCTATTGGCATGAATTCAATGTATATTTTATATGATTGTCTGCAATATTTACATGGTAGCATAAGTTCGTTCAAGTTGAAAAAATCAGCATATCTTTTTTTATCAAAATCAGTTGGATTTAATGGATAATTAAATGTGATGGTATGTAAGTATACCCATGCACCAGGACCCCATTTTGTGACGTTCATGTATATAATTGATATATAAAATAAATTTATAACATAATAAAAATTTATAGTATATTTATAGTATGAGAATTAACGACATAAAAAAATAATGTTTTATTATAAATATGGAAAACAAAAAAGTAAAAATAATTGGATTGGGAGATACTGGTGTTGGAAAAACTACTTTTTTCAAAAATATTACAAACAAAGATGATTTAATAACATGTAGTACAATTGGTGTTGATTATCATACAATTGATGTTGATAATTATCATATTATGTTTTGGGACACAGGTGGCATGGAACAATATAAATCCATAACTAAATCTTACTTGAGAGATAAACATCTATATATATTATTTTTTGATTTATCGGAATACTCGTCGTATACACATCTATCGAGATGGATAGATTTAATTAAAAAATATAATAGCGATGAATCATTATTTGATAAAATTATTTTTATAGGGACAAAATCTGACTTAATAAAAAATAATACTGCATATGATGTATATGAAAATAAAAATATTAATCATTATAATTATCAACAAATTAGTAGAGACAACTCTGATCTTATGAAAAAAGCATTTAATTTGATATTTGACAAAATTAAAAATACAAATATCACAACCATTAATTCTTTAGATGTATCAATTGGTGTACCTACAAAAAAAAAATCTATTTTTCAAAGTCTAAAAAATAAATGTTGTTTTTAATACAAATACCAATTATTTTATATTGTATATATAATAAAAAATGTTTGAAAAGCTAATAAGCATGGTGAAATACGACAAAAAAACTCAAATATCGTTAATTTTAATGGTTGTTTTTTATATAATATGGAAACAGTATACAATTAACAAACACAAAAATAACGATTAATCAAATTACTATCTTTGTTACTTTTTTTCCTTTATCCATAAAATTTAATTTTACTATTGATTTATTTTTTGAAAATATTTGATGTAGTTTTTTATAGTTTTTTAATTTTGTTGCAGTATTTATTTCCACTTCATCATCTATACTGACATAATAATCATCATCATCATTATCATCATTATATGAAAAATTATTTAATAATGGCTCAATCATACTATTGTTTGTCATTATTAAATAATCATGTTATAATTTACAAGTGGTTAAAATTTTTTTTTAATATTATCACCATAATATGTTTTAATAAGATTACCCTTTGAGTTATATAATTCAAATTTTTTGGTTTTGGTTATTTCGCCATTTTCATTTGTAATCATAATAGTGGTTGATGTTTTTTGACCATTTTTCTTAATAATATTATTTACAATTTTCTTCTCTTTATAAAAATTTATATTATTGTCTTTAATATCTTTTATCTCTTGCTGTATCTCATCCAATCTAGTTATTATTTGTAACATCATATTTTCTATATTCGTTGAATTCATACTATTTGTTAGTGCTAAAACACCACTATCATCATCATACATATTCTTTGGTTTTGAAGATGTATTTGAAATACCCACTTGCATTGGATCTATGTGATTATTATTTCCTTGTAATTGGTCATCATACACGGTTCTTGAATGATAATCAGATAAAGTTATATAAGCTTTTTGTATATCTAATTTTTCTCTTAATTCATCTTCAGTCAAGTCATCTTTTTCATAATTTTTAATTATTTTTTCATAAGAATTTTTAATTTCTTCATTTGTTACAAATGGTAAAATATTAAGTATTTTATAATAATTATTCATTAATTAAACATATACAACATAACTTTATGTATAAAAAATTGAAATTAATAATTATTATATAACTTTCTATTAATACAGCTATTCTAAACTATAATGATGAATAATAAAAATTTATATGTCTTAATAGAAAGTGATACTTTAGGACTTAACACAAACCTTAATATACTCGGAATTTATGATCATGCATCTGGTACAGATCAAATTCAACAACTAATACAAATTCATAGTGATAAAAAATATGAGTTACGAGGACCATTCGGATTAAACACAAGCGATAAATCAGATTTTTTAACTCCGAAGCCACTACCAATGTTCACACCTTCATTTCCACCCTCACCATATAATGGAATGATACCCAACCCAAGACCATTTGTTCCTCCTTTACAACCAGATATCAACATTATTCCAAATCCAGATATATTTCTCAAGGATTTAGATACACTGTGAATAAGCAACAATATGTGATTTTGGGCTATTGAAAAAAAATTGATTTATAAACATTATATATAAATAAATAATATATATATATAGTTATATGTCAAAAGATGTCATTTTATTAAATATAGTTAAAATGTTAACCGAAAGAAATTTTCTAGATCCAAAAAAAGTTGATGATAATCACAAAAAATTATTAGGTCAAAAAAGTGAAGAAAACATATACAAGCTAAAATCAAATTATGATGATAAAAAAATATATTATATTATGTTTATATTTGGTAAATTAACTACAATTAAAAAAATACATGGTATAGATGCATTTATGGATTTATCTAAAGGTCATAATCGGTTATTTATAGCAAATCAAATAAATCAAAAAACTTATAAGCAATTTATGGAAAACAATAATACAGAAGTATTTTTTGATGAAGAACTTTATGTCAATATAATAGAACACGATCTTCAACCACGATTCGAAGTTTTATCAAAAGAAGAAAGCGAAAATTACTACAAATCATATAAAACCAAAAAATTAGAAATACCTAGAATGCTTTCAACTGATCCAATTGCTCGATACTATGGTCTAACTGGTGGTGAAATTATCAGAATAATACGTTCAAGTATTACTTCTGGTTATATTGTATCATATCGTATTGTTCTTAAAACACCTACAAGTGTTATTTTTGGTAATTAATAAGACGAACTAGTTCATAATAAAAAAAATTATTTAAATTTTTTATTAAAACTAAACTAAAACTAAATATTTATTTATTGTGCAGATGCAAAATCACCAGTTTCAATTCCAGCTGGATCAGTTGATGCTGGTGTGGTAGCTACAGCAGCTTGAGCAGCTTGTTGTTGTTGAGTTGGCTGTTGTTGAACTTGTTGTTGTTGTTGAACTGGGACTCTTGCTCTTCGTCTTTGTTGTTGTTGTTGTCTGCCTTGTTGTTGTTTGGCTTGTCTACGAATTCCTTGTGGAATATATTTAATTAATTGACTTTCTTGTTTTGTTTGTGAATTAATGAAGAGTTGTAATAAATAGAAAAGTACTACGATTACGACTAAAACAAATAAGGGATTACCTATAACTTGATTCATATATATATATATAATATAAAATAAAATAATATTAGATAAAAGTATTTTTAAAGTATTTTTAAAGTATTTTTAAAGTATTTTTAAAGTATTTAATTTAATATTATAAAACTATATTTTTTTGTAGATAAATATGGTTGTGATTTAATTAATTTCTAAATAATTTATATTATGAATGACACTTATAAATATTCTAAACTAAATAATGATTTGGGATTTTTGCACATACCAAAAAAAAAAAAATAAAATATTATCACTAGGTTTTATCGTTAATGTTGGTTCTAGAGATGAAAGAAAACATGAATATGGAATTTCTCATTTCTTAGAACACATGCTATTTAAAACAACACATAACAGAAGCACCCTAAAGCTGTTATTGGATTTAGATAGTTTAGGGACAACGTACAATGCTCAAACGGCATATGAATATACTTTTTATGAATTACATGGTAATGTTAAGGATTGGAAAAAATTAATAGATATTTTATTAGAACTATATTTATGTTCAAAATGTTATAAAAATGATATTGAAACTGAAAGAGGTGTAATTCTTGAAGAATATAACATGGTGAACAATAATATCGATGAATATAGTTTTGATGTCCTGGTTAAAAGTATTTATGGTGATTCTCCTTTGGGTCGTCCTATAATTGGCACGGTTAATAACATTAAAAAATTTGACAGAAAATTAATAACTGAGTTCAGAAACAAATACTATTCTTTTCCAAACACAACAATTGTTATTGTTGGTAGTGTAAATCATATTATCTTAAAAAAATATATCAATGATAAAATAAACAAATTAAAAAAAACACAAACAAATACCAAATTTATTAATGTTCGTGATCATTATTTTCCCATTCAAGATAATCCAAGAGTAACTTTCAAAAATATAGAAAAAAATGGTCAAACACAACTATTATTAGGATTTCATTATGATGGTTATCTAAAAAATGATTATTCGGTTTATTTAGATTTAATTTCTTTATTACTAACTGGAGGTTCTTCTTCTAGATTATTTGATTTATTAAGAACTAAAATGGGTGTAGCATATAGTGTTTCAGCATATGCTACTGAATATGAAGATAGTTCTATATTTTTAATTAATAGTGCGATTGATGAAAATAAAATAGGAATAGTCATCAATAAGATATTGAGCGTATTAAAAAAATTAAAAAAAAAAGAAATCAACAATGCAGAATTAAAAAAAATCAAAAGAATTTACACTAATAACCTAATGATGCTCGAAAACGATAATGGAGAATTGTTACATTATTATGCTGAACGTATCGTCAGAAAAACTAATGTTAAAACCATCAAAGATTTATATAGTCTAACTAGCAAAATTAATCCAACTAAATTAAAAAAAGTAATGAATCATGTGTTTAGGAAAAATAATTTAAATTTAACATTAATTGGATATTTTCAAGATAAGCAAAAAAAAATGATAATAAATAGTTTGGATGATTGGTCTAACTAACCACTAATAGTTGAATTATGATAATTATACACTATTGAAAATATTGAATAATTATCATACTGAATTTCAAAATAATATTCAGTATAAATATAATGTTAGATTTCATAGCGAAATATAAAATAAGATTAATGATGTTTGGTGCATCTACCATTGCTATAAGTGGGCTGATAGGAGGATATCTATTTTCTAGAAAGTTATCTTCAATGATCATAAATAAAACTACAACTATCGTCAAAGACTCTATTGAACAGTTAAAAAATGACCAGGAAACAACATCAAATATAGTAACAATATTAACTAATGTTGTAAATGACGATAAAACCGAAGAAAATATTCAAAATTTATTAAAAAAACTCATTAATAACGTTAAAATTAATCATTGGTTGATGTTATATTCAAAAAACATGATTGATGGTATTTTAACTGACGATAAAACACTGGATTCAATTAATATTTTTATTAAAAATATTATTGAAAAATCACTGACAGACGAAAAGAATGTAGATGTTCTTAATAATTACTTAAAAACATTTATTAATCAACTATTAGAAGATGAACAAATCAATAAATCTATTAATGCTTTCCTACAAAATATTCTTAATCAGTTATTACTAAATAAGGATCTATTAAAACAATTATCACATTATTTACAAGCGCTTTTACAACAATTACTGAAAGATAGGGAAAGTATTGAAATTGTCAAAAACATCACAAAAGATTTTATAAACGAAATTTTAATAGACGATAATATATCTCAAATAGTAGTGGATAATTTAAGAAAATTAGCAGGAAAATTATTACAAGATAAAATAATTAAAACTGATATAGATGAATATTTAGAAAAAACATCAAATGACTTATTTGCAAATGAAAATGTCATTAAATATGGCAAAGATTACTTAGTAACTGTATTTACAACAGATGAAATTAAGAAAACAGGTGGATCATTGATTAGATCAAGTACATTAAGCGCATTTTTACCTGGCTACAATTGGTTTACTAAAAAATCAAATAAAACAAATAACGAGATCAATGATGAAAGTTCATCTTCAGATGATGACTTTTAGTTTATAAATAAAAGATAATTACAAACACAATAATCAGTGTTTCTTTTTTTTCTTTTTTTTCTTGGATGATTTATTCCGTTTTCGCTGCTCCCTTAACCGTTTTTCACGTAAGGCTTGACTATAAGCTTTTGCAGACTCTAATTCTTTTCCATAAGTTGTGGGTTCTATTGTTAACTGACCATCTTTAAACGATAGTAGTTCCATTGGTGTATTATTTAAATCATAACCATCTTCTTTCATTTTTTTTTCAGTTGGCAAATTATAAGGCGTCACTGATGTGTTTATTTGTTTTTTATGTTTGTTTATTTCTGGATAATAATACATATTATCAGAATAATCTTCATCATTGTCATCGTCCGAATAATTAAAATCATAATAATCATCATAGTCACAATAATAAGATTCTTCACATGAATCCTGTGATTCATATGGATTTTCGATATAATCACACATTATACTAATATTTAATATAATTAATCAATCATTAGTCAATCTTACCTTTATTTTTTCAATTTTTTTTCATTATCAGTGTTTATATAGAAATAACATGATTTAAGGTTTATTTTCAATATTTACTATATATTTACTATGTGTGGCCATATATAGTAAATATTGAAAATAAATCTTACAGAAAGCCTTGTTTATTAGCTATATTAGTTATATGAGCAAAACATTAGTAATAGTCGAATCACCTGGTAAGATCAAAAAATTTACATCTATATTAGGTAGCAAATATATAGTAATGGCATCAATTGGTCATATTCGTAATCTAGACCAAAAGACACTGTCTGTTGATGTTGATAATGATTTTGAGCCACGTTATGTTATAATGCCCGATAAAAAGAAGGTTGTTAAGAGTTTACGTGATACAGTAAAAATATGCAAGGAAGTCATATTGGCTGCTGATGATGACAGAGAAGGAGAAGCAATTGCTGCAAGCTTGGCTGATGTTTTAAAATTAAAAAACCCAAAAAGATTAATATTTAACTCTGTAACTAAAAATGAAATTTTAAATGCATTGAAAAATCCAAGACAAATTGATCAACAGTTGGTTAATGCTCAAAAAGCAAGAGCGGTACTTGATAAAATAGTTGGTTATAGATTGTGTCCTCTCTTATGGCAAAATATAGCTAATAAATTATCAGCTGGTCGAGTACAATCGGTTGTCTTAAGATTGATTATTGATCGTGAAAATGAAATTAATAATCATAGTGCAAATAACTATTTTAAAACAATTGGATATTTTACTGATCTAGAAATGAAATGTATCTTAAATGATACAGACATCAAAAAAAGCACTACCAACGTTTTAAAGGGTAGCAATTCTAAAATTTCAACAGACAAAGAAGTTAATAAATTATTAAAAACATTTTCAGAATCAACCTTTAAAGTTCATAATGTTCATGATAAAATGTCTGAGAGAAATCCATCTGCACCTTTTATTACATCTTCTTTACAACAAGAAGCAAGTAGCAAGTGTGGACTAGCTCCAAAAAATACAATGAGAATTGCTCAGAAATTATATGAAGGTGGTCATATAACATACATGAGAACAGACTCGACGAATTTATCCAAAGAAGCAATGGATGGATGTAAAAAATATATTGAAAATAAGTATGGAAATGAATATTATCGTAAAAAAATTTATAGCAAAAAAGCTAAAAATGCTCAAGAAGCACACGAGGCCATACGACCAACACATATAGATAAATCAACAGTACCAATGGACGATCAAGCTAAACGATTGTATTCATTAATTTGGAAAAGAACAGTTGCGTCACAAATGAGCCCTGCAAAAATTAAAACAACATATGTTCAAATTGAAATCTCTAACAAAAAGAAACAAGTATTGCCATATTATTTTGAGTCAAGTATTGAAAAAATAATGTTTGACGGATTCCTTAAAGTTTATAATATTGGAAATAAAGATGACGAAGAAGAGGAAACCGAAGAAGGATCTAATGGTAAACTACCAAAAAAAGGTGTTATGTTAGAGACTAATGAAATCATTTCTACCGAAGAATATTCAAGAGCCACTGGTAGATATACTGAAGCATCTTTGATTAAAGAACTCGAAAAAAAAGGAATCGGAAGACCATCTACATATGCAAGTATGGTAACAAAAATTCAGGATAAAGAATATGTAGAAAAGAAAGATGTCAGTGGTGAAAAGAAAGAAATCAAAATTATTACTCTTAAAGGCAAAACTAAAGGTATCAACACTAAAACAAAAGAAATTGCGCTTGGTAAAGAAAAAAATAAATTAGTTCCCTCACATGTTGGAACAGAAGTGACCAATTATTTATTGAAGAATTTTGATAATATTATGAACTATAAATTTACTGCTAATATGGAAGATAATTTAGACAAAGTCGCGGCTGGCAAACTGAAATGGGTTAAACTATTAAGAGACTTTTATGATCCATTTAACAAAAAATATTTATCTTTAAAAACAACGGATAATTCAAAAATGAATCATGGACGTTATTTGGGAGACCACCCAGAGTCAGATTGTAAAATTTACGCGGTGACAACAAAATTTGGAAATGCAATTAAAATGGTTGAAGAATCAGAAAAACCAATATATGTTTCAATTGAAAAACCATACACAGTTGATAAAATAACTTTGAAAGAGGCACTTAGTATGATTGGTAAATATCCAAAACAAATTGGTAAACATGATGGTAAAATGATTTCTCTGAATAAAGGTAAGTTTGGTTTTTATTTGATGCATGACGGAAAAAAATGTAGTACTGGTGACAAAGAAGATATCACGCTTAAAGATGCAATTGAACGATTAAAGTATCCGAAAGATTTGGGTAAACATAATGGCAATAGTATGTTTATTAAGAAAAATATTAAAGGTGAATTTTATTTAAATTGTGGAAGTACGAATTGTTCAATCGAGCAAGATGATTTAGACATAAGTTTAAAAGATGCAGTTAAAAAAATTAAGGAAAAAGATCAATTTAACATAAAAGAATTATCGATTAATGGTAAAAGATATGAAATCAAAAAAGGAAAAGGTGATTTCAACGACTATATTTCTTACGTTGTTAAAAATAGTAGGAAGTTTGTTTCAATTCCAAAAAATATTAAATCTCAAGATATTACAAAAGAGCAAATCAAGGAATTGATCAGTAAACCAAAGAAAAAATACCAAAAGAAAAAGTAATTATTATTAAAAAGCAATAATTAAAATAATTAATTTATATTAAAAATTATATATATAACACATATAATTAATTTATATTAAAAATTATATGTGTTATATATATATATATATATATGTCTATAACATCACAACCACAACAATTCGATATTGTGCAAGAACAACCAGTTCAACAAGCCAGTGTTCCAAGCAATACAGTTATTATTTCAGATTATAATTTAACTGCAACAAATTATTCTATTTCCATTATGATGATCTTATCCATGGTAGCTATTTTCTTGTCATTTAAATGTAATGGTGGTAAATTTAATGCATTTGATTTAATGCTTGCTTTATTATTTGCTCCTATTTATATACCAATACGATTAGGTACAAGTTGGGGTAAATGCATCGCTTAACCACCATGATTGTTCATAGTAGTCAAAAAAAATTGATTTTTTTAAACCATATAAAATATTAATTGTTTATTGTAGTATAAAATGATTTGTGACAATAAGCTATTAAATGATATTAGTACAGAAAAACCTTTAGAAAAACAAATTGAAAAAATTGATGATAAGTCAGAAATTATCATCGACAAATCAAATATAACTAAAAAAAAAGAAAAAAAGAAAAAAAGATGCTCAGAGTGTAACAAAAAAATGAAACATATGGTTATGACATGTAAATGCAGTGACCGAAAATTTTGCATGAATTGTTGTAGATCAGAAAATCATAATTGTACATTTGACCATGTAAAAGAATATCGAAATAAATTAGCTAAAGAAAATCCATCTGTTAATTTTTCTAAAATTAACAAACTATGATTCATCTATAAATAATATTTTTTTTCATAGTAATATATATATTACTATGAAAAAAAATATTATTTATAGCGGATCACTATCTAGTTCTCTTTCGAAACCAGATACACCTGTTTTAGTGCCATTGCATAAACCAACACATCTTGAACCATCAAAATTAAAAAAAAAATCAAAATTAAAAAAAAAGTCAAAAAAGAAAAAAATATCTCCAAATGATTTACCCATTGAAGCATCTAGAAATAAAACTGACAAACAAGTAAGTGATCCAGAAGCATCTAGCGATAAAACTGACAAACAAATAAGTGCTCCTGAAGCATCTCCTTCGAAAGTCAATAGCTGGGCAGATATTAGAAAATTATATAAACCTACCGATCAACCTAAGGATCAACCTACAAAAGAAACCAAGAAACAAATAATAGAAAGAACTATTACCAAATATGTAACCAAACAACAATATTTATCATATAAATTTTGTCTAGACAATGAGTGTTTAGCAGATGATACTATCATGGACCATCGTCCAAAACCAACAGATTACATAAAATATAAAGCATATATTGATATAGAAAAAAAAGATGTTACGTGCAAAGAGTGTATTGATACGGTACAAAATATTCTTATCTCGGAATTTTGTTCAATATTAACATGTATTATCGGTGATTCAGTCAAATCTTCGTATGAAAGAAACGAAAAATTACATACCGAAGAATTAACAAATATTTATAATTCGATATTACCAGAATACGCTGATACTCGGATAACTGATAACGATATACTATTAAAATATTATAATGATTATGATTGTTATTTTTTTGAAAGTGTGCAAGAATCATTTGATAGACAAAACATTTTACATACAATAGACGATGATCAAATACTAATTTTTAATAGCATGTCTAATATGACTAAAAAATCACCATGGAAACATATTCTGCCAGAATTAACAATATCTTTAACAAGAGAAATTGGAAAAGAAGAATATATATATTTTTCAAAATTATTATTAATGGTAAGAGAAACAGATGTTAATATTCATTTTAATGAATATTTACCAACAAAGGGAATCATATACGAGTATAGTCGACAAGGAGATGATACCGACATTTTTTACTTGTTGAAGTCTGTATTAGGAACATTTTTAATAAAAGATAATAGTTTAAAAGATAAAATTAGCAAAATAGATACTGACGAAATAATAATTACTGACGAAATCAGCAAGAGAACTTATTATATATCAAAGAAACTGAAAAAGCAAAATTTTATAGTAGTTACCAAATATCAGAAACTATTGCCAATAAATAGTTATGAAATGAAATATCAAAATGATGATTCTACAGATGATCAAACAAAAGACCTTACAGTTAAACAGGCATTTCCATATAAAATTCTAAAATATTACGGTTCTTCATTAATAAATGATTTAGAATTTAATTATTTGAACAAACCAGATGAAATGAATAAATCGTTAAAATTAGGATCAATTATCAAGTGTAAAAATACAATAACTTATCATGGAATTATTGTAAAAAAGAATAATTATACATTTGTTCAAAATAAAATTATTAAACATGAACCTCAACATTATGATAATGCGACAAAAGCAATATTGTCTATAAAAGATAAATCCATATTTATTAAATCTAAATCTTCACACACAACAACCACTATTCCAATCTATATAAATTATATGTTAGTAAAATTACTAGGAGATAAGGTAATAGAATTTATAAATAATGAAAATTTAACTGTAGAATATATGAGTGTTCCTATATTAAAATCATATAATAGAAATTTATTGTTGGAAGAAGTAACAAAGGTTACCAAAAATTTCGATGGCTTGACACTAAAAATAGAAAAAATTAGATCGTTCATAAAAAAATTGCAAGAAGAAAAGAAGATAATAAATGATGAATTTAATCAATCACAATCAAAATTTGATAATAAATCAGTAGAGTCAAACAACGCACTCAAAAATAGAAAAAATATAAAGCTAAAAGAAATACAACAAAAAATAAATTTACATCAATCAAACATTAAAAAATACCAGATGGATTTATTAAAATTAAAATTAATCAATAAATCAAGTTTATCAGATGAGAAAAATGAGTTATACATAAGAACCGCAATGAAAAAAATTGGTGGATTAAAACACAAATCAAAAAATGAAGTTTGGATTGAAAATAATGATGAAGCAGTTATATCAGTGACACCTGAATCATGGGCTAAATTAATCGATACAATATGTGATAAAATTGATGAGCCGAAAACAGATTGTTTTTCAATAATAAAAAGTATGAGACATTATGATAGTTACATAAGAACATATGATAGTGCAACAAATGGTATGTCAACTAATATATTAAAGAAATTAGAAATTGGTAGTGATGTATTACATTTATTCGATATGACTGGTCATAAAATAAATGATATAATTGGTGCGAAAGTTGAATTTAATTTTAGTGATCAATTATATGAAATTCCATCAAATATAAATACTATACATGCAGATTATGTAAATTATATACCATCTATTTTTAATGTTGACATTCGTTCAATGGATAAAACTTATGTTAGCGCCGGTAAAATTATTAGTGTAGCTCCGTTCAATCCTTATCACGATATAGTCAATAAATGTTATGGCTTAAATAAAAAATTATTTTTACGAATTAAAGATGAAAATAATTTAATTGATTATATGATCAAATCGAGTAGTGCGATGTTGAATAAAGATTTTGATTCTTATAACGCAGAGGAATTACTTGGTCTAAATGTCAAGTTTAAATTAGTCAGTTTCAATGAATTATCTAAAAAGGAGAAAGAAAATGAATTCATTATGAAAAATTTAGATTTTCATGTATCAATTGACGAAATTAGCTTTGATAATAAAATAATTAAAGAGGGTATATTTTGCAGGGAGTATGCATTTGACGCAGAAATGAAAAAAAATGTTATTCAAAATACTATTTATAACAACCATAGAACACATAAACATAATTATGCGAATGGTAAACTATTATTAAATATGGAGTCAGTTTTAAATTATTACAATAAAAAACAAATAGGATTGAATATCAATGGAGAAATTGTAATGATAGATATTCCAGATGTAGCATATCCGGTTTATAAAACATGGTTATTTCAAAATATTAATGGTTCGAAGTTTAGATATTATATTATTAATGATAGAATAAGAATTGTTTCATTCAATAATAATTTTCCGCGCCGCAACTGTTTAAAAACAAAATATCTCGAACATGACCGAAAGAACATATATTATGAAAATGTTAATTTAGTAGAAGGAAAAATAATGAAAATTAATGTTGATGAAAATGGATTTAAAAAATTAGATATTTTAATTTCAGGAAAAACAGTTGAATGTGACGCAAGATACTATGCAAATCATCACTTATTACAAAGTGGAGCACATGTCATTTGCATAAGCCGTCACGTAAGTGACAAATTACTTGATGTTCCGGCTTATAAGTACGAAATGAACCACCATCTTTTATATTATATCAAGCCTAGTTCAGATACACGAGTAGTGAGTAAGTACCACTCCTTTTTAAATATTACAAAAATAGAACAACCTAATGATACATCGAAAAAACCTGGTGCTCGCCCAATTATAGACAGTAATCAATCAAGTATAAATGGCGAAGAATTAACAGATTTAGGTCCAAAAATAACTGGTAAGATTAATTATTATCAATCAATTGATGGATATGTCTTTGTTTTTGATCATAATAAAAAATCTTATTATTTAGAGTGCAATGAGAAATGTTTATTAAAAATGAAAGGAGGAATTAACATGGATAAAGAATTTGCGGTGAATCATAATTTAACATTTGAAGCGACTATTTCACAAGAAGTAGACAAGATAAAAGTTAAAAAAGGTGTTTTAAAAGAAGATGATAATAGATATTTTAACATATTATTTGAATATGTGAATCATTTGTTAGAAAACAATAAAAATTCAAAAGAATTAATTAAAATGGGTAAATTGTTTGTTAATACATTTAGAAACTATTATTTAGTAGAAAGAAAAAGTGGAAATGAGAAAATGAAGCAGTTTGAAAAAATCATAATGGAGATAAAAAGATCTGGTAACAAAGAGTTTAAAGAGTTTGATATAACAGTGAAAGGTTTTTTTGAGAAAATTAAAAACGATATTGATGGAAAAAAAAATCCAAATAGAAATAAGGCGCAGAAAGAGTTATTTGGACTATATATTCAGTATAAAAAAGCATGATTCAAAATCCAAGCGTAAAATAAAATTTTAAGTTTATTGTATAGATAAAAATGTTTCTTCATAATCTTTCATTAGTTTTGAATAGTTAATTGTTACTGATTTGCCCCAAATTGGAGTATGAACAGTTTTATTATCCAAGTGTTGAAGTTTTTTAAATTGTTGAATAAATTTATTGTAATTTTTTAGAAAATGTTGTTTAAGTACATCATTAAAATAGGGAAAGAATGATTTATTGTTAATCATGTGTAACAATGCAAATGAGTAATTGTGGAATCTAACATACTCAATGTATTCTTTTGATTTTTCGTCGGTTTTTTTTGATGTTTCATGTCCAGGTTCGTTGACAATAGGATTTTCACTCATTAAACTTTGTATTGACAATAAGACAGATTTAATTGTTTGCACTGATGTCCATTTAGGTCCAGACCAAGTACCGAGAATTGATAAACATACTTTACCACCTTCATATAAATTGGGATTGAATCGGATTTGTTGATTTATTGTTTCGAACTTCGCAGTTGGGTGTGTAAATGGATATTTTTCTGGAAATTGAAGTGTGAAGAAATATGCTCCATCCTCATAAGGAGTACCCTCTGGACCGATGATTAGGGCACGTATGGTTTTCAAATTATCTTCATCATATGATATGTAAATACCTTCAACTGGATCGACAATTATGTCGTTTATATCTGACAAAATTCGCTTCATAAATATCTTTTTTTTGTTTGACATTTGAGTTATAAAATATATAGTTTTTTAAATAAATTCTATTCAATAGTATACTTATTCAATTTTTTAATATTCGCCTAGTTTTACCACCGTGTTTTCTAAGTGTCAAATTTGAATAAAATTTAAATTTAAAAAAATAATGTTTTTAAAGGTTATATTATGCCCACAAATGATAAATATACACAGCTGTTATATGATTTATTAAAAAAGTGCAAAGTAAAAAGTGGAGAACCTCATACACATTATTCAATGGGGAGCGGAACATATGGGACATATAATATTACCTCAGATGATAATAAAAATTTGTTCAGTATGTATTATGCATATGCACTAAAAGAAGATACTAAATTGCATATTTTAGAAAAACATAAACCCAATCTCGGTCCAATCATTATTGATATTGATTTACGATATAAATCAGATGATAATAAAAGAAAATATAAACATAAACATGTTAAAAAGGTAGTTGAAGTTTATAATCGAATAATTCGTAAATATTTAAACGTAGCAGATGATGATTATTATTCATTTGTTACCGAAAAAAAATCTCCTTCTATTTCAAGTGCTGATGTGTATAAAGATGGTTTTCATATTATGTATCCAAATATTTGGGTACTTCATAAATATCAATTTATAATTAGAAAAGAAGTAATTGCAGTCTTTAAAGAACATGATTATTTTAAGGATATTGATATTACAAATACATATGATCAGATATTTGATGAAGCAGTAATAAAGGATAATGGTTGGTTTTTATACGGTAGTGGCAAAGAAAAAAGTACGCCATACAAACTAACTTATATTCTAAACAAAGATCTAAAAAATTTTAATACCGCGCCTTTTATAAACGATATGCAATTACTAATTGCAAATTTAGGTATAAGAGGAAAGGGAACAAATGATCTTATCGGTTTAGCAAAAGGAATAACTTCTAATCATATTCAAACTAAATGTAAAGAATTCGGAATTAGAAAAAAGAAAAAAAGACGAAAGAGACGTCAAACAAGTAAAGAATATTCAAAAGAAGATGTAGTTCGTGCGAGAAAACTTGTTAAAATGTTATCTGTTGAAAGAACTGAGGATTTTAATGAATGGATTAATTTGGGTTTTTGTTTACACAACATCGATGATAGTTTGCTGGATGATTGGATTGATTTCAGTTCACAATCTGACAAATTTATACCTGGTGATTGTGAGAGACGTTGGATCAAATTTAGAAGTGATACATCAAATGGATTAAGTCTTGGATCATTATTTAGGTGGGCATATGAAGATAATCCAGATGAATATTTTAAATTTAAAGAAGAAGATGAAATGACATATATTAAAGCATCTATTTCAGGAACAAGTGGTGATGTTGCGAGAGCATATCATAAAATTAATATGGGTCGTTTCAAATGTGCTTCGATCAGGCAATCTGCCTGGTTTGAGTTTAAAAGACATAGATGGTTTCCAGTAGAAGAAGGATACACCATATATCGTGAACTAGATGGTGTTTATCCAGAAAAATATAGAAAAATGGCTGATTATTTTTATCACAGGGCAACACAATTAGATGGTGATGAAAAAAAGTTATTTGAAGTAAAAAGAGAAGAAGCATTAAAAACAGCAAAAAAATTAACAGAGGATAAATTTAAAAAAAGTGTTTTATCTGAACTTAAAAATAGATTCAAAGATGAAGATTTTTATAATAATTTAGATGAAAATAGAAACCTTCTATGTTTCACAAATGGTGTATATGACTTGGAAAATGGTGTATTCAGAGACGGATTACCAGAAGATTATATTTCATTGTGTACTAATATTGAATATATACCATATGACCCTGATTCTAAAGAAGTTAAAGAAGTCATAAAATTTTTTCATGAAGTACAACCTGAAGAAGCAATGTTTAATTATGTTGCAGATTTTTTTGCATCCTGTCTAGCTGGTCATACGCGAGATGAATTGTTTCACATATGGACTGGTACAGGTGGCAATGGTAAAAGTATTGCAGTTGGTATGTTTCAGGAAGCACTTGGTGATTATGCTACCAATATTAGTATCACTCTTTTAACAAGTAAAAGAGGAGCATCAGCTGCGGCATCTCCAGAAATGGTTAAAACCAAAGGTAAGCGATTTGTAGTTTTCCAAGAACCTGAGAATGACGATAAAATCCATGTAGGTCACATGAAAGAATTAACTGGTAATGATAAAATATCAGCAAGAGCTTTGTTTAAAGAACCAGTTGAATTCTACCCTCAATTTAAAACTATTTTGACCTGTAATAGATTGCCTGTTATTCCTTCAAATGATGGTGGTACATGGCGTCGTCTTCGTGTTGTTCCTTGGGAAATGAAATTCGTTGATAATCCAAAAGAACCAAATGAAAGAAAGAAAGATAAATCTCTTAAAGAAAAATTACCTACATGGAGATTAGCACTAATGTCAATGTTAATTGAAAGATACAAAAATTATAAAGATTATGGATTGATTGAACCAGATAAAATCACGCAATATTCTCATGAATATCAAAAGAGAAGTGATGTATATCTTGAATTTATTACTGAATACATTGAACTTGAAGGTTGTTCGAACCAAGATAGACTTAAATTAACACAATTATATAATGAATTTAAGGCTTGGTGGAAAGAAAATAGTTCTGATAGAAAAGTTCCTGGACGATTAGAGTTTAAGGAAGATTTTGATGACAAGTTCGGTAAAATGCATCCGCGATATGGATGGAAGAAAATGAAAATGAAAGAACATAAACAAAAAGAACAAGTTGAAGCATTGTCAGATGATGAAACTGACAATTTTGGTGCATTATAAGTGCATATTATCAATTCAAAGTGTTAAAACAGTTATATTTATTATAAACAATAAATATAACTAAAAAAAATGAAATTTTATTATCTTGTTCGATAAACATTAATAAACATTAATAAACATTAATAAAATTAAAATGAGTGATATAGAAAAGAAATACCCAACGATTTATAATTTATATGATAGTTATCGTCGTGAATTATCTCAAAAATATAATAAATTAGCTTTATTCATTAAAATAGGTAATTTTTATGAATTATACTCTTACAAAACATTTATTGGTTGGATTATCGATGGTGGATGCGAATACCTTCGACCCAAGGAACTGCAAAATCTTGATAAAATTGCAGATATATTGAACATTCAAAAAATAATAAGAAATAAACACAAACCAGTAAACAATAAAAATCCAATAATGATAGGTTTTCCTATTCAAAGCTTAGACAAGCATAAATCAAAACTATTAGAAAATAATTATTCTGTAATTATTATAGAAAATTTCGATATGTATATAGGTGTTAAAAAAACTGAGTTTTTTGAGTCTGTAATGAATCATAGAACTGTATATTATGAAAATAATGACATAGTTCCTCAGCCTGTTATAACTCAACCAACTTATGTTGATATGAAATTAGTTATGAGAAATCTAAATGAACTAAAAGTTAAGTAGTTTGATGTTTACATACTCGACTTTTATCAACTTAACATTATAT